CCACGAAAGGAAGTCAGGCCGATGAGGATGAACACCCCGAGCAGTGAGACGACGCTGCGAACCCACGGTGCCGGCGGCCAGGGGAGCAGCTGCTTGAACAGGTCGGTCAGCTTCATGGCGCCGAGCGCCAGCAGTACCAATTCAGGTCCCAATTGATTCTCCGATCCCGAGGACGGGACCGAGACTAGACCGGCTGGGCGTCGAGAATTCGGAGCGTCGAACCGGCCGGCAGGAAATCGACCAGGCGCACCCGCAGCCGGCTCTCCCGCACTGCCCGGCGGTGGTAGTAGTGCGAGCGCGACAGGTAGGGCGTGCCCTCCCAGAGGTAGTCCGACTGGGGCGAGCCGGTGGAGGCGTCGAAGTAGGGGTTCACCGTCAGCGACTGCTCGATGAGCACGGCGTCGAGGTAATGCACCTCCCCCGTCGCCAGCGTCCCGGTGCCGGTGGCCTGTACGTAGGTGCTGAACAGGCAGCTCACGGCGCCGGCCGGCGGGATGACCAGGAACGGGAACCGGGTCCAGCTGCCGGCGAGGTCGGTGGCCGCCGCCCGCGGATTGAGCAGCAGCGGCAGCTGGGCGTCGGGGTCGCTGGCGATGGAGCTGATCACCCGGCCCCCGGCGTTGTACCAGTCCACTCTGTTGATCACTGGCCGCACCGTGGTGGCCGCCCGCCAGTAGGCCGAGAAGACCATCATCACGCCGGCCGTCACCGGCACCACCTGGGCCGTAACCACGCCGAGCTGGCGCTGGCCGGCGGCGGCCGTGAGCTGGCCGCACCAGCTGCCGCTGTAGGCGGTCACGGCGTTGCTGCGCGTGACCGTCCCGCCGATGGGCGTCCAGGTGGAGGCATCCGTCTCGAAGGACGGGTTGATGCAGCGGTTCACCCGGTCGGCCTTGAGCACGAGCTTGACCCCGCCCGGCGACTGCCAGGCCGTGGCCGTCGCCCCCGGCTCGAACTGCAGGGCGTCCACCTTGTGCTGCTCGCCGGCACCGGGCGCCACCACCACCAGAGCGAAGCCGGCGTAGCGGGCGGTGGCCGGGGCCACGCCGGTCACCGTGGCCCGGACCACGTTGTTGGTGATCTCGGCCACCGGGGTCCCGTCGTAGGACCCCACGATGGCGTTGTTGGCGTTGAAGTAGATCAGCCGGACGAAGACGTTGCGGGCCGTGGTCACCGGCTGGAAGTAGGCCGAGAAGGTGTACTGCTTCCCGCCGCCGACGCTGCCCAGCAGAAGGGGCAGAGAGGCCCCTGGAGCGGTCAGAGACGGGTCGGGGATCACGGCGCCGTAGAAGGACGGCAGGTACGTCTGGGTGGCGCTACCGGTCAACAGGAGGGGCAGGGCGGGCGGCCCGGCGAACGACGGGTAGACGGTGTTTAGCAGCAGCGGCAGGCTGGCGTCCGGGGTGGCCGGCAGCCGGGCCTCCATTTGTCCGGCGGCCACAGCCGTCATGATCAGCACCCCGCTGCCCGAATTCGCCAGCAGGCCCTGGATGGCCTGGGTGGACAGCACCACGTTGGTCTGCTCGGTCCAGTGGCCCACGCCGTTCTCGAAGCTGGCGTCGTCGCCCGACAGCATCATGTTGGCCTCGGCGCTGGCGTCGGCCGCCCAGCCCGAGAAGGCGTAGGCGGCGCCCTCAACGCCCAACTCGGTGCCCTTGATCTTGTAGAGGTGGACGATGCTGTTCAGGACCCGGCGGTTGACGGCCCCGCCCAGTTCGGCCTCGTAGACCGTGCCCAATTGCTGGGCCATCAGGGGCAGCAGCCCGGCCGACATCTTGCCCGGCGTTGCCACCCACAGCAGGCTCTCCAGCTCGGAGCGCAGGTTGTCGCACTCAAAGCCGATCACGGCCGTGAAGGTCTGCAGCACGCCGTTGCCCTGGTCCGGGCCGGCGGCGATGGTGTTGTCGCCGTCTCCGTCGCGCAGGAACTGCGGCAGCAGGTCGTAGAGCCGGGTGGAGTAGCCGAAGTCGCCGGGTACGAGGCAGACCACATTGCCGGCCCGGATCCACGCCCCGTCCACGGTCTGGCGCAGGAAGAGCGTGTAGTAGTAGAACCGCATCTGCTCGACGGCGTTGTCGTTGTAGGAGTACGACCCCGGCGCCTGGGCCTGGGTGGCCTCCAGCATGATCTGGCCGTCGATCTCGTCAGTGGGGAAGCCGTACGAGCCACGCACCAGGCGCAGCGTGTCCCAACCGCCGGTCGGCTGGCCCCACTCCACCCGCACCGCCGAATAGCCGGCCGGCTCGGCCGAGAACTTCGACAGGTAGAGGTCGGAGATGGGCGGCCGGCCGTAGCGCGCCGTCCCGTAGAAGCTGACCCCGTAAATGGCGTAGTCCGGCATTCGTCTACCTCAGAACTTGATGACGAAGTTGACCGTTTGGTAGGGCGGGAGGTTCTGGTCGGTGCCCGACACACCACCGTCGGCGCCGGTAATCGTCAGACCGTGGCCGTGATAGGCCCCGGTGTTGGTCGCACCATCGCTGTACCCCCGGTCACAGCTGTCGGTGTTGTGGTCATGGCCGCCGGTATAGCGGTGCTCGGTATAGGTGATACCGGCCGACCGGGGGTTGAAGGTCTGGGGGACCATGTAGTCGTTCTGCGTGCCGCCGATGCGGAAGGCGTAGTTGAACCCGAGGTCGTCCATGTGCCGGTGATCGCCGTTACCGCCGATATGGTGACCGTGGGACACCCAGTGCTGGTGGTCGGCGGAACCCCCTCCAACCGAAGAGCCAGCGTGGCCGTGAGCGACGACCACAGCATTGCGAGTCCCGCCCGCCACCACCGCCGCTGCAATCGATGCGCCGCCCATGGCGAAGCGGCCCAGCAGGTTGGGGACGTTGAAGTGGGTGCCATCCACGTTCCCGTACCGGGTCCCGATGGCGGCGAAGAGCTTGTCGTAGGGGGCGACGCGCACATAGCTCGCTCCGTCGCACCACACCCAGTTGCCCGGCGGCAGCGCTGTGCCGCCGTATTCCCAGATGACCCCCGCCGGGATGACCATGTCGATGACAGCTGCCTGGTTCGGCACGGCGTGCTGGTGGTCCCCATGGGCCGGCGACGGATCCGTACCTACCACCGCCGCGGTACCAACCGCCCAGCTGGTGGGGTTGCCCGGCGTACCGAGCGCCGAACCATAGAGGTGGCGCGCCGGTACATCGTGGGCCACGTTGTCGAGCCGGTTGGTGTGATCGTGGCCGACATCGGACTTCCCCGAAGTCAGGCCGTCGAGGCGCGTCCGCACCGAGGGGTAGGTGCCCTTGGGCGTGACCCCCAGCTCGGTCTGGACCGCCACCAGTTCGTCCTGCAGGTCGTTGACGTGCAGAGCGAAGACGTTCTCCGACAGGTCAACGTGCGTCGAGAACGTCCGTACGCTGTTCGGGTAGACGGCCATCAGACCACACCTCCAGTTGCGGTGACCGTGATCGTGCCGGCCGTGGGGATCTGTGCTGCGGTGGCGGCCACGTCGGCCAGCCCGGTCGTTGAGGTCGAGAGGACAGACACGTTGCCGTAGTCCACGCCCTCGGTGTTGTTGATCGCCCGGTAGATCTTCGACAGCGAGATGCGGGAGGCGAAGTCCACCACGTCATAGGCCAGCACCATCTTGATGGCGGTGATCACGGCCTGGCGCACCGCTTCCTGGCGATAGGCCGGCAGCACGTTGATCGAAGCCGTGACGTTGACGGGCAGGTAGGTCGGATCGAGCAGGGTGATGGCCGTGCCGATCATCTTGCGGGCGTTGAGGTAGGTCAGGGCCGCCGTCTTCACCGCTGTCGAGCACGTCCCGCCCGGCGTGCCCGTCGGAGCCAGGTAGAGGTTGACCGCTGTAGCGACGACAGCGCTGGCCGATGCCTTGCCGACACCGCTCACCCGCAGTGCCAATGCCTCGTAATCCTCGAGTGTGACCGCCCGGTTGACACTGGAGAGGGACTTCGGTGCGTTGGTTCTGATGGAGTCCAGCGTCTCGGGGTCAGCCCCGCCGCTGCCGACCGTGGTGTTGCTGACACCGGAGATCGGCTGCACGATCCCGTTTCGGATGATGGGGTTCGTGAGTTGGACGACGGTGCCTATACCGACGTTGCCGAGCGCACCAGCCCCAATGCGGTAGGTGACGTTGATCGCCGCTCCGTTAGCCGGGACCCGCCCGTTCACGTTGTCCCCGAAAAGAACCCAGGTGATGCCGCCCTCGTCCACTGCCACGGTGTAGGCGGCGTCGTAGGGGCCGGCATCGATTAGGTGGTCGTAGTACGTCCATTGCAGCGCCCCGTTGCCTTCGTCTACCGTCACCATTGGAGACCGGTCGATGACGGGTGAGAGGAACAGAGCGAAGCTCTGGTCGAGCGTGCCGTCGGAGAGGCCCACCGTCTCGTCATTGATGGTCGTCCCCTGCACCGCCGCCACCAGACCGACACCCGCTGCACCGATGGTGAGATCGGCGGATGTCTCGAAGAGCACCGGCTGATCACCGGCACTGGCAACGGTCTGCACCTGCGTCCCCGCCGGAATGAACGCCGGCCCGGTGGTCGAGAACTGCAACGTCAGCGTGGCCGCCCCCAGACCGGTGGGTCGGTAGTCCAGCATGCCGGCGATAGCCAACACCGAGCTGCGAAGCACGGCCGTGCCGATGTACGCCTCGTTCGCCACTCGGTCGGCGTAGAAGCTCAGCATGTCCCCCACGTAGGCAAACAGCTCGATGAGCACGATCCCGAAGTCGTTGGGGGAATCGCTAGTCCATTCCGGCATCCGCTGACGCGCTGCCGCCACGAGGTCGGTGCGGATAGCCAGCCAGTCCCTACTGCTGTAATCGACGGCCGGCGTCGGCTCTGCCATTTATCCTCCTTCCGGCCATCCATAGCTGGCGGTGGAACCGACCGCCACGGTGAACTGTCGGGACGTGCCCTGACCCGGCAGGTGATAGACGATCACCAGCTCGACCATGCCGCCGGCCGGGTCCTGTGAGACGACCTCGATATCGTCCAGCAGCACGTCGGGTTCCCAGACCCGGATGTTGTCCCGAATCGTCGTCACGAGGCTGCTGATATGCATCGAGTCATTCACGTCGAAGATCATGCTGCCGACTCCGGTGCCGTAGTCGTTCCGCATGACCCGCTCGGCCGGCGCCGTCGCGATGAGATTCCGCAGCCGCAGCTCCAGCTGGCGGTTCGGATCGGTGGTGGACGCCACGCGGCCCGCCCCGTCGATGCGGAAGGGGATGTCGAGAGACAGGCCCATTAGGCGATGTCGTAGCCGGCGAGGTTGACGAACTGCAGGAGGTTGGTCACGAGTGCCGAGAACTCCAGTGTCATGGCCGTGGCCGCCGTACCGACGAAGGAGAGGTTGGGGACGTGGTAGTGGAACGGGGCGACGACAGCTGCCGCCAGAGTGAACTGCCAGGCCCACAGCACAGTCCCGGCAGCGGTCGCACCGTCCCGCAGGTTCACGGTCACGGTGGTGATGCCGCCCAGGGCCGTGGTGGCCGAGAAGCCGAAACTCACGGCCGTGCAGACGTGGCGCACGCCAGCTGCACCGGCTGCCCTGGACGCCGTGGCCTGGTTGGAGACAGCCGGGCTGTGCTGGGCCGCCCAGGTCCCGATGTTCGCCACCGGCAGTGCGCCGGCCCCCTGCGGCGAGGCCGTCATGATGGCAGCGCTGGCCGGCTGGAGGTCAACGGCTGAGCCGTCAGCGCCGATGCCCACCTTGACACGCTGGTACTGGATGCCACCAACGTCGTCGGTGGCGATGGTCGCCCCGGTTCCGGGGGTGATCGCTACGTTGTCAGCCATTGGTTATCGCTCCTTCAGTTTGCGGAATTGACCTTGGCCCGGCGCCCGTTGTCTCGATATGAGCCGGGGGCCAACCGGACGCCGTAGGGGGCATCGACACCACGGCCGAACAGTGCGTTGTAGGCGTCACCGCTGGTCGTCACCTTCAGGCCCATCGTGGGGCGCTTCACCGGGATGATGTGCAGCAGCGGCATGCCGGCCTTTAGGAGCGTCGCTTCACCGATAGGCAGATGCCACTGGGCCACCACGGTGACGACGTGGAACCGGTCGCTCTCCATGATCCCCGGCGTGATCGTGAATCGGCGCTCCTTGTGGTACCAGGGAGCGCAGATGATGACGCTCCAACCGGGCGGCGTCTTCACCATCCACGGTGTCCCGATCTTGAGGATGTGGTCATGCTCATCCTCGGAGCGCGGCATGGTGGGCTGCAGCTCGGGTTCGAACGTCTTGACGTTGTCCATCTCGGGTGGCACAGCCGATTCCCAGCCGAACCCGTCGGGCGTGGCGGTGAAGATGTAGTCCGTCCACAGCGGCACGATCCAGCCCAGGTTGAGGTAGTCGCCCACGCCGGGGCAGCCCTTCATGGTGGACTCGGGCCGGATATGGAATTTCGGGTAGCGCCGCTTCTCGATGAAGGGGGGCATGTCCCGCATCCACTTCGGCGTCAGCCGGCCCGCCGGCACCGGAGGGAACATCTCTGCAATGGCGCTGGCCGGTGTCACGAACTCAATCTCGTCTACTTGCTTGCGGAGTCTCACTGCGGCTCCAGCTTCGCCGTTGCGTAGTCGCGCACGCATTCCCACTTGTCGCAGTAGTCCGGGCCGCTCGGTGAACCGACGCCCCCGGAGTAGCCGATCATGATCCAGCCGTTGGGGATGATCTGGTTCGTGGACGGCTCCGACTCGGTACCGCACTGCACGCATTGATAGGTAAACAGGATCGGCATGGATTCTCCTTGGTCTTGTCAGACCTTGATCACGTAATTCATGGTCAGATAGGGCTGAAGGTTCCCGCTGGTCAGTGCGGCACTGGATGCTCCGGTGATGTCGTTGTTCGGAACTGCGCTGGTGGCGCTGTGGGTGTGCGCCGCCATGGTGTGAGTGTGGCTCGACAGGCTGTGGGAGTGGTTCTTCATGCCATGGGTGTGGTTCTGCAGATCATGGAGGTGGTTGATATCCCGCCAGTCGGTAAAGCCGTGGTGGTAGTGGTTCGTGGCCCAGGCACCGCCGCCCCACGGCTGCTCCGATGTCGTACCACCGCCGCCCTGGTGGGAGTGGCTGGTGGAGGTCGTCCAGACCTGGGCGTAGATGTTTCCGTCGCTGTTGAACTCGTGCTGATGGGTGTTGTTGCGGTCCATCCAGCCGGTGTTGTTCGGTCCCGGCCAATCCGAGGTGTTGTCGCTCGGAGTACCGGAGGTGTTGTTGCTCGGACCATCCGAGGTGTTGTTGCTCGGAGAGCCGGTGGTCACACCGTGGGTGTGGGCGCTCAGGCTGTGGGAGTGCGGAGCCGTCGAGATCTTCGAGCCGCCGGCTGCGCCCAAGACGGCGAACTCGGTCTGGCCCACGTCCTGCTGGACGATGATCTTGCCCTTGAGATTGGGCAGGCGGAATTGGGTGGCGGACTCGCCACCGATGTTGTAGCTCGTCCCGATGGCGGCGTAGAGCGCCGGATAGTCAACGATGTTGAGCAGCGACCCGTCGCACAGCAGCCAACCAGGCGGGGTGGTCGGGCCGGCGTAGGCCATGACCATGCCCGGCAGGAAGCCGACAGCGGGGAGGACAGAGACGCCCATCAGGCATCAGCCACGAAGATGATGTTGGCGAGGCTGATCCAGCCGTTGCTCTCTCCACTTCCGTTGATCGTCCCGGTCGGGTCCACGTCCACCCGACAGGCGACGTTGGGGTTCGTATAACAGGCGAAGAGCATGCGGATGCTGGGCCGGAACCCGGCCGGCAGCGTGAAGATCGTCGCTCCGACGGTGCCACTCCGCAGCAGCCCGCGGACGAACACGATGCCGTTGATCCTGCGGTAGATGGCGGCATTGCCGTAGGTGGTGTCGTACTGCACCCAACCGTTCTGCAGCGTGGGGACGAGCCAGCCGGTATCGGGCATCGTGTACTTGTGGATGTGGTCCCCCGGCGCCGCCAGTGTCGATGCCCCCATGGCTGCCGCGATGAGCGACACATCGTTCGGCGGCGTCGAGTACACCGTCGGGACGGGAGCCACCGGGGTGAGGGCTGAGATGCCCATCAGGACACCACCACTCCTGAAATCGTCACCGTGATGGCATTGTTGGCCCCTCCGAGCGCGGAAAGGAACATGCCCGGTTCGAGAACCTGGGCCATGTCGATGGGAACCATCGTGTTGGCCGGGATCGTGGTGCCGGGCACGATCCGGTTGCTGTTCCCCGCCGTGCCGCTCGCCGGCACGATGGACAGGCTGAGCGCGACCGGAGCGGCCGAGGTGTTGGCGAGAATGATGTTCGTGACCATGACCCGCGTGGCCGCCGGTACGGCGGCGTAGACTGTCGTCTCCACCGTGGAGGCCACGAACTGGCACAGCTGGCGGGGGGTGGTCGTCATCAGCTCGTCACCCTCGTCATCCAGTGCAGGACGTTCGTGTCATCGAGCGCCGGCAACGAGTTGAGTGATTGGCTGGGCAAGGCCCAGGTCCCGAGCCAGATCGGGTGATCGAGATCGCCGCCCTCGAAGGCCACCCACACCGGGTCCCCGATGTCCAGCGGTGTGATGCCGGCGAGGTTCGGTGATACCGGCCAGGCCCACTCGGTCTGGATGGCGCCGAGCACCTGGGGAACCTGCACCTTGAGCCGGCCGAGGCCCTCGGGGTCGGCCGTGTTGGTGACCACTCCTCGGTAGATGCCCTGGAAGTCCATCAGGAGGCCCTCCTAGCCCAGCTGGAGCGCCACTGGCCGTTGACCAGCACGGCCGGCGGGGTGGCCCCCACAACGTCTCCTGCGGGCGTCTGGCGCAGACGGGGGGTGATGATGCCCGGCTGGGGGGCGGCGGCCAGAGCGCCCAGGGCGTCCCGGCGCAGATCGAGGTAGGTGATGTAGTCGCCCGTCCGCAGGTTGACATCGTGCTCGGCGCCCTGGATGTACCAGTGACCGTTCTGGGTGTTCTCCAGGCCGGCGAGGTAGGCCAGGGTGCCCGGTGCCAGGATCGTGTCGCCCAGGGCCTCGCCCCTGGCGGCGTAGGTGAAGCGCTCGGAGGAGGCCGTCCCGGCCAGCTTGGCCGCTGCGGTGCCAGGGGTGTCGGCCACCACCGGAGCCGGCGGGACCGTGGTCGTCGCCGGGATCTCGCTGCCCAGCCGGGCGAATACCGTGGGACCGTCGTCCTGCACGGCGAAGAGCCGGCCGCCCCGCTGATCGAGGCCGTACACCGTCCGCTGGGCTGACAGACCGCTATCCTCATCGTCGTTCTGCAGCCGGAACCTCGTCAGTTCACCGCCCATGTTCAGCGTCGGAGCGGTGGGATAGGCCATGGTGAAGAGCTTGGTCAGGGACCAGAACCGGACCTCGGTGCCGAGCGGACACAACCGGTAGCCGATCTTGTCGGCCAGGTTCTTGAGGAAGGCCCAGGCCGTGATGTTGGTCGCCGTCAGCACCGGCCAGACCTGGGAGTCCGGCTCGACATCGACCGACAGGTAGGCACTCTCCACGATGTCGCGCACCACGGCATCGGCCGTCTGGTTGGCCCAGCTCTGCTGTAGGGGTGCGCTGAGCGTAGAGCTGGCGCCGAGGCATACCAGCTTGACCGTGTTGTTTGTCAGCTTGTCGTAGTACGGCTCGGTGTGGTGGACGTAGCCGTAGTAGGTCCGGGTGTTGCCGGGGAAGTGCCCCCACCGCAGCCGGACGGGTAGCCCTTCTTCCCGCCCGTTGTAGGGCAGGTAGCGCACGTCGGCCACGATGGTCGCCAGCTCGTGAGCGGTGTCGGCCTGCTTCACCAGGACCGACAAAGGGCGCACCGCCTGCGGGCCGACCAGCAGGTCGATGAAGGGGACGTTAACGAACGGCACTGGCGTTGGGAATCCGAATACCGGTACCGGGCGGGAAGTCGTCGGGATAGAACACCTCGGGGTTGGCGCGAGCGATGATCCACCACAAGGTGGAATCGCCGTACGCCGACGCCGCAATGTGCTCCAGCCGCTCGCCTCCCACCATGAGGTGAGTGACGTACTCCATGGGCTGGACGAACACCTGCCGGCTGGCATAGAGCGCCACCGCCGATGAACCATCAGCGCGCTTGATCCGCACTGATGTCGCTGTCTCATAGCGTGAACCACGAACGATCATGGGCAGTCTCTTTTACTGAGGTTTGTTCATGGCACTGAGCACATCGATGGACGATGGTGGCCCACCGGTCGGAGAGGACATCTGCGATGGCCCCTTTGTCGTAGTGGACGACGAGGATGATGTGACTGGCTTAGCCAGCGGGTCGTCCTTGCCCAGGAACTGGTCTGCGCCCATCCGCAGCCCCTTCACGTCGATGATGCAGCGGAAGGGCACCATGGCCGAGTTGAAGTGCGTGTACTGCACGTCGAAGTTGGTGAGGTAGGCGTTCCAGGTCATGTCGAGCGGGTCACCGAACTGGATCTTCACCCGGTTGGGCAGCATGTAGGGAAATGCCGGCGTAATGCCGACAAGCCACTCGAAGCACTGGACATCGAGGAGCACGCCCAACTTGCTGCCACCGATGACCTCGTAGGTCCGGTCGAAGTAGAGCTGGAACGAGATCGAAGTGGACGTGCCTTGCGGCAGACCGACCTTCATCTGGGACAAATCCTGCTGCAGCGGATCCTTGATGGCGGTGTCAACGCTGTAGCCGAACGAGATCGTCTGGGGGTTGTAGAGAAATTTCACCACATAGCCCACGGCCGGGTCAGTCTGGCCGATTATCTGTCCCTTGGTGGCCGAGGAGCGGTATGGCCCGCTGGCGTAGTTGGACCGCGGGTCAAATGGCTGCTGTACCGGACCCTTGCCCTTGGAATCGAACAGCGTGGTGACGGTCCACGCCCCGGAACCGTTGTTGATCGCGTCGATGGCCGTGGCTACCTGGGGGCCGAATATGCCGCTGGTGGCTGCCGTCTGCTGGCCGGTTAGGTACTTCCGGTAGGACCCGTCGTTGTAGGTGGCCCACGGTGTCCAGTCCACGCCGTGACCAGAGATCTGAAAGGCCGCTGCAGCGTTGTAATCGGGATCGGTCAGCAACCGATTGAAGTCGTTGAACTCGGGGTGCCACTTGTCGTTGATCTGCCACAGCCCACGGTCGATGCTGCCGTCGCCGTTCTTGTGCCAGTTGTTGACGATCCAGCTGCTCTCGGCCTTGGAAATGGCAACGGCGATGTCGATGTTCGAACCCTGCCAGTACTGGGCGGCGAGGTTGTACATCTCTGCCTGGCCCATCGGCTTGTTGAGCGGCGGCCCCGTTGGGTTGCTGACGGCCATCATTTCCTCGCTAGGGCTTCGAGCTTGTCTCGATCACTGAAGATCTCCATGAGGTACCGGGCGGCGCGCTCGGCCTCGTCGGGCGTTCCCTTGGCAATTTCCACCTTGAGCGTGAGGTTCTGGATGGAGACGCTCGTGCCACCCCCGCCCCGTCCGGCCCCGGTACCGAATGCTGAAGCCACCGGGTCACCCACATCGCTGTGGGCATTGCCGCCGGGGCCGGTGCTGGTCTTCAGAATCGTGGCTATCCAGTCGGCCTCGTTCTGGCTGGCGACATGCACCTTGCCCTTGGGCACAGCTGCCGGGCGGGCCTGGGCAGCCGGCGTCGAAGCCGCCGCCTTCTGGGCCGGCTTGGCCGACGGTGCCGACGGCGGCGGCTTGTAGCTGGAAGCGCCGGCCCCGGACAATTCCCAGTGCCACGGCTCACCGCCCACTGTCGCCTTGAGGCCGTACTTGCCGGCGTTATCGGCCAGCCACTTGTACTCGCTCGATGGCCCGATGTCGGCGGCATTTCCCGTCTCGTGGCGGCTCTGGCCGACGGCCGCTACTGGTTCGGGTTTGAGGCCGACGAGGTGCTTCCACCGCAGGTACGCCTGCTCCTGAGATGAGCGCCAACCCGAGGTCACCGAGAGCTTGGGGTTCTCCGCGAACATGGCCTTGAGCGCCTCGGTGAACGACGGGTTCAGGTTGGCCGAGTTGCCGGGACCGGGGAGTGGACCGCCGCCCGGCGTCGTTGCCGGCGGTGGCGGGTTCGCCAGCAACTCCTGATCTGTCTGGGCGTCACCGACACCATGCTGGAAGATGGCGTGCTGACCGGACCATGCCCTGGTAACCGGGTCACCAACAGCGCCGATTGCTCGAAGACCAAGATGTCCGAGGCCAGCAACACCGCCAATGGCAAGACCACCGAGCACTGATAGCCCAGCTGTGGGTCCGGCCGTAGCGAGGCCCGCAGCTAGTCCAGCGCCGAGGTACTTCGTCATCGTTCCGCCGGCCCGAGCGGCGGCATTCTTCTTGCCGTCTTTTGCGCCGATGTTCGAGATGGCACCCCCGGCGATCTGCCCGCCGGCTATGGCGGCCAATGGCGGAATAAAACCAGCGAGGCCCAAGCCGGCTCCTTCTTCTGCCGCCCCCGCCCCTCCCCCCAGTTTGCCTGCTATCCCGCTCAGCCCCCCTGCGTTACTCCAGGCCATTTTGGCCGCCGTCGCCGCAGCGGCCAGACCCAGTACCACAATCGCTTTACCTGTCGTACCGAGGTCCGATGTCATGGAGGAGAAAGCGTTGAGCACCGGGGAGATGATGTTTGCCAGCCCGGTAAAAAGCGGCAGCAGTGACGTACTCAGCGAGTCGGTCAGCTTCGCCATGGACTCGTGGAACTTCCGCATGCTCTCCGAGGCGTTGCTGATGTTCTTGTCCACTGCCTTGCCGAACTGCTCGGGGTTCAACGCTTTGCCGGCCTGAGCGCGGATGGCCCCGAAGGCCATGAAGGCGTCGATGGTTTCGTCGCTCAGACCGAGGCCCTTCAGGCCCTCGCGGGTCATGGTGCCCTCGGCCTGACCGGTCTGGAACATCTTCAGCGCAGTCTTCTTGTCGGTGGTGCCGCGGGTCATCCGTTGGTACAGCGACTCGAAGATGTCCGAAGGAGCGCGAGCCACACCGCCCGGCGACACTTGCACGTTCGCCATTCGCAGCTGGTTGGCCGAAGCCTGCAGGTTCGAGATGATGCCAGCACCGCCCGCGAAATTCGTGCCCGACAGCCGGCCCAGCTGTCCGGCCTGCTGGGCCTGGAGGTAGGATGCCTGGTCAGTGCCCCGAATGACGCCGGCCCGGCCGAGAATGGCCCCGCCCTGGTAGAGATCCTCCCGGCTCCAGTAGCCCCCAGCCTTCCGCAGCATGCCGCCGTAGGGACCGGCCGTACCCCCACCGCCAGGACCGATGCCCTGGAACGGCTGACCGGGCTGCTGATTCATCAGCGCCAGCCGGTTGGTGACGCCCCCCGCCTGCATCGTGCCGGACATGGCGTTCGACGCCATTTGGAACAGCCGCCGATAGATCTCGAACTCGACGCCACCCCGCACGATGTTGGCTGTCGTAGAACCCGGCGCGCCTGCGCCTCCACCAGGACCGCCGGCCGGCGTCATGGACGGCTGGAACCCCGGTACGCGAGGTTGCAGTCGCGGTTGAACACCAAAACGACTCGGAGGACCGCCCACGTTCGGATCTACCGTCATGTGGGGTTGGAATCCGGTGACCCGAGCGGTGCCGGTGGCCGCACCCGGAGCGGCGTTCTTGTAGCGCACCGCCTCGTCGGCCAAGCCCTTCATCTCGGCCTTCAGCGCCCGAACGGCGCCAGTGATCCGGTTAATGGCGTTGCCAGCATTGGGGTCAACGCTGATGATCGGCTTGACGATGCGACCGACCGCACCCCGTACGCCGCCTCGATCCCGAGGCGTAGCCGAACCGAGCGGCGGCTCAGGCATGGTTACCGGCTATGAGCTGTCGAACCACTCGCCCTCTTCTCGGCCAGCCGGCACCAGAACCGGCGCTCTCGGGGGGTCAGTGCTGCTGCCTCGGAGTGGGACCAGTTGAACGCCGACACGAGGAGTCCGTACTGCAGCTGCCGCAATCGGTAGTGGTTCTCAGCGAAAGAGATCGAGCAGATCAACCCGCATGGGGAACTCCTTCGCGCAGGCTGCACAGGTCAGCTCGATCTTGGAGTACTGCGGGCCGGGCTGGCGGCCGGTAATCTCCTCCAGCAGCATGCGGCGGTCCTTGATGCCGAGCCGGCGCACGCCCTCCAGGCCCAGCGGCTTGCCGTCGAGCGTCATCACGCACCGAGCCAGCAGCATGCTGGACAGCTCGGCGTTGTTCTTGGTGGTGGCATTGGAGAGGATGGCCTCCTGGTCTGACCCCACGGCCAGGAGGCACTTCACCTCCGACCCGTCCCGCAGCTGCATGACGAACTCCCGCTCGGTGGGGTCGTCCATCTTCTTGATCGGCACCTCGGTCTTCAGGTCATGCTTGACCGTCAGGCTTTCGCCGCAGGCCGGGCAGGCCACCTCCATCTCCAGCATGTTGTCGTAGGTCATGCACCGGATCGCCAGCAGCAGCATGTCCCGGTCACCGAGCAGCAGCGAGCCGAGCTTGGTGTTGTCGGGATTCTCGTAGGGACCGATCCGGGTCACGCCCCGCTGGAGCAGGAGCTGGGTGAACCGGCCCATGTTCTTGATGACCTCGGGCTTGGCGAGCATCTCCTCGTCGGCCCCGTTCAGCTCCCGCACCGTGGCGTCGGTGTAGATGGTGCCGTCCAGGTCCCGGTAGCCCCCTGGGAGAGTCACAGAGCCGTCCGGCAGCGGTTCCGGCTCGGTGATGCCATCGGCCGCCGCAAAGGCCGCAGCGGCGATTGCAGCGGCCTTCTCAGGCTCCTCCAGAGCGCTGACGATTTGCAGGTTCTCCATATGGTTCTCCGGTGGTGAGGAGTTACTCAGGCGGCGGCCACGTTGGCCGAGAAGCCCTCGTACTCGATGGTCATCATCTGCATGAACAGGGCGTTGCCGCCGGCATCCACGTCCGAGAACTGCAGCGTGGTGGGCCAGCAGTTGAGCAGCTTGAAGCTCGCCAACACCGGGATGTCTCCGGTGGTGACGGGGTGGTCGAGGATGTCGAGCGTCATGTCGCAGCGGAAGGTCGGAGCGCCGGGATGGCTGCCGCTCTGGCCCGCCGGCCCCCGGCCGGGGTCACCGGAGATGACGGCGAAGATCTCCAGGTACCACTGCCACAGCTGGTTGCTGCCCACGGCCACGCCGCGCTGGCAGGTGATGGGCGGGAACTCGGACTGGCCCGGCATCTTCCTCGTGGTGGTGTTGTTCCCGCCCTCGCGGTAGTTGATGGCCGGCGTGTTGACCGACAGGCCGGACACCGACATGAAGCCCAGCTGCATGATGCCGGGGATGCCGGGCTTGTTGATGTTGAACTGAAACTTGAAGTTGCGGAGCGGGTCGGTCGCCAGGGTGGTGTAGGTCGCCATGTCGTCTCCTTACGCAGCCACGGTCACAGCGGCGCCGACTTCGCGCTGCGTCAGCTTGATCACCAGGAACTCGGCCGGGTACTGCAGGGCCACGCCGATCTCGATGTGGACTTCGCCGGCCGCAATCGAGCTGCCGGTGTTGTTCTCGTCGTTGCACTTCACGTAGAAGGCATCGCCCGGTGTATTGCCCCGCAGGCCGCCTGACGCCCAGAAGTCGAGCAGGAACCGCCCGATGACCGCCTGGAGCGTGTTCCAGAGCACCGAGTCGTTCGGCTCGAAGATGGCGAAGCGAGTGGACGTGACCAGCGAGCTGCGGATGTAGATCAGGGACCGACGGATCGAGATGAACTTATCGGAGCCGTTGGGCTTGAGTGTGCGCCCACCCATGACCACCACGCCAGCCCCGACGATCTGCCGGATGGCGTTGACGCCTGCGGCATTGAGCGTGCCGAGGTCGTTCTGCGTGAGCTGCAGTTCGGTGCTGATCGCCCCACCCAGACGCGTGCCCAACCCGGCCGGCGTCTTGTACACGCCCCGGCTGGTGTCGGTGGCGGCGTACTGTCCGAGCACCGCACCGCCGGGTGGGATGAGCCGGGTAGACCCGGTGCCGCCGGCCGGGTCGGCCACGTAGATCCAGGGGTAGTACAGAGCGCCGAAGCTCGTGGCCGTCAGGGTGGCAGCATAGGTCGCCATCTGAGACGCCGACTGCCCGACGGGAGGGTCGATGACCACGAACATGTCGCCCCGCCCCGATGCGTAGGCTGTCGCCAAGTTCACGCTGGCCGCCGCCGACACGCCGGGGATGTTGAGGGACAGCGGCTGATCGATCTGGTCGAAAAGCAAGAGAGCGCCGCCTGGCGTGCCACTGCCGACCACGTCAGTGTCGGTGATGGCGGCGCCATCAGTACCGGTCGCCAGGGCTGTGGCCGTCTGCAGCGCTGGGCGGTCAGCCGGCGCTGCAGTCGGCGTCGGCGTCGCCAGGTTCGAGTCGAGGTCTGTGACCTTGATGTAGTTGGAGCCGGCCTGCTGGCTGTTGATGACGTTCTCGACGTAGCGGGCATCGGTGTCGTTCATCGACAGGTCGGTCCAGCGCTCCACGATGTAGGCATCGCTCGTCCCGCCCAGGCGAACGACGAGGTTGAACCGGTCGGTGCCGGCATCGGTGATGTCGATGTACATCGTGTTGCCCCAGGCACCGGGGTTCGTGGCATCGACCCGCAGCGTCGGCAGCGGCGTACCGGCCCGGTCGTTCAGGGTCTTGGTGGCCGCCGCCGCACCGGAGCCGGCCACCCGGCAGACGTATGCCTCCCGGCCGCCGTTGCTGAAGTACTGGAAGACGGCGTGGGGCAGCAGGTATCCACTGACGAATCCGCCGAAGAGCTGGAGGTACTGCGACCACGAATTGATGTAGGTGGGGACGACCGGCCCCCTGGGGTTGGACCCCAGGAACGCTGCAGCCGACAGGTTGGTGCCGGTGATGACAGCGGCCTGGTTGACCGTCTCCTCGTAATAGACGCCGGGGACTTTGTAGCTGGGCATTGGCTCTCCTTGATCATGGGATTACAAGGGAGTCCGATTAGTGCCCCGAATGGTTTTCCGGTCCTACTCCATGCAGTTGATCACGCTGCCCCAGTTGTCTTCTGACCCGAACAGAGACGGCACTGAGATGTCGATGGTGCTGATCTGCACCACGTCTCGGATCTGCGCCGCCCACAGCTCGGAAAAGACCCGGATCGTGTACATCTTGCGGAATAGGCGCTTGCCGGCGTCGTCAATGCGGTCCCCCGGCGTCCAGCCCAACAGCTGGCAGGAGCGCGCCCGCACGAAGGGAGTGACACTGCCACCGATGGAGCCGTACCGGCCGGGGAATTTGACCCACAGCTGGCCGGTCATGGCCCGGTCATGGTGGATGTTGCGCGCCCAGGTGGTGACCTGATAATCGAGGTTCATGGCGATGGGCCACTCGGTCACCAGGACCCGGCCCGGTGCCGGATCGGTGAACTCGTCGTCGGGCGGGTGGTAGCTCGCCACCGTGGGCCGCACCTGGCCGCCCCGGTGCGCCCGGTCGAGCGCCTCGGAAATCCCGATCAGGTCGATGGTGATGAAGGGGTAGGTGACCTCCCGCAGCTCGGCCTCGGGAAAGCGGAACCACACCTTGACCGGTCGGCCGGTGTCGGGGTCGGCCCGCTGGTCAGTCACGGTGATGCCGGCCAGCTTGGCCTTGAGCATCTCGTCCTCTTCAAGGCCCCAGCCGTTCACCGACGGTGCTCCCACACCCGGTGCAGCAGCTGGGACCCGTAGACCCGGCCGGCCTCGGGGCCGTGCCGGGTGAGAGCGTTGCGGAGGAACCCGGTGGGGGCGATGTCCTCGGTCCCGTACTCCAGGTCGAAGTACTTCTGGTGGTCCGGGTGGTCCGGGGGCAGCCCGACGTACTGCTCCCCGCCGTCGGCGTGGACACCGACCTCGTCAGCGAAGTCCTCCCACAGCGGCGTGACGGCGGCGTCCTCGCTCACGCTGTCGGCCAGATGCCCCAGCGCTTCCTCGCCGGCCTCCCGCTCGATCTCGGCCAGCTCCTCAGGACGAGGGGGCTGCCAGCCCTCCAGCGGATCGTTGACCTCGATCACGAGGCCGCCATGGCGGCAGCAGAGAACATCCCGGTCCCCTCGTCTAGGCAGTTGAGGCCGGCCAGGGCGTCCTGACCGAACGAGGGGAGGCTACCTCATGCTGTCGGGTCGCTGGTTGACCACCCATACGGCGAACGGCTTAGCCGGCGGAAGAACGAGGTCAGTCGAACCTTCGACCATCCAGAGCAGCCACGCCAGAAAAAGAACCGGGGACAGGAGCACAAACAAGACCACCGCCACCGGCACGGCAAGAACCACGAGGAGAAGCCAGATGAACGGATGGCGATCCCAGAAGGTCGGTGCCTGCTGCTGCTGCCTGTCGGCCATGGCCGGCTCCTTTAAACGCAAGACTTTACCGACACCATCTTACGTCTTCGACAGCGGCAGGAACAGCCCGGCACCTGTCCGAAGTGGGACAAATCGGGGCATTTAGTGTCCGGGCGTCGGCGGGAAGTTCGGGTAGTTGACCAGCTCCTCGACGGCGATGCGGGTGGCGTCCACGCCGATGATGACCTCCTGGCGGATCAGGCGCCCGGAGATCTGGAAGCTGTTGACGCTCCAGTACTCCCCGTCCCAGAAAAACCGGTCCCGCAGGTGTCGGCGGGAATCGTGGGGGTCGGTCATGCCAGCGCGGGCCGCCTGGTCGGCCGAGAAGGCGACGTGCATGTTGCCGAAGGTGTAGAGGCCCTCCTCCCTCGGCTGCTCCCGGTCCTCGTCACGCACCACCGAGAGGACCGGCAGCTCGAAACCGTCCTTGAAGGCAACGTGGGTGGCCTCGTCGTAGATGTCGTCCGGCGCCGAATTCGCCGGATCGAATTCCCACCATGTCACGGTGGTACCGACGCGGCGCTGGTATTTGGTGTAAGAGCGCCGGACCTGATTCAGGTACTGCTTGACGATGGGGTACGGCATCAGGGGGTCACCGGAGCTACCGGGCCGCCGGGGTTGATCGGCGGCTTGATTCGGATCGGCGGGCTGTGGTCATCGAATTCCTGGGCAATGTAGATCGGCACCAGGCGGTTGGTGGTGCGGCTCACCCGGCGCAGCGTGAACATCTCCACGGCGTAGAGGCCCACGCCCAGCAGGGCGCTCAGCTCCTTGTAGTGAGCGTCGAGCTGCTGGATCAGCCCGAGCAGCTGCTGGTAGCGCTGGCCGGCGGGGATGTGCATCCCCTCGGGCGTGTCCACGTTGACTTCCTGGGCCGCCTCGGCCACCTGGGACCACAGGGCCTCGCGCACGGCCAGGATGGCGACGAGGTACTCCTCCATCGGCGGCAGCTGGTCGATGGTGACGGCCGGATACCGGTCGGCGGTGTGCATGTCGAAGGCGATCTCGATGAACTGGCCGAGATCGTCGGGGACGGTCGCCAGCGAGCCGGTGCCCTCGGCCACAAGGTCGATGCCGTCAGCCAGCGGCGTGCCGAGAGTGACCACCCCCTGACGGGCGTCGAGCCAGTACTCCCCCGAGCCGGGCGGGAAGGAGGCGGCCGGCGTCAGGGTGACCGGCGTGGTGCTCTCGACGGTGACCGAGGAGAGCGCCACGTTGGCCTTGGGCAGGTCGAAGCGCATCGTGGTGCCGTCACCGGTCACCCGCGCCTGGAATTCCTCCCCGAAATCCCGCGGGACGAGCTGGGCCTTGGCGGTGATCGTGGCAAGAGACATGGCTATCCCTTCGTCATCAGCCGGTCGTCCTCGGTCATCTCCAGCCTGCCATCTCCGTTCATCGGCCGGCCGTACGTCTCGGTCATGGCCGAGGTGGGGGTGACCGTCGTCGCGACCGGTGGCGACGGTCGCAGACCTGTCCACACCCGCACGCTGGCCTCACCCCCGGTCACGATCAGCTCGTCACCGGCCACCGTCAACCCCAGCGGCAGCTCGGCCAGCTCAGCCAGGGTCAGGCCCAGCTGGTCGGCGGCACCGAAGATCGCCTGGACGGCGCTCTGTGCCACCAGGGAGGCCACCAGCGTGTCCGAGGTGCCCACGACCACCTGGAGCACGAACGCCTCGGAGACGGCAACAGAGAGGCTGTCGGAAGCCGTCAGGGTCACGGCCAAAGTGACACCGCCGGCCACGGCCAGCTGGAGGCTGTCAGAGGCCCCGAAAACGACGGTCGTAGCGGTGGCTTCGGTGACCGCCACGGCCAGCGTGTCCACGGCGTCCTTGGGTGTGATCCCGAGCAGATCCCTGACCAGGCCGATGTCGCTGACAGCCAAGGCCAGAGCGTCCGATACCGCCAGTGAGGCCAGGATCGTGGACAGCTCCCCGAGCACCAGGCCGGCAGCATCGACCGCCGCCAGCGTCACCTGGATGTCCATGTCCTCGGTGAGCACGGCAGCCAGCTGATCGCTGGTGGACACCACCACGGCCATGCTCACCGCGGCGTCGTCGCCGGCCAGCGCCAGTTGGTCACTGGCCGCCACCATGGCGAACAGGGTCGAGCTGTCGGCCACGATCAGGCCCAGGGTGTCTGCTACCGCCACGGCGGCCAGGATGGTCGAGCTGTCACTGGCGCCGGCCACCAGGATGTCGGTGGTGGTCACCGTCACGGTCACGGCCCGGCCCTCGGTGGCGCCGATGGTGAGGGCGTCGGTCGAGCTGAACAGCACCAGCGGGGCCGAGGCGTCGGTGATTCCCAGGGTCAGGGCATCGGTGGTCGTCCGCTGGGCCTGGGTGGCCGACACCTCGGTGATGGCGGCGGTCAGCTGGTCGGTGGTCCCGACTGAGGCGGCGATGGCCCGGCCCTCGGTGAGCGCCGCCGCCAGGGTGTCGGTCGTCCCGAAGACCGCCAGGACGGCCGAGGCGTCAGTCACCCCGGCGGTCAAGGTGTCGGTGGTAGTGACCACGCCGGCCACTGTCACCGTGGCGTCGGTCACGCCGGCCACGAGGGCGTCGGTACGGGCCACCGTCACCACCGTGGCCGAAGCGTCCCCCAGGATGGCCTGGAGGGCGTCTGTGGCGCTCGCAGCGGCCAGGATGGCGCTGGCGTCAGCCAGGGTGACGGCGAGGATGTCGGTGGCCGTTACAAAGGTCACGATGACCACCACCGAGGCATCGGTGACCGTGACGGCCAGCGTGTCGGTCGAGCTGAAGGTGACGAGGGGCGACGACGCCTCGGTGATGCCAGCAGTGAGCGAGTCGGTGGTGGAGCGCTGGGCCTGGATGGCCGAGTTGTCGGCCATCGTGGCGGCCAGGGTGTCGGAGGTGCTCACGAAGACGGCCGGCGAGCTGGCGTCGGAGACGGTCACGGTCAGCGAATCGGTGGTGGTGCGCTGAGCCTGCACGGCCGAAGACTCGGTAATTCCAACAGTCGGTGTGTCCACCGTCGTAATGACGGTCGCCACCGCCGACGTGTCCGTAATTCCCGCCGTGAGCGTGTCGGTGGAAGACAAGGCGTTCATCACGGCCGATGTGTCGGTGACCCCCACCGTTCCAATGTCCCCGGTAACGAGCGAGACGGCGAGGGCCGGCGACGCCTCCGTAATTGCTGCCGTCAAGGTGTCAGCCGTGGAAACGGAAGCGGCCACCGCCGATGTGCCTTCGGTGACGGCGGCTGTGACGGTGTCGGTGGTGGACACCACAACCTGCGGCGACGAGTTGTCGGTCACACCGGCAGTCACCGCGTCAGCGGTGGAGACGACGACCACCGGAGCGGACGTATCGGTGATCCCTGCCGTCAGGGTGTCCGTCGTCGTTCGCTGGGCCTGTACCGCCGAAGACTCAGTGGCACCGACGGTCGCCGTGTCACCAGTCGAAGAGAAGACCACGATGACCGACGCGCCTTCTATGAGAGTCACGGTCAGAGTGTCGTTGGCCGTCTGCTGTGCCTGCACTGCTGACGTGTCGGTAATCCCGGTGGTGACGGTATCGGCGGTGTTGACGACCACCACGATGCTGCTGGTTTCGGTTATGCCCAGCGTCGGCGTATCCAGGCTCATCGGAGCCGTGTAATTGCCGGCCGTCTCGTATGTACCAGTGGCGAACGTACCCGTCGCCGGAACGATGGGAGCGGTGAAGATGGCGATGCTCGACACTTCGCCCAGCGTCAAGGCCAACGTGTCGGTGGTGGTCGGCTTGCCGAGGACCGCTGAACTGTCGGTGATACCAACCGTGGGCGTGTCGGTGGTCGAAACAGTGGCAGCAACACTGCTTGATTCGACGATGCCGATAGTCGGAGCATCGACAGCGCCCGGCGCCGTGCTCTGGGCGGCGATCTCGTAGGTACCAATAGCGAACGTGCCGATGGCCGGAATCGGGGCCGGCGTAGACGCAACCAGAGCAGAGCTGTCGGTGACCCCAGCTGTCAGCGTGTCGGTGGTTCCGACTACCACCTTGACGGCGCTCGACTCGCCAAGGGTCAGCGCCAGCGTGTCAGTGGTACTGACCGGTGTGACGGTGACTGCCGACTCCCAGGTATTCCACTCGACAGCGCCGATGTCCATGCCGCTGTCGGTCGAGATCCGCAGCTCGACATTGGCCCCGGAGATAGCGGCCAACGTGGCGGCGTCCCAGGTGAAGGAGTAGACACCGTCGGTAGGGACAGGAACGGTGCCCAGCGTGGAGATCTTGGTGCCGTTCTCCCACAGTTCGACGGTGGCGGTAGGCCCGGACGGTCCAGCCAGAATCTCGAACATGGCGAAGTCGCCACAGTTCTGGCTGCTACCGAGGTTCATCTGGACGGCGCCAGCGTTCACCGTGCCGTTGCGCCGCCAGATCATTCCCTCGTAGTTGCCGCTGTAGAAGTCGTCAAAGACAATCGTCTCGTTGGCGGCCTGACTACCGGTGTTCGTCAACTGCGCCGCACCGGACCAGTTGGCAACGACGGCAACAACAAGCGAACCGTTGCCGACAGCGGTGATCTGACCGGCAGGGGCGGCACCGCCAGTGTTATTGGCGAGCAGCAGGTTCCCGGTCGTACTCCAGTAGGGAGTACCCCCCGACGTTGCCGTGCCTGCGTTGAGCGTCGGGGTACCGATCTCCCCGCCGGTCACAACGAGGACAGTGAGCATGGCACCGGGGTAGTTCGGCAGTACCTGCGGAGTGACCTGGATGTAGCCAGTCCATCCCGTTGACGGCACGTTGGCCCACCAGACCGTCAGGTCACCGCCGACGACGTTATTCGGCTCAGCGATCTTGGTGAAGGTCAGGGCGCCTTGGCTATCCAGTACGTCAACGACGGCGCCGTTGGAGTCCCAGGTGGTGAAGATCCAGAGCCGGCTGCCAGCTGGCGGCGTGAAGACCGCCGACTGAAGATAGGCGTAGACCGAGCCGGTATGAGGAGCGGCGAAATACTGACTGGTGGCATCGATGGCGACAGCCATCAGGACCCCGGCCGGGCGCGAATGCGGAACTCCTGCTTGAAGCCGGACATGAGGTTGGCCGCCGGGGTCGGGAACGATACCCGGAGCACCACGGCGCCGGCACTGGTCATCCAGTTGGCATCAGGTGCATCAGGGTCGTCCTGAATGACCGACAGAGCGCCAGTCAGATTGGTCTGGGTGAGGGCGCCGTCAGGGACCAGTCGGTTCGTGACCGCCTTGACGGTGCTGGAGGCATCGGCCATGGTGGCCGCCAGGGTGTCGATGGTGGTGACGGAGAGAATCGGGACCAGTGAACTGGCATCGGTAATCCCGCTCGTCAGGGTGTCGGTTGTTGATTTGGCAATGGGATCGGCCTCTGACGCGACCCACCGCACCGCTCCGACTTCAATGGTCGCCCGCTGACCACCGGAGCCGCCGACCGTGCCGGTTATACGGCACTCGACGTTGACACCTGATACCGCCGTGAGCAGTGACGCATCCCAGGTGCCAGTGAGCATCTGACCGGTAGCCGAGGTGACGCTGGTCGCCGCCAGCACGGTGGCCTTGAGGACACCGCTCTCCCACAATTCCAGCGTGGCAGTTGGAGAACCGGTCCCGCCATTCTTTCGCACCCACGCCTTGAAGGTCTGAAGTCCCGCTCCGGTGTTGAGCGTACCGATGGTCGGGCTGGGAAATGACACCCGTAGCACCGAGGCAGTGATGGTCGAAGATGCCGTCAGCCAGGTGGCGTCGGGGCTGGAGGGATCATCCTGAATGGCCGAGAGGGCGCCAACGAGGTTCGTCTGGAGCAGCAGTGCATCGGGAGCGATCTGCTCGGTGGTCGCCATGGCCTCGTCCTGGGACTACGCGACCTGCGTAATGGTGAAGTTATTGGGGTTGAGGCCGATGTTGATCAGCATGCTCTGAAGCTCACCACGGCTGCCGCCGACGATCCGGTACATGGGAAAGCCGTTCGGCCCCGTCGTTCCAAGGCTGACCACCTTGGTGCCGAGCGGCGCAGCAGCGGCGAGAAGCTGCTGATAGCTGTCGGTGGACGGGTCCATCTCGAAGTCGGCCTGATAGGTGCTGCCGTGCGCTCCCATGAAACCTCCTATTCAGGTTGACACTCATACCCCGCCGCCCCCATGCGGCAGGCGGCAACCATGCCGCCTCCAAGCTAGAACCCGTAGGCCATCCAGTTACATCGAACCAATGAGTTTGCCAAAGCACCGGCTGTGTTTAAGCACCTAAGTTGGAACGATGACAGCGATCCCGCAGCATCGGTGACGATGGCCCACCATGTTCCGGCACCCCCGGACGCTGCCACCACGAACGCTGCGATCAGTCCGTTCGGGAATGCCGTAGGAAACGTGACCGTCTGGTAGCCGTTGGCATCACTGGTGAACACGATGGTGCCAACCTGCAAAAGGAAGGGCAGCGATCCGGTGTCCACAGCAGGCGGTGAACCCACATAGGCCGAACCGATATTGAGCACCTTCAAGTTGCGCTCGGTGACCCAGTTCGAACCGTTCCACGACTTCAGCAGTCCGGTGTCGGTTTCCCGCAGCAGCATGTCCTGCGTAGGCGAGGCCGGCCGCGCCGACGAAGTGCCAAGCAGTGTTTTCTCGTAGGCCGAGGCCGCCGTCTCGGCCAGGATCCAGGGGATGCCCTGGGCGTGCTGGCGAGCGGCGCCTCCACCGAGGGCCGTCTCCTGTCCCCGCAATGCCGTGACCGACGTGGCCGCAGCGGTGTGGGCCGTGACATAGACAATCTCGGGTGTCCCAGCCGTCCCCAGCGGGTCGAGAACCAGAGCGATGATGTCGGGCGACGCCACCACCGGGAGGTTGGCGAAATTGGCACTGTTGATCGTGGTCGCACCGATCAACAGCGGGTTGTCGGTGATCGTTCCCGACATGAAGTTGCGGCGCAACCGTGCCATCTCACCCCCCTAGTTGTCTATGCGGAACGAGACACCGTCGAGCGAGAACCAGGCATTGCCGCCGACGCCCGCGCGCACGCCGCCGTCCGACCCGATGATCTCGATCTGGGTGGCAACGGCCGTCGTCCCGTTGTTGGAGATGCCGGGGATCTGCAGGAATTGCGCCGGTCGATAGCCAGCGGCCAGCGTGAAGATGTAGGCCGTCGTCCCAGCACCGATGGTGCCCAGCTTCACCAATCCCTTGAGATAGACCACCTGGCCGACGCGCTTGTACCCCGCCGTGGGGTAATTGACGGCGTCGTAGTTCACCCAGGAATTCAACAGGGTCGGTGTCTGCCAGCCGGTGTCGTCCAGGCCATTGGCCGCCGTGTCGGCCACGATCCAGGGGACCCCCTGGGCATGCTGGCGGGCACCACTTCCGCCGTACGTAGACTCCTGGCCTCGCACGACGGTGACCGCCGTCGCTGCCGCCGTATGGGCCGTCACGTAGGCCACTTCAGGAATGCCGCCCGTGCCTAACGGATCGAGCACGAGCGTCATGATGTCCGGCGCCGCGACGACCGGCAGACCGGAGAACCCGGCCGAGTTGATCGTGGTCGCGCCAGCGGTCAGCGGGTTGTCAGTGATCGTCCCGCTGGCGAAATTCCGGCGCAGCCGGGCCATGGATTACGCCGCAGTCAGCGTAAGCGTGACCGTAAATTGCCAAGACTGGGTGGACGCCTTGGTCCCGAGGGCCTCCTGCTTACGGTTGAGCATCGTGCCGGCGGCTGCAGCGTTGAACACGCCCCACTCGTTCCAGGCGTAGTTGGCGTCGGCCAGGGCGAAGGTGGACCGGAAGGTGAGGACGTTGGTCGCCTGCTGAGGGTACGTGGCGTCCATCGCCTTGCGGAACTTGTTCGTCGCCGCCACGAGGTCGGTCTGAGTGTTGGCGTAGGCCGTCACGCCGTCGCCCACGCCGATGTAGCTGTTGGCGTTATTGAACGTCGTCACACCCAGCGTGCCGGTGACAATGGCGGTGGCAATGCCGTCCCGAGCTGCGTTGGTCAGCCCCATATCACTCGGCCTCCTTGGCAGACAGGAGAAGGAGCGTCACGTCGCCGCTCTCGGTGTAGGCATCCATGTGCTCCTGGCAGAGCTTGAACTCGGCCCGGTGCGTCTTGGTGTGACCGCAGGCGTCGCACGTCTCTTCGCCGGCATCCAGGTGAACCGAGGCCACCGCCTCGTTCTCGCAGTTGGGCCGGCTCCAGCCGCAGACGACAACGTCAGCGTCAGCCTTCTGGCGGGCCATGCTCACTCTCCCCTCTGATCCAGTGCTCGGTGATCTCGCCGTCGTCGGTGATGATGACCTCGGCCAGCGCAGCTGCCGCCTCCTCCTCGGTCATCTCGCTGACCTCGCCATCGAATTTCTTCACTACACAGCGGGTGTGCTCGATGCCGTACTGGAGGCCGTCCGGGGCGATGAAGAGCTGCTTGACCTCGCCGCTCTCGATGAGGCCCATCTGCCCGCCGTCGAACCGCTCCTCCTCAGTGCCAGACATAGCCCAGCTCTTCGAGGTGGTCGGCCACGCCGGCCGGCACCCGCACCAGCTGGCCCTCCTTGAAGGTGTAGTTGTTGCCGACGCCGAGGGTCATCTCGATGTCGCTGTTCACGCGGATCGTCCGGGCCTCGGGTTCGACGTAGACGACCTCACCCTGCTCGTTGGTCTGCGTGGTCGGCGTGTCGTCGCGGACGTAGTCGGTGACCTCGTCGCTCAGCTCGCCCGATGCCTGATTCACCATCGCCAGCTCGTGCTCGCGAGCGGCGATTGCCTCGGCGTTCTCTCGCGCCAGGCGTGCTCGCTGCCGCCCGGTGTAGTCGGACGGCTTGACCTGCTGCGCCATTTTTATTCTCCTCGTGGTCCCGTTGCGACGGGAGAGCCTGCCCCTCCCGTCAGTTCGTCTCGATGCGGACGACGCTGTTGTCGGTGATCCGGCCGAAGCCCCAGATCGAGTACCACGCCAGGGCATGTTCCCGACCGAAGTCGAGGATGCCGCCGTCGCGCAGCTCCACCGGAAGGCTGATGGCGTGCCCGAAAGCGTTGTCACCGATCATGAGGGCGTCGTAGCGGTCACGGTTGCCGTTGCCCGTCGTCACGCCCGACGTGGTGGTGTCGGTGGTGTAGCCGGTGCCGGCGCCGTTGGTGACGGCCCGAACCTGGGTCGTCTCGATGAAGACCACGTCGAACAGTCGGCCGATCTCGCCCAACATGAAGTTGCCGGGGGCGGCGTACTTGGTGACCTCGATGAACTCGGGGTTGTCACGCAGCCGGCGGCTCTGGTGGGGGTGAACGAAGCAGACGTACGTCTCACCGAGGCGAGGCACGTTCTTGGTGGAGAGCGTCTCGACGCCGTCCTTGATGGCGGCCATCGAGAGGTAGTAGGCCCCGGTCATGTTGGCGCGGGCGGTGGCGCCCGAGCCGGCCGGCAGCACGCCCTGGTCGTAGGGCGACAGGCTGGTGATGGCACCGGCCGGGTCGCGGTAGTAGCCGTAGATGGCGCTGGGCGCACCGAGGAGCGTGTCCCGAGCGGACTCGTCCAGGTACAGCGCCATGTTGCGGCCGAGCAGACGGGAGGCCGAGGCCATCACGTCATCGAAGGAGGCGTTGAGCAGCAGCTCGGTGACGGCCACGCCGTAGCCGTGCTCGGTCACGGTGATCGGGAACTGGCTGGCCGACAGAGCGCGGGTTTCCATCCGCACGCCTTCAACCAGAGGACCCGCTTTTCCGAGGTTGTCGTACCGCATGAAGTTGACCGTGAGGCCCGGCATGACGCCCAGCTCGGTCTTCTTCACTGCGAACTGCTCGAAGCGCAGAATGGGCATGGCCTGGAACAGGATTTCCTTGCTCCAGATGGTCTGAATTGCCTGCGTCAGGGCCACGTTCGTGCCGGGGTATGAGGTCCCCGTAGTGGCGACAGACGTGGTTCCGGTGATACCGGAGGCCAATTCTCTTCCTCCTCGGACAGGTGGTCAGGAAAAAACCACAGGGTGGAAATCCAAGCCCCCGAGTGCTCCACCGAATAGTCCGACGAATTTGGATCCCGAGAAGTGCGCCTATTAAATCACCGGTACAGCTGAAAATGGATCCTAGCGTCCGTACAGACCCTGGGACCGGACCTGCTGTGAAACCGCCCCCAACAGCCGCTCCCGATTCTTGGCGTAGGTGGCGAAATCCATGTTCTTCAGGTCGTCGGGCGTCAGGTTCTGGAATTCCTGCTGGCTCTCCAGGGCGCCGACCGGAGGAGCGGTGACCGTGGTCCCCCGCTGGCCCATGCGGGCCGCCTGCTGGGCGGCGGTGAGCTGCTGGAGGATGGCGGCCGTGCGGGCCTGCACGTTCTGGATGGACGCCTCGATGGTGGCCTCGTCCGGCCCCACGGCCACGAAGTCACGCAGCTCGGGCATGATCGTCTCGGCCTCGGCCTCGATGCGCTGGAGCCGGTACTGCTGCAGCTCGGTGAAGCGACGCTCCTTGGCGAGCAGCTCCCGCTCCATGGCCCGCTCGGACTCGATGGTCTGGAAGCGCTGCTCCCACTCCTGCTCCTTGGCGGCGAGCAGCTCTTTCAGGCCCATCTCCTCCTCGGCCTTCTTCTTGGCCGCCGCCTCCAGCTGGGCGGCCTTCTCGGCCTCGGCCTTGGCCTGCGCCTCGAACGCCTCGTTGGCCTTCTGGCGCTCGGTCTTGATGGACTTCAGCTCCTCCTTCAGGCCGCCGATCTCGGCGTAGAGCTTGTCCTTCTCCTCCCGGCGCGCCCGCTCGATGTCGTCGGCGGTGAAGGTCTTCGGCTCGTTGCCGTTGGTGGCCGGCGGCGGTGCCGGCGGGTCGGCCGGCAGGAGGCCGCCCTCGACGGGCAGACCGGCGGGCGGGTCGGTGACCACCGGGTCGGCCGGCGGGTTGTTCAGGTCAGCGGGCGTCTTCGCCATCTGGTTCTCCTTGTTGGTTTTCCGAGTAACTACTGGCCGGCGTCGGACTCAGGTGAGCGCCGCTGCGCCAGCTTGGTGCCGTACGCCTTGGTCACCAATTCCTGCAGGAGCTTCTGAGAGCCGATGTCCCCGAGCTGACCACCAGCTCCGACTCCCCCACCGCCGCCGGCAGCGCCCGGCCCCGGCTGGCCGGCAGGATTCACGTCCGGGCCTCCCGCTGAATTGACCGCAGGACCCCCTGCTTCGCCGCCGACGGGCTGCGGCATCATCCCGGTCTGCTCCATGACCAGGGCGGCGATGGTCGTCTTGAGCATGTCCAGGGCGCCCTGCTCGATGGCGTCCTCGATCAGCTCCTGGGCGATCTCGGCCATCTTCTCGTCGGGGAATTCGAAGCCCAGGTCCCGCAGGGCGCCCCGCTTGGACTCCAGCCCGAGGCCCATCTTGAGCTGGATCTCGTTCAGGATGATGAGCACGTCGGTGGGCAACGGTGGCGGCCAGTGGCAGGTGCTCTGGTAGGTGAGCGGATCGTTGGGATCGAGTACGTCGAGCTGGCCCTCCTTCAGCTCCTCGTCCTGGGTGGGGTCCCACATCAGGGCACCCGGCTCCTTGAGAGCCAGCGTCAGCATGACCAGCTCGTTGACCCGCACGAACCCCTTGCCGTACTGGGTCTTCTTCTGGGCGTACTTCATCATCATCGACTGGTACTGGATGGCGAGCGCCACGCCGCTGGTGTTGCTGATCGGCACCAGCTGGCCCAGCGCCGCTTCGGGCACGCCGCTCATCTCGTGCATGGTCCGCTTGAGCAGCGAGAGGTACTCCATCGGCCCGGCCAGGTTGGCCCCCAGCTCCAGGTTGAAGACGTTCGCCTCTTTCGGCAGGCCGCCCCAGACCTTCTTCGGCCCCTTTTCCAGCTGCGACGCCTTGGCCCCGGTGATCACCGTGACCGGCGCAGCGTGGTAGTTGATGATGTCGCTGATGTCCGTCGCTTTTTCGTTGTATTCCCGGTTCAACGTGGTCAGGTCATTGAGGTCCGACAGCCCCCAGGGCGAGCCGCTCACCGGCAGGTTGACGATCTGGACGATGGGGATGACGCCGAGCGGGTTCGGCCGGGTGTCGATCAGCTCGTCGTTGACGAATTCCTCGATGCCCTGGTCGGTGATCAGCTCGGTGTAGGTGAAGACCTGGCGCGTCCCCTCCATGCTCGTGCCCCAGAACCGGTACTTGAGCTTGAAGCGCAGCAGCCGGTTGCGGTCATGGGGGTGGAATTCGGGGAAGCAGTGGGCGGGGTTGAGCGGGATGATCCGCACCCGGCCGGGATGCATCCGACCGGAAGGGTCCTGCCAGGGGTCCTCGTAGGCCACCTTGATGAACACGTCGCCGCTGACGCTGCCCAGCTGGCCGATCTCCCACAGCAGGGAGTCCTTGTCGTTGTCCACCTCCCACACCCGGCGCAGGCGGGCAGGCACGATGCCCTCCGTCTCGTCCGGGGTGCGGAACGTGACGCCGCGGCCGAAGGTGAAGTTGGTGGTGAAGTCCGACATGGCCCGGCAGTAGTTGAAGGTGAGCTGCGGCTCACCGACTTCCCGCCGGAACCCCCAGTGGTGCCCCAGGTACCAGGCCCAGTTGTGGCTGTAGCGGTTGAGCCTCTGGCCGTGAACTTCGAATTCCTCGTCGGCCAGTTCCACCAGTCCCAACGGCGAAATAGCGACCGTAAGGTCGCTCTGCGCCGCTCGAAAGGAGGGACTGTGGAAATCGATCACGGCGCGGGGTTCTCCAGGGCGTAAACGCGCCCGACCAGCTCAGCCAGGGCCGCCTGCACGGTGTCGGTGGTGGTGAGGTGGGACACAGGCGTGATGCCGATCACGCCGGCCGGGAAGTTGCTCGTGGTCGAAGGGGCCGGCACCGGAGGCACGTACGTCCCTCCCTGCTGACACGTCCAGTCTGCCGCTGACATCAGATCTCCTTCCTGAGGCCCGGTACGTCAGTGGGCTGGCAGTGCTCGTGGCGCCACCCCCGATTCCGGTCCCACTTCGAGCGCTGGTTGTAACCGATTCGCCGGCCGCATGCCGAGCATGTCGGCGCCGGCAGGTTCCTGGTCTTGATCATGCCCGTCATTCGGCCGGGGGCGCCTTGGGCTTCGTCGGCCTGGGCTGGAGGCTCTGGCGGTTGAAGACGACCTGCTCATTGCCGTCCCGGTCCACCACCCGGTCGAAGGCCGCCGGCCCGGTGCCGATCCGGCCCAGGTGCTTTACCGGGGTGCCGGGGGCGATGGGCTGGCCGTTGAGGACCCGCGGATCCTTCTCGTCCAGGCCGGCCGGCTGGAGGATGTGGGTCGAGCGGAAGGGTGGCCGGCGCGGCGGCGGCTCCGGTTCCGGCTCGGGTTCCGGCTGGGGCCGGCGGTCGCGGAAGATGTCGGTCATGTCGCCGGGGGCCGACCGGCCGGCTTGCGCGGCGGCGGGGGGTTACGCCGGTCGTTGTAGACCTGATTCGACTGCAGCCGGGCCATCGCCAGCATGTGCTCGCGGGCCTCGTCCTCGGGGCCGTAGGGGATGTGGTGGTGCTCCTTGCCCCGCACGCTGCGGTTCACGCCGTCGCCGTAGCCCCCGGAGTGGCCGCCCTCGTGCAGGGCCGACAGGTTGCCGGTCTGCTGGTCGATCAGCGTGCCGGGGTCATAGCCGTGGTGCTTCGCCAGGTGGTTGAGTAGCTGCCGGCGGGTCGTCTGCGGCCCCCAGCGGGCGGCCTGGCCCGAGCGCGCCCACAACCTGGCCCGCTGGTACTCGTCCATCGCCACTCCTCACTTCCCGTACGACCGGCCCTTGCCCTTGCGCTCAGCCCGCAGCGTGTTCAGCTCGCCCTGGGCCTTCTGGGTCAGCCGGCCCTTGGCCCGCTTGGACGACAGCTCGGCGTAGCGCTTCTCCGTCTTGGGGACGATCTTCTTGTAGGCCGCCATCAGTCATCCACTTCGGCCGGCGACAGCCGCTGCTGGCGGCTGCCCGAGCGGATGACCGACTCGAACTCGACGGCGGCGTAGTCGCTGAAGCTGCCGTGGGCGAACTCACCGAGGAAGGTGGGGGCCTCCACCCAGGCCGCCGACCCGACGTGAGCGCGCTCGCGCATCGTCTCGTCGGCGTGCTTGAAGAAGCTCTCCCGGTTGACGTGGTTCGGCCGGCCCGGCGCCGACATGTAGCCGTCGGCCATGCCCCGCTGGAAGTCGTCGGGCACGTCGGTGTCGGTGGCGACGCCCTCCTCGAAGCGCAGCGGGCCGCGGCCGCCGGGGGCGTTGGGCGCCACCTTGACCTCGTACTGGTAATTCGGCTTCTCCGGGTACTGCGGAACAGGTGCGAGTCCCATGGGAAAGACCTCCTTTAGCGGCGGATCCTACTTCTCGTGGCCCAGGACGGGGCGATGACCGCTTTCTGCTCGGGGAATACACCGGGTCGGCGGCCGTAATTCAGGGCTGAATTTTGCATCCTGGTTTCGGCAGCCAGGGCCGGAACAGCCTTGTGGGAGAACATCTGGGCGTGGGAATGGTATGCGGCCTCCTCCCCATGCCGCGAGAAGGAGCGGCCAATGGCCGCATGCCCAAACGCATCATGCACCGCCCGGAATTTGTCGTTGGTTTCGGGGTCGAGGAACGGGTGACCAACTGCCTGGTCGGCCGGCGAGCTGCCGGTCTTGTTCACCCGCAGCCGACGATTCTGCTGCAGGTCGTTGATCAGGTGCTCGTGCGTCGGGTAGATGTTGGTCCCCTCCAGCTCTGGCTCGAACTCCACCTTGACCCCCAGGCCGCCGTGCTCCTGGGGCCGGGTCAGGTAGTCGAACTGCTGGTGGACTTCGCCGGCCAGGGCGGCGTAGGCGCTCTTGACCCGGTGCTCGTGCTCGGCCCCCTGGGCGGCCTCGTAGTGGGTCGCCACCCGGTGCTGGAAGATCGGGTCGGCCTGCATCTCCGAGAGGCCCTCGTGGCTGTAGGTGCGGCCCTGGGACTCGGCGTAGGCCCGCGCACCGTGGCGCAGGTAGGGCACGCCCTGCTCGGGCTGGGGGCCGAAGTCCAGGCCCAGCTGCTCGGGCTTGCCCTCGAAGGTGCCCAGGTTGAAGAGGCCGTCCCGCATCAGTGCTGGTGGCCGTCGGGGTTGTACTCGCCCATGGTGTGCCACTTCCGGTGGAAGTAGGCCGGGCGCTCCATCTCCTTGGCGTCGTCGGGATCCATCTCGTGCTTCTCGGCCAGGTGCCGGCGCAGCGCCCGGTTGCCGCCCAGGCCGTAGGGCGACGCCTTGGCCTTGTCCTGCTGGTCGGACTCCCGCGCGGCCTGCCCACTGGCTTCCCGGCGCTCGGTCTTGGTGTCTTCCACCATCCGCTGCATGGCGGCGTAGCCCTCCCTGGTCGGCGGGAGGTGGATGCTGGAGTGCTCGCCCCGGCCGGCGCCGCAGTGCAGGCAGGTGGGACTCATCGGCTGGTCCGGCTCGTGGAACGGGCCGCTCTGGCCGTAGAAGGGGTGGTCACTGACCTTGGTCGAGAGGTTGATCTCCCGGCCGTAATCAGCGCCGCTTCCGAATTCCGCCGAGCGCCCCATCAGTTCCGCCTCTCCTGTCGCCAGGGATCGGGGTCTTCGTACATCGACTGCTTGTATGCCTGGATGCCGAATTCCTTGGCGACAGCGCGGCGGTCAGGTGTGCCGAAATCCTTCGGGTATTCCCCGCCTGTCCGCTGACTCAGCTGGGCGTCGGCGGCCAACGGGTGCTCGCCCAGCGCCTGACCCACCGCCTGCGCCAGGCTGTGGCCCTCGGGCACCTGCTCCAGCTTGGAGTAGTGGCCGGTGGTGCCGTCGTCGTTCCGGTAACTCCGCATGGTGACCCGCAGCTCATCAGCCGGATGGGTGCTCATGGCCCCACCGCCATTGGGAATTCCGAATTGGACGTGGTGCAGCGCTCGCTCGTTGTAGGGCTTCTGCTCCCACGGCGTCAGCTCGACCCGGTGCTCCCGGTGGATCGGGTGCTGCTCGTTCCACTCGTTGTTCAGCCGGCGGATGCGGCCGTAGTGCGTCTCGCCCTCGATCTCTCCAGCTCGGACGGCGGCGTCGCGTGCCAGCTCCTCGTGGGCGGCCAGCGGGACGTTGCCCTGCTTGTCCTTCTCCTTCAGCGTGTCGGAGAGCCGGGGCATGTCCTTCACCGCCGGGTGCTGGAAGTAGACCCGCTCCCGCTTCCAGTAGCGCTCCGGGTTCTTCGGCTTCTCGTCAGCCATACCGGCGCCGCCTCTCCTCGTAGAACGGTGCGGTGCTCACCTCGACGGTGGGCATGATCATCTCCTTGGTCAGACTGCAGGCCAGGGCCAGCGAGTCAGGGTAGTCATCGTGGGCCTCGGCCTCCTCGGGGGCGCGGGCCAGCAGGTGCGGCCCCTCGTAGTGCTTCTCCAGCTCCTCCATCTGGTGGATGAAGCGCTGATGCACCTTGGTCCGACGGGCGCGGGCCGACCCCGGCCACACCACCATCCGCCGGCCGATCAATTCCATGAGGTGGGTCCAGCGGTCGGACTGCTGCGGCCGGTTGGAGCCGAGCGAATGCACCTCGCAGCGCGGCAGCAGGATGCCGAGCCGCTGCGCCACTGCGTCGCCCACGCCCTGGCTGTCCACGCCCACCGCCAGCACGTTGTAGTACTGCAGGAAATCGCAGATGCGGAAGTACTGCTGCTCCCAGTCGTCGCCGTGCAGCTCCAGCCAATTCAGGATTCGGTGGTCGTAATAGCCGAATTCATCGGGTCGGTCCCAGTCCACGTAGACGACGGTCACCACGGTGGAGTCGATCTTCCGGGCCGGGTCGATGCCGACCAGGACCGGCGTCTTGAACCAGCTCTTCACGATGTCCATCGAGCGGTCGGACAGCTCCTCCATGACCTGGCTGGTGACGAACATGCCTCGCTCCAGCAGCCACTCCAGGGCGTAGCTGAGGCGGAATTCGTCGCTGTCCTCGCCCAGTCGGCGCATTTCCTGCTGGACGTACTTCCGGTAATTCGGGTTGTACTTGGCGCAGACCTTCCAGTCATATTCGAAGTGGTTCTGCTTGCGGCCCCGGCGGGTCTGGGTCCGCTTGTTGAGCTGGATTGCCTTGTAGAAGTCGCCCTTCTTCACGTCCGGCGTGCCCAGCTTGACGCGGGAGGCGTTGTAGTAGGCGCCCATCGGGCCGATGGATTTGCGGACAACGTGCTCGTCGGCGTGCTGGGCCTCGTCCACGATCAGCAGGTGGTAGGACTTCGACTCGATTTTCGCTCGGGGGTGGGCGGTCTGCATCCGGCAGAAGCTGCCCGACTTCTTGAGCTTCACGATCTTGCCCCGGCCATCGGGCATGTCATCGATGTCGGGGTCCAGCATGATGTCCATGGCGTGGTCGGACGTGAGCCGGCTGACGATGCGCGAGAAGATGGTGTCGGCCTGCTCGTCAGTGGGGGCGAAAATGCCGACCCACAGACCCCGCTTGAATTTGTCGAGCAGCGGGACGCCGTCCTCGTCCACGAAATTCTCGAAGATGGGCAGCTTCGCCAGCTGGGGCAGGAGCACGAGCAGGGCGGCCACCACGTCGGCCACCGTCTCGCTCTTGCCAGACTGCCGGCTCATGAGGATGGTCAGCTCGGCGCCGTCGTTGATCAGCACCGACTCGATCATCCGCCGGGCCGGCACCAGCTGGTAGGGGTGCAGCTCGTGGCCCACCAGCTCGTGCATGAAGATGACGACCTTCTCCACGAGGTCGTCAACGAATGCCTGCGATTTAGGGTCGAGAGGGGTGACCTCCTCGATTAAATCGTCGGCTTCTAATTCGTCCTGCTCATCGACGGCCGTCATGGATCGCCAGAGTACTCTTCGCCTCAAGCCATCTCAGCGAAGGAGCACGTCATGGAGAACGATCAGGAGCCTCCGGTCGAAGACCCCACCGAGGAAAATGCCGAGCCGGAAGCTGTGCATTCCCCGCCCCCCGAAATTCAGGAAGGTGCCGATGCCTGAGGTCGTCAGCAGAGCTTCGTGGGTGGCTCGGGCGCCGCGCTCCCGAGTCTCGCTGCCCGGCAGCCAGGGCAACACCATCCACTACGAGGGTGGCGCACTGGGGAATTACGACCACTCGAAGTGCCCCGGCATGGTGCGCTCGATCCAGAACTACCACATGGACACGATGGGGTGGGCCGACATCGCCTACTCCACCATCACCTGCCGGCACGGCACGATCTACGACTGCCGGGGCTACGGGATCCGCACCGCCGCCCAGGGAACCCAGACCGGCAACGACATCAGCCACGCCCACTGCGCCATGATCGGCAACGGCGACAGCGTTCCCGAGGAGCTGAAGGACGCTCTGCGCTGGATCGTGGAGCAGTACCGCCAGAAGGGTTCGGGCGACAAGCTCTGGGCGCACTGCGACTGGCACTCCACCGGCTGCTGCGGGCCGGTGCTCATTCCCTGGACCCACAACGGCATGCCGGACGAGATTCCGCCCATGCCCTCGCCCGAGGAGATCATCGTCAAGTTGAACGCACCCCAGGTCACCATCCTCAACCACCTGGACTGGGACGGCTACCTCCAGGTCTGCGCCGACGGCGGCGTCTTCCAGCAGGGCAACCCGCCCTTCTACGGCTCGCTGGGCAACCTGAAGCTGAACTCCCCCATCGTGGACGCCGACGTGATGCCCGACGGCAAGGGCTACATCCTCGTCGGGGCCGACGGCGGCATCTTCAACTTCGGCTCTGCGCCGTTCGAGGGAAGCCTGGGCGGCACGCACCTCAACAAGCCCATCGTGTCGATCTCCATCACGAAGACCGGCCAGGGCTACCTCATCGGTGCCCAGGACGGTGGCGTCTTCGCTGAAGGCGACGCCGTGTTCAAGGGTGCCGGGCAGTACCAGGGGTGATCCTTGCTGTTGGCTGCGACCGATCCCAGTAGCGCCATCAATTTTGCCCAGTACGGCGTACTGGGCCTCATCGTTCTGGGGTTCATCTTCGGCAAGATCGCCCCCGGCTACCTACTCGACCGTGCCGAGCAACGGATCGCTGAAAAAGACGCCATCATCGAGAAGATGAGGCTGGCGATGGAGGACAAGACGGTGCCGGCACTGATCCGCTCCACCGAGGCATTGGCCGAAGCCACCGACATCCTGAGCCGGCGCCGGCCGCCGGGAGCTGCAAGCCGATGATCTACTTCCTGCTGGCGGTCTTCGGTGGCAAGGCCAAGAAGGCGGCCGAAGAAAAACAGCGTCCTGTCGAACTGGCCGCCTCGGAGACTATTCGGCGTCTTGAGCTGCTCACCGACCGCCTCGAAGCCTCTGTGGTGGTACTGGAGCACATCATCGAAACCATGCGACGAGAAGAGGAGGAAGTACATGGTCGATGACCCGACCGGCGAACAAACTCCCCGGCGTCCCAGTGAAACGCTGGCTGTCGTCAGCATGGTCGTCTCCACGCTGAACGAGGTCATCACCGCTCTACGGGAAGAGGTGGCCGCACTGGCTGCCAGTGACCGCCGCGGTCGCAAGCTGCTCGATCTCAAGCTGGCGCTCCTCGGCATCGCTGTAGCTATCAGCCTTCTCGGCGTGGCCCTGACCTACAACCAGGCCAGCAACGTGAAGTCCATCGTGGACTACATCTCGAACTGCCAGAAGCCCGGCAGCCCGTGCAAGAAGCAGAACGACGCCGTGATCGGTGGCGCCGTCAACAGCATCGCCGCCAAGGCATACGACTCCATCACCTGCGTGCTCCTGACCCCGCCCCCCAGCCGCACCGACGAGAACGTCAAGACGTGCCGGGACAAGTACCTGAAATGAGCCGCCGCTTCGACCGCACCACGGCCTTCTGGATCGCCGGCATCGTGCTCGTGATCATCTTCTCGGTCATCCTCCAGCACAATGCCGCCAACGACCGGGCCAAACTGCGGCGGGACAATGCCGCTAAGGCGGCGCTCATTGCTTCCCTGCAGGCCCAGCGGGACGATCTGGTGCAGCAGCTCAAGTCGTCGTCGGACCCTCGGCTACAGGACATCGGGAATCAGCTCCAACAGCTCAGGGACCAGCAGAAGGCTCTCCAGAACGCTCCAGCGCCCTCTCTGAACGGCCCCCCCGGCCCGCCGGGCGTGCCAGGCATCGCAGGGCGTGACGGCGCTCCAGGCCCGCAGGGCGAACCAGGACAGCCAGGAGCGCCCGGCCCAGCTGGGCCAGCCGGCGCTCCGGGCCAGACCGGCGCCCGCGGCCCCCAGGGGGACCCCGGTCCTCCCGGTCCCCAGGGCGTGCCCGGCCCGCCGGGACCCCAGGGAGAGCCGGGACCACAGGGGCCGGCCGGCCAGGACGCTTCGACCACCACCAGCTCCAGCTCGACCACCACGTCCAGCTCGACCACCACAACCACGAGTGGGCCAGGGAACAGCCCGCTAGGAGCCGTCCGATGAACCAGAACGCCCAGCTCATCTCCGTCCTGGCCGGCGTGGTCGTCCCCATCCTGGTGGGCCTGCTCGCCAAGGCCGCCGCCAGCGCCCAGGTCAAGGCCATCCTCAACGCCGGCCTGACCGGCCTGGCCGGCGCCCTGGCCGGCGCCGTCGCCGGGAGCTTCAAGAGCTTCCTGATCAGCTGGGGGTCCACCTGGGCGGTGTCCGTCGCCAGCTACTACGGCCTCTACAAGCCCACAGGAGCGGCCGCGGCCGTCCAGGGGGCCACGGCCAGCTTCGGTGTCGGAGCGCCCCAGAAGGCCGCCTAGAGGCTCTAGACGGCCTTCTGCTCCTTCGCCTCGGGGTAGAGCATCTGGTTGACCCGCTGCCGGCTGATGCCGAAGTGCATGGCGGCCTTGGTGGCCGTCCAGCCGTAGCAGCGGTGGGCGTTGCGGATGTGGTCGTTCCGGCGCTCGTTCCGGCGCTCGTTGACCCCCAGCGGGCCGTCCCAGGCGCAGGCCGTGGAGCAGTACAGGCTGATGCCGGGGGAGGGCGCCGTCCCCCAGCCCATCTCCTGGCCGCAGCCGCGACAGCGGACGGGGAAGACCAGCTGGCCCTCCCGATCCTCGAAGATCTCGATGTCGGTCGTCATGTGCCCATCCCTGGGAAGGCCAGCTGGCCCTCGCCGGGTCGGGCGCCGGCCGTGGAGTTGTACCGGTCCATCTCGGCCAGGACTTCGAGCACCTCGGTCAGCATCCGGCTGGGGAAGAGGTAGCCCTTGCCGTACTCGTCCTGGCTGGGGATGTAGTCCCGCAGCTCCACGAATTCGAGGCCCTCGATCCTGGTGAACGAGATGTGCATCTCCAGGTCCCGGCCCTTGCGGAACCGGCGCTGAAGCTTCGTGCTGATCATGTCGTTGTCGGTCACGGCCATGGCGGTTGTCTCCTTGTCGGTCAACATCTTACCGGGTGGGGGTTGCGGGCTGGGCGAACGCCTGGGCGTCCTCCTGGGCCTTGAACCGGTGGTAGGTGAACATGTCGCCGGCTCGGGTGATCACCGTCCAGGGGCCGCCGTAGGCCGGCGCCTGGGGGTCGTAGAACGGCCCGGCGGTGACCACCGGGCGCGCCGGCTCCGGGGCCGCAGGTGGCTTTGTAGCGGCCTTACGGCCCCTCTTAGGTGCCGACGGCTCGGAAAGGTCGCGGGGTTTCTCGGATTTCTTGCCCTTGGCCTCGAAGGCCGGCGGGGTGGGCTTGAGCTTGGAGGCCATCAGCCCCGCTCCAGGTCGGCCTGGATCGCCTGCACCCAGTTTTGGCAGTGCGAGGCGATCCGCCGGTACATCTCGATGCTCTCCTCCTGGCTGAAGGCGTCGGGGTCGCCGGCCACCTCATCGATGTGGTTGAGTAGCTCTTCGAGAACCTCCTCCATCACAGGTCACGTTCCAGCACATGGGTCAGGGCCTCTTCCCGCTCCCGGCGGAAGAAGTCCTCCCGGTACCGCTCCATGGCCCGGAAGAGGGCCTCCCGGTTCTCCTCGGTGGGATCCTCCCGGTAGGCCACCACGGCGGCGTCCAGGGCGGTGAGGAGCGGGTTCATCGGGCGTACTCCAGATCGCGAATCCGACCCTCCAGCCGGTACACGTCGTCCTTGGCGTTGCGGGCGTCGCGCTCGGTCTGGTCGAGCCGGGCCTCCAGGTCGCGGACCCGGCGCTCCAGCCGGCCCAGCTCGGTGTAGATGATGTCGATGTCCATGGGCGGGGTCGCTCCTTACTTGCTGTACTTGTTGCGGAGGTAGTTGATGACGGCCTGGTTGATCTCGGCCTCGCCGCTGTCGATCACGCCGCCGTCCATGACGGCCTTGATGACGGCCCGCTTGCTCTCGATCAGCTCGTAGACCATCTCGTCCACCGTGTCCTCGGCCAGGAGGCTGGTGGCGAAGCACTGGGCCGCCTCCTGCCCGATCCGGTTGATCCGGTCCTCGGCCTGCTGCTGGGTGCCGGGGTTCCAGGGCTGCTCCACGAAAAGCACGTCGCTGGCGGCGGTGAGGGTGTGGCCCTCCTTGGCGGCCAGGATGCTGAGCACGATCACCCGGCTGGAGCGGTTCTGGAACAGCTCCTTGGCCGCCTCCACCTTCTCGGGCGACTGGCCGGCCAGAATGCTCGGGCAGCCGAAGTGGGCCACCAGCGCCTCCTGCACGGCGATGTGCCAGGCGAAGACCACGATGCTCTGGCCCTCGTTGCTGTCCAGCCAGTTCTCGATCCACTCGATGGTGGTCCGCACCTTGGCGAGGCCGGCGAGCTTCCGCAGCTCGGTCAGCTGGCGGATGGCCTGGGCGTCACCGCTGTCGGCCTTGCCGTTGTCGTTGAGGTAGCCGCCGAAGTCGGCCTCGGCCCGGCGGTAGGTGTCGAGGTCGCCGTTGAGGCTCAGCGTGGTGGGGATCCGCACGGTGTCGTTCATGCCCAGGGCCTCCTTGCGGAGCCGGCGCACGAAGCAGGCCGACCGCAGGCGGGTCTGCAGCTCGGCCTCGTTGCTGTGGCCGAGGAAGGTGGTCACGGTCTGGCCGCGGCCGATGTGCTTGCGCTCGGGGCCGCAGTACCGGAACTTGAACTTGCCCACCGGGTTCTTGGCCGGGCCGGTGACCTCTTCGAGCTTGCCGAGGATCTGGAGCTGGGCCAGCAGCTCGACCGGCCGGTTCAGCAGGGCGGTCCCGGTCAGGAGGAGCACGGCGCCGTCGGCGGGGACCTTGGCGGCCAACTTGGTGGCGGCCTTGGTGCGGAGCGAGTCGCCGTTCTTGCAGTAGTGGGACTCGTCCAGCACCAGGCCGGCGGGGGTGAGCTTCGGCTCCCAGGCGCCGAGGATGTCGTAGTTGATGACCAGGATGTCGGCCGTCTGGGGCTGGGCCTTCACGCCCTTGGCGATTTCGACCGACCGGCCGGGGAGCGCCCGGCGGATCTCCTTGGCCCAGTTCCCCTTGAGGCTGGCCGGGCAGACCACCACGGCCGGGAAGGCGCCCCGCAGCTGGAGGGTGACGAGGGCCTGGATCGTCTTCCCGAGGCCCATCTCGTCACCGATGATCGTCCGACCGTCCGTCGCCAGGGCGTAGGCCACGCCCACCGTCTGGAAGTCGTAGAGGGACATGCCCTCGGGGAGAACGGAGTCGAAGTTCAGTGCCATGTACCCAATATCGGCCGTCAGGCGGCCTAACGCAAGAGGACAGGCCCAAAATCTTGCGGGAATTAGGACAATTCGGTACGGATCTTCCGCTCCGGGTGGGGGTGCTTCGTGGTCACGCGCCGAGCGACCATGAGGTTGTACCAACCGGCTCCGCTCACGCAGAGCTGGCCGGCATCGACCCCGCAGTAAGGGCAGGGGCCGTAGTCGTCGGGATAGGTCACTATTCGGGTACCCAGGTCCCCGAGCCGGTGGGCGTGGCCTCCGTCTCGAACCACTCCTCCAGGTCGTCCCAGAGGATCTCCTCGAAGCGCTTGCGCTCGGCCTGCGTCGGCTGCAGCATCCGCATGGTGCCCTTCCCGTTCGCATCCAGCTCGTCCACGCCCTGCCAGAACGGACTGTCGGGCATCGGCTCACAGATCTCGAAGTCGAGCGGATCCCCGAAGTCATCCTGGGCCAGGCGGGCGTGGTCCCATTCGGGTGTGGCCTCCACGATCCGCCCCACGCCGCTGGTGTCCACAACGACGTGCATCGGCACCATGATCCAGGCGCTGACGCCACGGCCGCCGTCCTGGTAGCGCTCGGGCGAGCTGATCTTCCAGCCCTGGCCCTCCAGGGAGCGGGCGTGGATGCCACACACCCACTTCTCGTCGCCATCGCCATTGGTCGCCACCGACTTCGCCGGATGGCTGCAGCCGTTGTGCTGGCAGATGGTTTTAGCGTGCGGCGCCACTGAGTTTCTCCTTCAGCTTCTGCTGGTATTCCCGCCAGCTCTTGAGGCACTTCGGATGGATGGAGGCGTAGACGTTGCGGTTGTTCTTGAAGCCGGCGTGGTACCGCTCGGTGGGACCGCGCCCACCGAAGCCGTCCTTGCGGCACCACTCGCAGACCTTGAACTGGTTCTTGACCGCCTTCAGCTGCGCCTCGATGCGGGCGTAGGCGTCCTCTCGGCGCATGTACGCCTGGGCGTCCTCACCCAGCCAACTGGCGAACCGGGCGAGGGAGTCGAGCACGTCGCGCTCCAGCCGTTCCTTCTTCTTGTACTGGCGCAGGTACTTGTTCGGCTCGTCGTTGTCGGGATCGAGGTCGTCTTGGGTCAAGCCGTATTTGGCGATGAGCTTGTCGGCCAACGCCTTGGCCGTGACCGCCTCGTCGCCGGTACCGGTTGAATGGCGAAGCAGGCCCCGCACCTTGCGGGCGGCGTCATCCCTCTCCATCGTCCGGCTCCCGGTCTACGAGGTGCTCGATCACGAGATCGGACAGCTTGTTGGGCGTGGCCGCCCGCAGCATGGCCGTGCAGCTGCAGACGCAGAAGTAGCGCCCCTGGTCGTCCTTCTGGAGGGGGGTCATCTTGTGACCCTCCCGAAGGCGTGGCGCCGGCTTGTCAGCCATGCTGCGTTCCTCCATCGACCGGGGTGGCCTTCTGCATGACGAAGGCGCCCGTCTCGACCATGAGTTTGAACGCCTTCTCCAGGCTGATCTTCTTGCGGGCCGCCAGCAAACGCAGGTCCCTGATCAACTTCGGGTCCTCGATCTCGCCGTTCATGTAGACGGCGGGATTGCCGTCCGGGTCCTCGCCCAGCGTGACGTGGAAGTTCTCGTAGCCCTTCTTAGGCGCCATTGGAGGACACCATCGAGTCGGTGTAGACGCGCACCACGATGGTGTCGTAGGCCCCGCCCTTCTCGGACTTCCGAGCGGTGCGCTTGGCGCCGGCCGCCGCCATCTGATGGGCCAGCTTGGCCGGGATCTTGAATGTGGTGACCGTCGGTGCGCTGCCATCTCGTGGCTGGTGGCGGATCTCCAGCTGCGCCAGCTTGAAGGACTCGATGTTCTGTGCCATGCCTATCCTCTCCTTGCCCAATTGACGTTCATGTACATGCTCATGGCTTCCTCAGTGTCCTCTTGACGACCCGCTCGGGCTGCTGCTCTTCGTAGTGGTGCGGACATTCGCAGACGTAGGTCTGACCGTGCTGACCGGTGTAGGTGTGACGACACAGGTGGTGCAGGGCCGGCGGGTGGCCGGGCTGATCGTTGCACCAGCCGGTAATGAAGGGTGGCTTGTCAGACATTGCCTCGCCCCAGATTTCGCTGAGCATGCTTCTGGAGATCCGGCTGGCTCATCCGATCAGCTCCTGCAATGCGGTTAGCCGCTCCTTGTAGCGGCCCACCAACTGCAGCGCATGCGCTCGTTCAGCATCCGACAAGGTGCCGACATCGACGTATCCGTCGTACGCCTTCTGGGTCAGGGTCACGGCCTTCTCCAGATGACGGTGGGCCTCGGCCGTCCGCTCTGCCGGTGTGCGGTCCTTCGGTGAGCGGGGCATCACCCGATCATCCCCAGCACCTGCCACGGCTCCACGAGGGCGATGACCTCTTCGTCGTTGAGCATCCCGTTCATCAGCTCCTGGGCCGGCCGGTGGTCAACAGCGAAGGTGACGGTGCGACCGTCCTCCAGGGACGTGCCCCGGAATACCATCACGCTGCCCTCGTTCCGCACGATGGAGACAACTTCGATTTCCATTTCAGCTCCTCTGGGTGTCGCCATCGATGGCCGAGGCGAACAGATAGGGGGCGCCGGTCCTGGCCGCCCAGAATTGCGTGATGAGGGACTCGACCCGATCCTGCACCATGCGCCGGCCGGCCTTCGGCAGACGGTGTCGGCGCACGAAGCCGTTGACGATGTAGGTGACCAGGCTCTCCCGGTCGCCGGCCTTGATGTACTGGACGCAGCGGTCGCAGGCCGCCCAGTCGCCGTCGGAGCCGATGGTGGGGTCGTCGCTGAAGACGAACGTCTCGGCCGGGCAGCTCCAGGGCGCCGACAGCGTCTGGCAGAAGTCGCAGGACCGGATGCGGTCCTTCCGGCGGCGCATGTTCCGGCCGTCGGCGCCCTGGTAGATCTCGTAGTCGTTGGCGTCCGGGCGGCTCATGACGGCGGCCCGTACGGGTCGAAGGTTTCGCCCATGCACTCCTCGCACCACTCCTCGGGGCAGCTGGCGAAGGCGCGGGCCAGGGCCAGCGTCTGGTGGGAGCAGACGCCGCCGTGCTCGTCGCAGACGGTGTTCCAGCGCCCGCCCTCGGGGTCCAGGCCGGCCGGCTCGGCGTCGAGCACGAGGACGAGCGTGCCGGTGGAGCGGGCGCGGGTGGCGTAGCGGCAGCCGGCGTACTGGGCGGCAACCTTGGCGCTCATCGGAGCTGCCCCTCCACCAGGGCCACGAACTCGGCCGGCAGCTCCTCGGGCCGGCTGATGGCACTGACCCGCAGGAGCATCTCGGCCTTCGTCAGGGCGGCCGTAGCGGCCTGCTGAGCGCCGCCCAGGGCCACCATGACCTCCTGGGCCACCCGGAGGCCCACCCGGCCTGCAGCGGCCACCACAGCGGCTGCAGCGGGGTTGGAGAGCTTGACCCGCCAGCTCTTGTCGCTCGGCTCGAACCGGGCGCCGGCCTCCTTGATGGCGCTCTTGGCCTCGCCCCAGTTGCTGACCCCGCCGATGTTGAAGACGACCTCATCGTTGATGACGATGCCGTGGACCCGCTTGGCGGGATCGGCCGCCTTGGCCGGCTCGACCGTCAGGGCCTTCTCCAGCCAGGCGTCGGCCTCGGCGTCTTCGACCCGGAAGCCGTAGGTGGTGACCACGGCGGCGTGCTGGGCGTTGAGGCGCTCGGGAGCGACCCACCAGACCTTCGGCCACACCTGGCCGTCGAAGGTGGCGCCGGCCGCCTTGAGGGCGGTGCGGATGGCGTCGCCGCCCTGGTAGGGGTACTCGAACTCGACCCGGCCGGCGGGGCACTCCTGGCGGCCGGTGACGAAGCGCACGAAGCGGCGGCTGGCCGCCTTACGCTCCCGCTCGAACCGGCGGGCGTCATCGCGGGCGTCCCGGTTGGTGGGCAGGCCCCTGGCCTCCCGCACGATGTCCAGCTCGGCCATGTCCACCCCGGTGTAGGCGAGGATCTGGCGCTTGTAGGTGAGGGCGATCCGGGCGGCCTCGGCGTGAACGGCCTCGGTCCAGCTCTCGAACGGCTCGGCGGCGATCCGGCGGCCGAACATGGTGTCCTGGCCGTTGAAGCCGACCCCGTCCTCGGTGACGGCCCCGTCGCAGTTGGAGGCCACGGCGCAGATGCCGTGGTAAACGGCCAGGCGCTGGGCTTCGATGGAGAGGGTCACAGCGCCCACCCGGCCTTGACCTCGGCCCTGGGGGTGACCAGGGTGACCTTGGCGGCCGTGACCACCATGCGGATGCCGTCGGCGTCGTAGGAGACGAGGAAGGCGGGGTCCGAGCGCAGGGCGCCCCAGACGATGGCCTTCCGGCCCTCGAACTCGATGAGGTCGCCCTCGTGGATGGCGGGTGCTGTTGTCATGTTCTCTTTATCGCCCATCCGGGGGTCCGACTGCAATAGTCCAGGCCCAAAACCTTGCGTTTTCGTGGGGCGAATCGGGCATTCCTACCGCCCTGGAGCGGTAGGCGGTCAGTTCCATCGGGCCTGGGTGGAGCCGTCCACCGGAAAGGCCGGCTCGCCCCGGTAGGGCCGGCCCCGGCGCTTGGCGTTCCAGAAGCCCTGCCACATCAGCCGGCGCCACTCCTTTTCCGGCCCCGGCTCGACCGGGTCCATGAGGTCGGCGCGGGCCAGGAGGCCCTGGCGGTCGCCGGCCTCCACCAGCTTGAAGCAGTCGTCGCAGAAGGCCCAGTACCCGTCGTCCTGGTAGCTGCTCATCCGGGGGTCCGGGGAATTCGGCAGATCGAAGCCGAACGGCTCGATCTCGACCGTCCACATGATGGCCGGCCAGCCCCGGACGTAGCAGGCGTCGCACTTCACCACCCGGCGGATCACCGCTGCGTCTCCCCGTCGATGGTGGTGATCCGCAGGGCGGGAGCGGTGGCCGGCGCCGGCTCCAGGGCGGCGGCCTCGGCCACTGTGAGGGTGATCCACTGCCGGGTGGGTTCCTTCCGGCCGGCCAGCTTGAACAGGCCCTCGAAGTGGAGGTGGTCGCCCAGGGTCATCTGGCCGGACCAGGCCGGATGATCCTCGGCCAGCTCGACACTGCCCGGCAGGCCCTCGGGCCGCGTGCAGAGGACGTGGAAGCCATCGGGATCCAGCCGGCGGATAAATTCCCAGCCCGGCATGTGGTCCCGGTCCTGGCCCTCGCTGTCGTCCTCCCGCTTGACCCTCTGGATGTCGGCGGTGGTCGCTACGAGCGCCCCGGCGATGGTCACTCCTTGCATGGCCCGGCTCCTATGTCCCAACGGCGTGGTATTTCTGTCTGGGCGCCAGCATACCGCCTCGCCAGGGTCGCAGGGAAGAGTCTTCCCCGCAAGGCTCGAGCGCTAAAGTCTTGACAGCCATCGTACGATGTGGTCGGTGGGCAGAGGTCTGCCCACGTTCCCGAGAGGAGACTCGTGGTCACGAAGAAGCAGGCGGCCCAGGACAACTGGCTCGCCATCAACCGAAAGGGCTTCGCCCAGGTGCTGGCCCAGAAGGGCCGTGCCCGCATCCTGGCCGAGCTGGTGAGCAACGCCCTCGACACCGAGGCCGGTACGGTCACCATCACCTTCAGCCAGTTCAGCGGCCGGGCCGACATCACCGTCGAGGACGACGACCCCCAGGGCTTCGCCAACCTGGCCGACGCCTACACGCTCTACGCCCCCAGCACCCGCGCCCATGACCCGAAGAAGCGGGGCCGCAACGGCGCAGGCGACAAGGAAGTCCTCGCCCTGTGCGAGTGGGCGCAGGTCCGCTCCACCACCGGGGCCGTCGAATTCAACGCCGACGGCAGCCGGGTGGTCACCAAGGACACCAGGGTCGCCGGCTCGCAGTTCTCGGCCAACCTCAAGATGAACCAGGGCGAGGCCAACGAATTCATCCAGCTCATGCACGAGCTGCTGGTGCCGGCCGGCGTGGCCGTCTGGTTCAACGATGAGGCCATCGTCTCCCGCCAGCCGCTGCGGGAATTCCAGGCCACGCTGGGCACCGTGCTCCGAGACGCCGAGGGCAACATCTCGCCCACCCGGCGGAAGACCACCATCGGCCTCTACGAGGTGGCCCCTGGCGAGACGGCCCACATCTACGAGCTGGGTCTACCGGTGGTCGAGCACGATTCCCGGTGGCACGTCAACATCGAGCAGAAGGTGCCGCTCGGGCGGGACCGCAACAACGTCACGCCGGCCTACCTGAAGGAGCTGCGGGAGCACGTCCTCAACAACAGCTACGACCTGCTGACCGAGGAGGACTCGAAGAGCCGCTGGGTGCGCGACGCCTACGAGGGCGCCACCGACGAGGCCGTGGCCGCCGTGGTGAAGAAGACCTACGGCGACAAGGTGGTCATGGCCGACCCCTCCGACCGGGAGGCCGTGACCCGCTGCCAGGAGGCCGGCTACACCGTCATCCCGAGCCGAAACCCGTTCCCCGCCGGCTTCGGTGAGCGCCTGCGGGCGGTGGGCGTCCAGCCGGCCGGTCAGGTCATGCCCACCTTCGTCGTCTCCTCCCCGGACGGCAAGCCGCCCATCCCCGAGGAGCAGTGGACCGACGGCATGCGCCGGGTGGTCGAGTACTCCCGCCGGCTGCACATGGAGCTGTTCGGCATGAAGCTGCGGGTCGCCATCTTCGACATCAAGCACCCCGACAAGCGCTGGCTGGCAAAGACGAACGGCCGGGGCAGCCTGGACTTCAACATCGGGCTGCTGGGCAAGAGCTGGTTCGAGAAGCCGGACCAGGCCAAGGTGGACACCATCCTCGTCCACGAGTTCGCCCACCGGAAGGCCGAGTTCCACACCGACGAGCGCTTCTACGAGGAGTGCTGCCGGCTGGGTGCCATCCTGCGGGAGGTCCCCCTGCGGCTGTCGGACGTGGAGATCTGATGTACCCCGACACCGCTGACGGCCGCCCCCGCGACCGGATCGAAGCGGCGCTGTGGCTGCACTCCTTCCTCGACATGGAGGAAGGAGTGCCGGCCACCGAGGCCGAGCGGGCCGACATCGAGCGTGTCCGGCCACTGCACGCCCTCCTGGTCAACGGCTTCAAGAGTGAGGGCGCCGTCATGGGCTTCTTCGAGGAGCCGGCCGTAGACCTCCTGCAGCACCACGTCGATCAGCTGGGCTTCGTCAAGCAGCCCACCGAATTGAAGGGACCGGTGTACGTGGTCTTCGCCAAGCCGGTGGTGGTGGCGACAGACGAGACGGAGCCGGTCTACCTCCACGCCTTCGGCTTCTCCGACGGCGCTGTGAGCCTCCACAGCATGCGGACGGCCACCACGCCTCCGTCCCTCGACTACTTCTACTGGAAGTCGGGAGAGACGCTTGTGGAGGCCGTAGAACGGGAGCAGCGACCGTGGGCGCCGACGCTGCAGGTGGCGGTGGCGGCCACTGCCGCCTACCTCATGGATCCCCGCCAGGGCCACATGGCCGTCTCCGGTCGGTTCAGCGCCGCCCAGCTGCAGCCGATGCAGCGCCAGCTCGGCAAGGCCGGCATCAAGACGTTCATCCCGTACAAGGGCCTGGCCTGCCTCACGGCCAACCCCGTCTTCATCGACGGCCAGACGCAGAGGAGCGGACGATGAGCAACTACCGCTACATCCCGATGCAGTTCTACGACTCGCTGGCCGATGCCAAGCGAACGCTGAAGGAGAACAGCCTCACGGCACTCCAGCTGCAGCTGTCCCTGCTCGAATGGCTGGAACGCCAGGCATCGATCCCGGCCTACCAGAGCTTCATCACCACCCACGGCCACCGGCCGGTGGAGGACGACGCCACCCGCCAGATGCTGGGCGAATTCCTCCACCGCCAGGTGCGGGACATGGCCGGCACCGCCTCCACCCACTGGATCAACGACGACATGAGCGCCATCGTCAATATGGCCGCCCTCGACATGAAGCCCTCGGGACTGCGCGCCCCGGACCTGCCGACCGACACCGGCTGGATGGTCTTCGAGCGACCGGTGCCCCTCTTCTTCGGAGGGGCGGGTGGTGATCCCACCGAGGTCCGTATCGCCGCCATCGGGTGGCAGGTGGGCACCGTACGGCGGGCGCCGCTGTCGGACGCCGCAGACGGCGCTACAGACCCCTCTGCCGGCCAGCTGGTGCCGGGGGTCAGCTACTACCTCTTCCAGACGGCCCATGACGCCGCCGTGCTCCAGAACACCATGGCCGAGCGCCGGGGTGACGAGGTGCGGGTGACCGAGGACGAGATCGTCCGCTCCCAGGGGCCGCTGCCCATCTTCGACTTCAGCGGGTGGGCGTACGACACGCCCTGGAACACCGTGTCGGTGGTCAACGAGGAGCAGGCCGGCTACAGCGACGAGCAGGGCGCCCAGTACTGCCACGCCGTCGTAGACCAGGCCCGCCGGCTGCTGCTGGCCGCCTGGCGGATCTTCCGGCAGAAGAACATCGTCCAGCGGGACGTGACCGCCCAGCCGAACCACCAGCTGCGGAAGCGGGCCGCCCGCGTCAGCTTCACGCCCGAGATCAACGACATCGTCATCATCTCCATGCGGACGACGGTCTACCGGGGCCTGCAGAAGAAGGCCGCCGAGGCCGCCGCCGAAGACGGCGAAGAGGAACCCACCAGCTGGTACCGGTGCAAGTTCTTCGTCCGGGGCCACTGGCACCCGTACTGGACCGGTCCCCGCGTCGATGAGCCGTGCGAGCACAACCTCGTGGAGATCCCCGACTCCGACGACCTGCTCTGCACGCTGTGCGGCCGGACGCTGATCGAGAAGTACGTGCTGCCCTATCCGAAGGGCAACCCCAACGGGCCGCTGCTGCTGCACAAGCACATCCTCTCCCTGGAGCAGTGATGACAGAGTACGAAGGTCTTCCCTTCGAGTTCTACGAGGCGCTGATGCCGGCCCTCACCGACGACATGACCAACGAGGACAAGCAGGCGCTCATCCACCGGGTCCTGGCCGACTGGGACAAGTCCAAGGACGCCCGTTTCCCGCCCGGCGTGGCGGTGACGAGGGAGCTGGCCGAGCTGCGGCTCGTGGCCTTCACCCGCCGCTGGGCACTGGCCCAGGCGGCCACCGACGGCGAGACGCAGCATGGGTAAGGCGAGCCGGCGGAAGCGGGAACGGCGCAACGAGCCGTCGCCCTACTGGAACGAGCCGATCAAGGTCATCGGTCAGCCGTCCGGTGAGGTCATTGCCGAATTCACCGATCCCGATCTGGCCCGCCGGTTCAGCCAGGAGATCATGAGCGGCGCGACCAAGGAGGAGGTCACCGAATTCGTCAGCAAGGCCATCAGTGAAGAGATCGCCCGGCAACAGGCGGCCAAGGCCGTAGATGGGGACACGCAAAATGGATGACTACGTGGCCCTCATCAAGGAAGCACAGAAGGCCGGCGCCGTCGTCCGGCAGGGACGACGCCATCTCAAGATCACCACGCCGGACGGCCGCCTGATCGTGGCGTCGCTCAGCCCGTCCGACCGCAAAGCCCACCACAACCTCCGGGCCGAGCTGCGCCGGGCGGGACTGTTGCCCCGTAACGGGTTCCAGCCGACCGAGGAGGAGCAGGTGGTGCTCGACCAGCTGGTCGATGGCGGCCAGCGCATGACCGAGCTGCCGCCGAAACGCCTACTGGACAAGGGACTCGTCCGGGCCAGCAAGCGGTCCAAGGGCTGGATGGTCTGGCTCACTGAGAAGGGGAAGAGTACGCAGCCCCCACCCGGCGCTTGAATTCCCGCAGCAGCTCCAGCGCCGCTTCGCCGGCCATCACCGCCTCATCGATGTGGGTGATGTCGCGGTCATGCTCGAAGTCATAGAGCGCCCGGCCGATCTGGTAGAGGCACTGCTCGATGTGAGGCGGAAATTGTCCATCCGGCAATAGCGCAATCCGCTTCGCCAGCGCCGTTGCCTCCACCTTCGTCTGTGCCTTCTTGAGGAAGCCCATTGTCCCAGTCCTTGATGTCACCGACGGCGGCGTCGAGGTAGCGGACACCAGCGGCTGCGAGCGCCGCCTCCTCGTCGGGCGCCGCTCCCGTCCACACTCCGACCGCCAGTGACCAGTGGCGGCTGATACGGATGCCTACGCCGCTGCCGATTCGGCACCGCTCCTCAATTTCCCGCGCCCAGGTCCGGGTGACGAACCTCGGGGGCCACGGCCACCTTTGGAGGTGCCAGTAGATCGGGAGCCGGCCGCCTTTGATGTCGGGCACGATGCGAGAACCTCGTCTGCTCTTTCCAGCCACTCATCAATTTCAGGGTGAGCGTGCATCCCAGCCTCCTACACGTCAGCCGGCCACTCCTCACCATATTCGAAGAACGGGTCGAGCCGGCGGTTGATGAAGCGCCCCGTACTGGCTACGCCTTTGAGGTCCCTCCACACATTCGGCGGCACGTCGTAATAGCCGTAGACCCGCCCGTTGCGGAACTGAATTCGCAGCGTGCGCTCCTGGGGGTTGTAGCTCACCCGGTGGGAGCGCGGCCGGGGGGGATTGATCGTGGCCGACGGGTCCTTGACCTTGGTGCCCGCATACGTGAACCGCCCCAGCTCATCGCGGGGCGGTTCCTCGTATTGCTCCGTCTCGTCGCCGTAGAAATACGGCGGCGACTCGTAGTACTTCGGGCTGACCCGCTTCGGCATTTAGCCGCCGGCTTCCTCGATGGCGGCCAGCATCTCGTCCTTGGACAGGCTCGTGGTGATGCCCTCGTAGCCGCGGCCCTCGGCGTATTCCTGCAGCTCGGCCTTGGTCATCTCGTCCAGGGTCTTCCCCTCGTAGTCCTCGGTGGCCTCGGGGTGGTCGGCCGGCGTCGGCGCCTCCATGCCGGCATAGCCGGTGAGGTGGGGCGACTCGGCATCGATCTCCCGGTTCAGCGCAATGCCGCCGGGCGGGTCCACCGCCGCCTTGTCGTCGGTGAGGTAGTTCTCCTCGATGATCCGGCGCGGCTCCTCGGGCATGTCCTCGGGCAGCTGGTCCGGGTGGTAGCGCTGCGGGTCGGTCTGCCCTGGCGGTTCCGGCATCGTCTCGTCCTGGGCTGACCATTCGGTCAGGTGATCGGCATTGGCTTCCATCGGGCCTCCTGGGTGAAAGAGTTGGCGGGGATGTTACTCCGAGACAATTTCTGCGTCCTCTACCCCGTCCGGCAGGGGGGCACCCTCCATAGTCGGCGGTGGCGTCGGAGTGGCAGCGGCCGGGTCGGCCGAGAACACCCGAATGATGAGGCCGGCGGCGTAATGCTCGCCCCGCATCCCGTCGAGCAGCTCCCCGACGACGGTGGGCACGTCGGCCGCCTTGATCGTATTGGTGGTGATCTCCTTGCCGCCCACCGTCACGCTCAACAGCACATAGCCGTCGAGCCGGAATCCCTCGTTGACACCTTCGACAAAAGCTGCCCCCAGGCCGGCATCCTTGACCGTGGCCTTGTTCTCACGCCGCATTGATCGGCTCCAGCGGGTCACCGGGGTCGGTATCGAGATGCTTCACCGGCCAGGGCTTCGGATAAATGAGATCGGCGCAGCTGTCGCAGTAGTAGTCCACGTTGGCGCCGGGGTTGGTCGTCTGCTGGGTGGCCGGCTGGCCGCAATTGGAGCAAGGGGCGGCGGCCCCTTGCTCCTCGGCCGTCTCGGGGGCCGGGGCCACTGTCTCCTCGGCCGGCGCCGGGGCCTCTTCGGTGGGTGTGGTGGTCTTCCTGGCCGGCATGGCCCCTCCTTGGCTTCCAGAGGCCCCTGGAGGGCCTTCTCCCGCCCTCCAACCTACTCAGCCGTACATGTGCCCGTAGCGGTAGGGCGGCTCGAAATCGATGGGGTGGGCCGGTACCCGGCGGGTGTCCAACTCGACGGCCAGCGCCCGCAGCTCGCCGTACATCGCCCCGCCGCCCATGTAGGCCGCCCAGACGACCTCGGTGTAGATGTTGGCGGCCGTGTCGGGGTCCCCCAAAGCGAGCGCCCGGCGGGCCTCGATGATGCGAGGCCCCCACCGGGCGTCGTCCACGGCTATGGCCGCCGCATCCAGGGCGGCGATCAGCTCGGCGTCGGTCACATGTTGAGCATCTCACGCAGCTTGGCGATCTGGGCCGATGCCTCGTTCTTGGCGGCGGCGTCGCGCTGGGCCTGCTCCAACTGGCGGTGGGCGGCGCTGATCTCCAACTGCTTCTGATCCAGCTCGGCCCGGAGCTTCGTGATGATCTTCTGGTCGTCCTCGTGCGCCTTCTGCAGCTGGGCGTTCTCGGCCACCACGATGTCCAGCTCCTGTGTCAGGCGCTCGTTGTCGGCCTTGAGCTTGCCCACGGCGTTGATGATGCCCTCGATGATGTCGCCGCTGGCCGGCTGGTGGCCGTTGGCGCTCGGCGTCAGCCAGATGGCGTAGGTGCCGGTGCGGTCGGCCTGGCGCTCGATGATGCCGGCCTTCGCCATGGCGGTGAGCGTGGAGGACACCGTGGCCGTACTGGCCCCCGTCTTGGCGGCGATGGTCTGGGCCAGCCGGCCATTCTGATCGGTCAGCCGGCCCTTCTCCAGCAGCTTGGTGATCTTGGCCCGGACGCTCGACTGTGCTGGCATGGCATGCTCCTAATGCAAGGTCGCAGAGTGTGACCCTTGCATTATGCCATGAGGGGTGCTATCAGCAGCCCGGCCCCCGGACAATTCGGTAGATGCGCCGCCGGCTCTTGATCTGGTTGGTCATCTCGTAGACGACCTTCCGGCCGGCGACGGTCGGATCGGGCAGGAGCAGCCGGCGCCAGTCCTCGCCCTCCTGCTCGGCACCGACCTGATCGATGTCCACGTCCTGGCCGTCATGCGGCCCGCCCCAGAGTCTCGCCTTCACAGCTGGGCGCGCACCTTCCGGTAGAACTCGGTGGACTCGGCCTCGGCCAGCACCTCGGTGGCCGTCGCCGGCATGAACTGGCAGTGGCAGCGGTCGCAGTACTCGGGCTGGCCCTCGCTGTGGTTGAGCACGCTGCGGATCAGGTCCCATACGTCGTTGAGCCGGCGGTGGAGCACGCCCCCGCCGCCGGCCACGCCACGCCCGGTGTTGCCCCGGTAGCGGAAGCGGTAGGGGTACTCGCCGTACTCGTCGTTGGGCCGCAGCTTCTCCTCCCGCAGGATCTCCATCCAGGCGATCAGGTCGCCACCCCTGCTCGTCTTGACCTCGACGTAGATGCCCATCAGGCCGTCACCTCGATGTCGGTGGAGGAAGGCTCGGGGACCTTGGCCTTCGAGAACGGGACGGTGGGCGCCGGGTGCTCGGCCTCCCAGGTTGCCAGAGCCTTGAACGCCTTCGACATCCTGCGGATCTCCTCCCGCCGGATCCGCAGCGCCGATGACACCTGATCCCAGACCAGGATCAGCTGCTCGATGCCGACCTTCGACGGAATGAGCCGGCCGTCACGCCGAACACCGTCAACGTCGTCCAGACCGTGGATCGGGACGTTGGTGGCGATGACCACCCGCAGGGCCTCGATCAACGGCGCCAGCTGGGACTGCCACTCATCGATCCAGGCGATGTGCCGGCGCTGGCGGTCCCAGAGGAAGACCATAACGGCCAGGAGCACGGCCTGGATCACCGCAACGACGATCACTGCTCTTCCCCGCACGCTAAGCCGTCGTTATGCGCGCCCTGGCGGGGTCGCTTGTCCCCGATCTGGTGAACGAGGATGAGCGCCCACTTCTTGCGTCCGAACAGGATGCGGAAGCGGTTGTTGAACCCCGCCTCGTCTATCGCCCGGAGCGTCTGGTCGATGGTCAGCTTCCTACTCAGACGCATGGTCGGTCCCGTCGATATGTTCGGGGCAGGGTCGGCGGTTCTGACAGGTCTTGAACAGGCCCGCCCCGACGAATCGCTCCTGCCCGATGACGGCGCCGCAGAGGTCGGAGCCGTCGGAGTGTTCGGCCCAGCACTTGCGGCAGGTACGGGGGTACTGGCCTCGGGAATGCCACTGGTGGCGGGCCACGCTCTGGCTGAACGGCACGTCATCGAACGGAATCCAGGCGTTGCCCTTCGTGTCGCAGGGGCCGCTGTGGGCGTACTGGAGACAGCAGTCTTGGTTCGAGCAGGGTGCGGGGTCGTAGCAGTCGTTAGGCGGGGTGGACGGCCACCAACCGAAGCAGCGACGACAGCGGAATCCCGTCTCTTCACGACGGCCGCACGGTTCAAGATCGTGCACTAACTCGGCGTGCTGGTCGGTCATTCCGCACCGTCCACGAGGCCATAGACATCGCCTCGGTACTCGGTCCCATCGGGCAGCTTGTAGACGGTCCAGGTATCCTCACCGTCGCTACGGGTCCAGATCTGGAGCTTCACGTACCGTCCCGGGGGCGAGTACACAATCGGCGTGCTGGGCGTCGATATCGCTCATGACAACTCCCATCCCAGGAACCTGCGGGCCTCGGCGTCGGAGCACGAACAGTCGTCCGGGTGGTCGCATTTTCCCCAGTCGATGACGTGGCGACGGAGTAGCTCCTCGGCCTTCTCTAAGCGAGGCTCGAACTCGTCCAACTGGGCTTGTGGAACCCGAACAGTATCGGCGGGACGTACGGGGTCGGCCATCACATCTTCCCGGCCACGATGTCCATCAGGAACTCCCACGCCTGCTTCGTCCACCGGGCATCGTTGAGGGCGTGGTGCTCGTCGGCCTCGGCCTGCTCGGGCAGCTTGGGATTACCCAGCATCCAGGCCAGCTGCTTCACGTCGAGGCAGAACATCGGCCAGGTCTTGGGCAAGTCCATCATGGAGCCGAAGAGCTGGCACATCACCACCCAGTCGTAGTCGGCGTAGTAGGCCCAGAACTCCGGGTGGGCGCCGACGAAGTCCTCCACCTCTTCAGCGATCTCCCCCCGGTGGCGGTAGAACTTCTCCTCGCTGGACGGCTCCAGGGCGGGAATCACGTTGGCCTGGACCCAGACGTTGGCGTTGAGCCAGTCGGCGTCGCGGTTGATGGCGTAGTACGCCTCGTTGTTCTCGCTCACGATGCCGATGGAGAGCAGGTCGATGGTCCGACCGTCCTCCATGAATTCGGTGTCGAACCAGAACCGGGTCACGCCGGCACCTCCATCGGGACGCCGGTCACGGTGAACGCCCCGATCCGCCAGCCGATGCCGAGGAGGCGGTGGAGCACGAGATCGAGGTCGTCAATCCCGAGCACCACCGTGCCCCCAAGGCCCCGGAGAACCCCGCTCCAGGCTTCTGGGGTGACTTCCTCGATGCCGACGAAGTGCCAGCTCTCCAGGCCGTCCTCCCGGTCATACTCCGCACGCAACAGCTCCATGGCCCTCGCTGATGTGTGGCAAACGATGATGCGGTGCTCGCCCTCGGGCGCCGACCTGGCCCACTCCAGCAGCGCCGTCGTCTTGCCGCGCTGGCGGTCAGCCACGTAGACCTCGATCACTGCGCCACTTCACTGAAGAGCTTGTTCAGCGCTTGCTGGAAGGCCGAGATGAGCACCTTGGGATCGGTGCCGCCGGCCTTCGACCACTTCACCCAGAAGGTCACCGCCGAGCGGTCATCGTCGTCGCTGTTGTAGTGCAGCACGTCGGGCGACTGGAGGAAGAACCGGATGCCGTAGAAGGTCTGGCCGCTGTCCACCACCTTCTTCACCAGCTCGACCTCGTCGGTCAGCTCCTCGGCGTAGAGGTTCAGTCTCATTCGCTGGCCCCGTTCTTCAGGTAGGCGAAGAAGACGGCCGCCGTGGCGATGACCGTCTCGGGGGTACCTTCACGGCGCTGGTGGTACTCGATGGCCCGGTCGAGGGCCAGGACCCGACCCTCGACATCACTCGGCTCATAGCCGGGGCCGGCGGCCACTGCCTTGCCGGCGTACTCGTCATCCATTCTGATTCTCCTTCATGGGTTCACGTACTCCTGTGTCGGGTCACCGTCCGGCCGGCGCCGGCCACTGCGTGGATGACGCATCCAGCCGGTGGGTTCTCCGGTGCCGTCCCAGCTGTAGAGGGCCGCGACCGCAGCCACCTGGCTGTCGTATCACCAAACGTCGTCCCACACCGGCACGGTCTTCGGCCCGATGCCGAGCCGGGCGCGCCCGAAGGTGATGGGGAAGACGGCGGCCATGCGGCCGTCCGGCATGTCCCTGGTGATCACGTAGCCTGCCGCGCCCGCGCCGCCATCAACGTGGCGATGAACACCCGGATGTCCTGCAGGCACTCGATGTTCCAGATGGTGTCGGCCTTCGGGTAGAAGCAGTACTGGCGCCAGGCGCCGTACCACCGGATCTCACCCAGGATGTCACCGTGATTGACCGAGCGCACCCAGATGATCTTCGTCTTGCGGTTCTTGGCGGTGGTGTCGATGAAGTCGAGGTACCGGGTCTTGGCGAGCGACTCTCCGATCATGCCCGGCTCAGCGCCTTCGAGAGGACCGCAGCGTCGAGCTGGAGCAATGTCCCCCGTACGGCCGCCCGGTGGGCGTGGGCGGCCGTACGGAAGCTCTGACGGGCCACTGCGCTCATCGGGAAGCGGGCGGCCACTATCCGGGGGTAGCAGCTGTTTCCCCCCACGTCGGGGTGCTCGGCTTCGAGCAGGTGGCAGACATCACAGACCCGCCGCCGGCCGAAGGGCAGGGTGGTCCGGCCCTGAATGTTCACCCGGTCGTTCACCGATGAATCTCCCGCTGGCGCGCCGCTAAGGTCCGCTTGGCGATCTCGTCAGCGCTGACCACTGCCTCGGTCATCGGCTCCAGCTCGGTGGCCGGCTTCCAGCTGACCATCTCGATCCCAGGCCGGCCCTCGGCCTGGGTGGCGGTGCCCCAGTACACCTGCACCTGGCCCCGGCGTACCGAGCGCACGATCCCGCCCTGGCCCTTCCAGACCACTCTCTGGCCCTTCCGGTACCGGGGCGGGATCTCGTCAGGCGTGCGGATGTCCACGATCTTCGGGACATGCCCGTTCCCCTTGCCGTTCTTGGCGGCCACCTCAGTCGAGCTTGTCGAAGAGGGACTTGAGCCACAGCCGCACGTCCTCGTACGTGGTTTCCGAGGAGTCGTTGAAGCTCGGCATGGAATTGAAGCCCTTGTCCTCGGCCACGGCCATGTCGAGGAACGCCTGGACGGCCTCCCCCACCCGACGCCGGGCGGCGTCCAGCTCGGTGTGGCCCTTGACGGCCAGGCCCAGCTCCTGCGTGGCCCGCGCCAGGGCGCCGATGAGGCAGTACTGCTCGACGTGCGCCTCGCTGTTCCAGGCCGTGGACTGGCCCTTGACCCAGTTCGCCTCGGTCGCCATGAGGGCCAGCATCCGCTCGATGACGAGCCGGATGAACGGCTTGACCTCCTCGATCTGCTCCGGGGTCACCAGCTTCGGAGCCGGCGCTCCGTAGTGGTAGTCCGGCCACCCCTCCTGCACCACGCTGTGGTTGTGCGAGCTGTTTCCGCCCACGCTGATGTAGGCGCCGTGGTTAGCCGGGTCCGGCACCGCCTGCACGTAGTGGCTGTGGGCGGCGGCGTAGCCGTCAAACGCCTGCTGGATCGAGTGCATGTGGTTGGCCCACTGCTCCTTGATGCCGAGGCCGCTCTTGTTCGCCATTCTGGTTCTCCTAATCGCTGTCGAACGTCATCGTGTAGGTCGCTTCCCAGCTGTCGCCGTTCTTCAGGGTGACGTTGTGGCCGAAGACGCCGGGATACTTCTTCTTGGCCTCCTCCGTTGCCAGGCCCATCTCCTCGGCCATCTGTTCCTGCTCCAGCCGCCGGGCGTTGTCCTGGGCCAGCTTGAGCAGCTCGGCCATGACCTTGTCGGGCGGGACCTCGGGACTCGGCTCCTTCACCGAATACCGGCCCGTCTTGGTGCCGGCCAGGCCGCTGGCCGGGGCGGCCTTGATCTGCTCGGCCGCCTTCTCGATGTCGGCCCAGGTGACCGGCTTGGACTCCTTGATCTTGGAGGAGTTGAGCCAGGACTGCTGCAGCTCGGCGGCCATCTCCGGGCCGATCTCCTGGGGGATCTTCACGCCCTCGTCCAGCCATTTGGCGAACACCGCCTGGCCCTGGAGCTTCGGCTTGGCGATGCCCATGAGCTTCTCGAAATCGGAGGCCAGGACGGACGGCTCGACTCCGGTGGGCAGGTCCCCGAAGGCGGCGGCCACCACGATGTTGACGAAGAGGTCGATGGCGTGGCGGTACTCGGCGTCGAAGTGGTAGCGCTTCTGGGCGCTCATGCCGTTGACCAGGGCCTCGGTGGCCCGACGCCGCGCCCGCTTCTGGAGGCACTGCACAACGATATCGACCAGCTGGCGCTCGCCCTTGTCGAGGGCGTCCCCGAACCCCTTCTCCACGTCCTTGATCAGCTGGTAGAAGAACTGGCCGTACACGAGATGCCTCCCGATTGGCAAGGCGCCAAGGGTAAACCCTGCCGTCGTCCGGCGCCACCCAATTCAGCTCTTGATGACGTAGGCGAAATTGAGGGCCGGCTGGCCCATCCTGGCATCCAGCCGGCGGGCGGCTTCGGGCCGGGAACTGGCCCGCAGGTCCGGCACCCGGAACCGCCGGAAGCGCCACCGCCGCCTGGATGGCCCGAAAGCGTCCCCGATGGCGCTGTAGAGCTTCGGGTAGAGCGCCTGGGGCACTTCCTGGCCGGCGCACATCAAAAAGCCTGGAGGGGCCTCTGAGCCGCTCCAGGGGAGGACGGTGCCCGACGGGACGAGGGCGCTGTAGGGGGTCTGGCCTCGGGCCGCTGCCTGGGCCGGCGTGGGGGCCGCCCAGTCCATCCCCTTGAGCAGCATCGGCATGAAGGGGGTAAGGGCCAGCCCCTTGAGGAAGGTGCGCCTCTCCATGGGGCGACGTTAATCGATGCGCCGGACCCGGTGGAGCGGGATTTTCGCCTTGGTGGCGGCGTAGCCCTCGGCGCTGGCCCGCCATTTGTCGTCGGGGTGGTAGTCGATCTCCAGGGTGTGGCCCCGCGGCGCCCGAGCGCCCAGGGTGTCGCCGGCCCGGCCCTGGTGGCGCCACCGCTCGTCGGGCGACGCCGAGGCCCTGGTGTAGCCGCCCCCGCCCGAGGTGGCCTGGAGGTAGCCCTGCTCCTGGGCCGATTTCCACTCCTCGGGGTGGACGACCCGGTAGAGCTTGCTGACCGGCGTGCTCACGGTGGCGCCGTGCATGCGGACCCGCAGTCCGTCCCGGTGCTCGAAGATCGTGCCGCCGTAGTGCTCGGCCGGGTCGTAGCTGATCGGGTTGGACATCGGCCGGTGGCCGGCCTCGGAGAGGGTCTTGCCCAGCTCGGCCAGAGCGTCCTCGAATTCCTCGGAGCGGCTCATGGCCCTAGCTTTTCACTTTTCCCGACTCGAAATTCAGCCAGTCGTTGTGGAGGGCGACGACATGCTCGGCCAATCGACTGCTGTCCACGAGGCCGATCACGATCCCTTCCTCCTCCAACATGGCGTAGATGTTGCGAAGCCCTTTGCTGCCCAGACGCCAATGGGCGGCGATGATGGCCTTGGAGTCGGCGTCGTTGCGGGCATCGCCTTTCATGGGCCGACGTAGGGCTTGCCCCGGTTGGGATTCGCCATGGCCTCCATGCGGACCTCGGGGGGCCGGGTGTCACCCCAGTTGCGGATCATGCTGCCCTGGCCCAGGCCGGCCCGCTTGCCGTAGACCTTCTCGGGCTTCTCGGGGGGCTGGTCCGGCCCCGCCCGGTAGTCCTCGCCGGGGAAGAGGGACTGGGTGAACTGGTCTTCGTTCAGGTTGGGGTTCATGGCTGCGTCCTTCATCCGGTCCCGCCGTGACTGGGCATGAACGCCCGGTTGAAGAGCATGTCTGCCCGCTCCCGGCTGCCCTGGTTGTACGGCGCCGTGGAGAAGAGCTGACCCTGGTCGAGAGCGCTGCTCTGCGTGGCCCGGAACGCCTTGAGACGGCTCTCCCCCGGATCCACCCGCTCGGGGTCGTACTCCCGCCGACCCAACTGCTTCTGCTCCCAGCGGATCAGGGGATGGGCCTTGGCCCCCGCCGCCTTCACCGCTTCGCCGTGGGTCTGGAGAAACTGGCGCGACGGGGCCAGAGCGGAAATCGAGCCGCTGTCCTCGACGGCGTTGCGGTAGTAGTGGACGCCCTCTTTGGGACTCCAGCGGTTGCCTTCGTCGGGCGCCGGGTTGGCCGGCGAGCCACCCGGACCCTGCCAGTTCGGCGTCGTTTCGCCTTTGAGCCGCACCGGAAACGAGCGCCAGGGCTGCGGCCCCTCGTCGTAGGTGCCGGGGAATTTATGGCTGGGACCGAGGTCGCGCCGTCGCTTGTCGGCCGCCCCGAAAGAGCCGACGTGGATACCGGCATTTTTGGCCCCGCCCGTCCGGGGAAGCTGTTCGCCGTAACGACCGTGCCACCACGTCCTCGGGTCGGCGGCAAACTGGCTGCGGGTCTGCTGGTGCGGCTCCAACATGAATTCGCTGCCCTCGACGGAAAAGAGCTGCGGGTTGCGGTGGCGGTGCTCCCGGCCCATGTCGTTCAGGTACTGGCTACGAGCGGGATCCATGAGCTTGGCCTCGGCCGGCCCCACCTGGGACGGGTCGAATTGCCGGCCGAGCTTCACTGCGCCTGCGCCAATCGCCGGCAGGCCGGGCAGTCGGGACCGGGCGGGGCGTCGGTGGCGTGGGCCTTCCAGTGCTCGAAGCGGGCCTTGGCGTCGGGGCCGACCTCGATCTGGTGGCCGCTCTCGATGCGACGGCGGGTCTTGGCCCCGATATTCAGTCCCAGGGCGTTGGTCTGCCAGTGCCGGGCCAGGGTGCCGTACCAGCGCCGAGGGCCTTCGATGAGCGTGGCCTTCTCGCCCTCGTGGCGCTCCAGCTCGGGGTCGTCAGCGGAGAAGCGCACCACGGCCCGGCCGGACCCCTCGGCAAAGGCCCGCTGCCGGCCGTCGGTGATCCGGGTCACCGATCCTCCATGCCGGGCAGCTTCTGCCAGACGGGCTGGGGCCGGGTCTGGAAATGGTGCTGGAAGATGGGCGTCCTCCACGGTGCGTCGGGGTTGGCCTCGCCGGCCACCCGCCGCCGCCCGGCCTCTTTCACGTCGGGGTCGAAGAGCGACTGCCTTCCCCCGCCACCGAGGAACAGCCGGCCCTGGGGATGACTCTCGGTGCCGGGCCAGTAGTGCCGCCCGGCAGCGGCGTCGCGGGCGTGGGCGACGAATTGACGGCCCAGCGCTCGCAGGCTCATGAGCGGGAGTCTACGCGACCCCCACCCACGGCCTTCTACACGTCGAAGGTGATGAGCATCTCCTGGCCCGGCTTGAACCGCTCGGCGGCCGTCTCGTTCTTGATGGTCATCTCGATGGAGCCTGAAGGCGTGGCGGCCCAGAACTCCTTGTTCTCCTCCGACCCCTTGGTGACGGGCTGCATCTTCACCTTGGTGGCCCAGCCGAACAGCTCGATGCTGGTGACGTAGAACTTGGCGACGACGGCCATGACAGCTCCCTTCGGTGGTGTGGAATTCACGAAGGGGCTGCGACTGGATTGGCTCGCCCACGCCGACCCCGCTCGATCCTACCTCGTGCTCACCGACCCATCCCACGCAGCCCGAATTCACGCCGCCGGCCGATCCGCACGTTGTCGGAAAAGGCCAGAGGCCCGATGGGCGGGGTCTTCCCGCCGACCTTCACCGGAGCGGTCCCCTTGGCCGTGGTCACGGCCGACTGCTTCGACGGGACCTTCGGCGGCTTGGCCGGGTTGTTCTTGCTGGCCCTCGTGACCTGCGCCCGCCCGATCCAGAAATCATGCGGTTCGGGCTTGATGCCGGCATCAAAATTCAGCAGGCCGACCTGGCCGGCTCGGGGCATGAAGTAGGTGTACCGCTTTCCGGCGGGCCGGTCGGTGAACCGGATCGTCTGAAGATCGACCGAGACATAGGCGCAGTCGATCCCCTTCTCGGCACAGGCAACCCGCACCGCATCGGCGTACATGCAGTGCCCGGAATCCTTCGGAATAGCGGCATCTCTGATTTCCTCGGTGACAACGAGGTGCAGGCGCGGTGAGCTGTGGACGGCCATCCGTTCTCCTTGTTCGTGACCCGATGACCGGCATTCTGAGGACCCGCTTCCGGGTCGTCAACCAGCTCCGCACAGAAGTGGAAGGCATGAAATTCAACCCTCGGTGGCAAGGGTCACCGACAAGGATCCCGCACTGATCGTCCTGAGACTTCCCTGGACATCTGGAGTTTTTCGTCGGCTGCGGAGCGTGAAAAGTGTAAGGCCCAGATTATTTTTGGGCACAGAGATGCCCCGCCCACACCGCCTCGACTTCGCTCTCGGGGGCGTCGCCTGACCATTTCCAGCCGCAGCTGCACCACAGTTTGACCGACTTCCCGATCCGGCCCCAGCCCCGGCGGTGATGAATTCGGGGTCGCTCGGGCTTCAGCCGGCGCACGGTCATGTCTGGGTCTGCCCGTCCACGTTGGGGCTGTTATTCGTTATGAGGTAAGTCGCCGCCAGGAACTCACCGACCTCCCGGCATTTCTGGGCCTGCTGACGCAGATCGCTGCCGAGGTGGTCCCAGTCCTTCTCGGCATCCTTCACGAACTCGTCAAGGATTACGGCGGCCAGCAGCAGGCTTCGGGCGTCGTTTTCCAGGCCCACCTTCTGCAAGAACGCCCGGCAGGCGCCGTATTCGTCCGGCGGCACCTTCTCGTGGAGCACACTCATCTATTCCTCCCACCACGGCGAAAAGTCTTGGTCACAGGTAATCCTCCAGAGCCGCTTCGACAATGGCGGAAATCGTCACCCGGTCATCCACGCTCCGGTAGCGCAATTTCCGGTCCAGCTCGGTGGGGAGGTACACGCTGACCTTCACCCGCCGCCCGTCCTTTTCCGCCGGCCCAGCTGCCGAATTCTTTTTCGGCAGGGCGGGTTCCTCGTCCTCATCCCCTAAATAGCCGATGGCTCCCCGACGTTTATTCGCTCCACTGTCCTCGGGGGGTGCCTCTTTTTCTCCCCCGTCTGCCGGCCAACCCTCCTTCACGATCCTCTTGACCACTGTCTGTCTCCTCGTCTCCTTGTCTCCCATATCATTCGTCACCATATCACCGGCCACTGTGGCCCGCTGATGCCGTCAAATCACCCGGCTGGACAGGCCCACCCACCCGGCCAGGGGGCACTTAAGGGTGCCCGGCCTCGGCCTCCAGCGTTATTCTCTCGGCTGCTGCGCTGCCGCTCGATGGAGGCCCAGAACCCTTATGGCACAAGGGGTTTGGGCCTGCGTTGCAGCGCTCATCGTTGCACAGCAGCGTTCATCGCCGCATGCGTGGCCCAGAACCCTTATGGGACAAGGGTTCTGAGGCTGCGAGGGGCAGCAATGCAGCACGCAGTGCAGCAGCGCAGCGAATTACCGACCACGAGGGCGTAGCCCGAGGCAGGCGGCTGGCTGGGGGGCCTGGTGGAGCGGAGAATGTGGGATGGGCTGAGTTGATCACGCCTATATGGCAGAGGTAGTGGAGGAGCATACGCACGTCCCTCACCCCGAATTTCCTCGTGCGGGGTGTTCCATAGACCATGGTTCATGGACAATGACGTACGTCCTCACCCCGAATTTTGCCGTATGGGCGGCTGTTGCAGGGCCGAATTGGCGTACGGTGGGGGGATGAACCGTGTCGTTGTCGCTCTGCTCCTTGGCCTTTTATTCATTCCGCCGGCCCAGGCTGGTACGGTGCCCGTCCATTGGCGCCGGGGTAATCATCCGTTGGTCATCACCGTCTACGACCAGACGGCCGACTCCTTGTGGGACCACGCCCTCCGTAAATTGACCGGGGAGTGGAACGCCGGTATCCACCACATCGCCTTCGTCATCTCCCTCGCCCCCGCCGATTGCGGTACCGGAGCTGGCGCCTTCTCGGTGGTGGTCTGCATACGCCAGAACCGCGATCCCAACCACGTCGGGGAGACGGCGCTGTACTCCGACGGGGAGCACATCACCTACGCCCTCATCTGGATGGACCCCCGGCCCCACCCCGCCATGGCGCACCTCGCCTGCCACGAATTGGGCCATGCGCTGGGCGTGGCCCATCGGCCGGCGGGGGCCAAGAGCTGCATGGTGGACGGCTACGTAGAGAAGGTCGAGCACCCCGATCAGGCCGACTTCGACGGGGTCAGCTTGGCCTACAGCCACGTCCATTAGCCCTATCCTTGGCCCGAAATAGCCGCCACTCGGGAGGGGGCGACGCCAGCACTATGCGGTGCATGCGTTGTGGGGCCAAGGGAATTGGCGATGTCGTCGTCGGTGAATTGGAGCTGGGCGACGGTAAGCTGGGGACCCGAATTCGAGAGCTGTGCGAGAGGTGCGTGGAGGATGAGGGATCTCTGGATGTCCTGGTGCGACATCTTGGGCGGTTGCCTCTGGGCCGCAATTTCATTGATGCGAAGCTGGGTTGAGTCATGGACATAGAGCTGGAGCACGTCCAGGTCATCAGGCCCCTGCCCGGTGACGTGATCGTCTACAACACCGAGGCCCGGTTATCCGCCGGCCGGGTGGCCCAGATCACACAGCAGCTGCGTCAGCTCTTCCCCGACAACCTGATCGGCATCCTCGATGCCGGCGCCCGGCTGGTGATCGTGAGGGCCGATGAGGAGGGCTGAATTCGCCGCCGGCCATCACCAGCTGGTGGCGAAGGACTACGAGGGCGAGGTCGGTAATCCACAACACATCACCCGCCGGGAAGAAGGCCATGTACCGACCGCCGCCATCGCCGGCCTGGGTGGAGTGCGAGGTGAAGCGCCCGGCGCACACCGCAATAGGCAGGGGCCGGCCTGGGAGAAATTCAAGGACGACATCGCCGCACGCGGCATCCAGAACCCGATCTTCATCACCGTCGATCACGGCGACGAGCCGAAGATCAGCGAGGGCAACCACCGCCGGGATGCGGCCGTGGAATTGGGCATGAGCCACGTCCCGGTGGAGATCCGCTACTTCGGGCACGCCGAACGCGACAGACTGGTGCGGTGATCCCCGGCTCGATGACCGACCGCATGACCAAGGCCGACGCCGACGCCCTCACCGAGGACATCGCCCGCGGCGCTTTCCTGGCCTGGGAATTCCGGGCCATGATGCGGAAGTACTCGTGGTGGACGGCCATCCGCAAAGCCGACCGGCGCCGGCCGGGCGTACGGAGGATCGATTGAAGCTCCCTGACCCCGAACCGACATTCATGATCCGGTTCCACGCCACCATGATGGCCGTCTGGGCGCTGCTCCTCGTGCCCACCCTGGTGTGGTGGAAGGAATCGATCCTCTGGGTGGCAGCCATGTCGCTCTACGCCAACTTCGCCGCTCACTTCGCCGCCTACGACGCAGCGCGGGCCGAGCGCTCCAACGGGGAGGGATAGATGGCCGGCATCAACCTCGTGGCCCTGTCTGTGGTAGTTGTCATCGGCCTCATCCTGCTGGCCCTGTTCGAGGAGCTGTCGGCCCGGTGGACGAAGAAGATGAAGAGGTAGAGCTGGGCTGCACCTCCCTCGTCATCCTGGCCCTGCTTATGGCCGCTCTGCTGGGATTCTGCCTGTGGCGCACCCTCGACGCCCTCACCACCAGCCCGGACTACACCACCACCTCCACCCGGCCCCGGTAGGATCGACGGCCATGGAGATGACTCTCGGACGCCACCAGGAGCACGATCCCGCCTCCCGCAACTACCCGGCCGCCATGGCGACGCACCTCCATGACGTGAGCTGGACGTACCACGGTGCCGTGCTCGACCAGGGCGAGGTCGGCAGCTGCACCGGTAACGCCGCCGTCGAGGTGCTGATGACCGGGCCGTACTACGACCACCTCCAGCACGTCTACACCGAGGACGACGCTCTCAAGGTCTACGAGCGCGCCACGCAGATCGACCGGATCCCCGGCCGTTACCCGCCCACCGACACCGGCAGCTCGGGTCTGGCGGTGATGAAGGCGTGCCGGGAATTCGCCTGGATCACCGCCTACCACCATTGCTTCAGCCTGGATGCGGCCCTGCGGGCGCTCATGCTCGGCCCCGTCATCACCGGGGTGGTGTGGTACGAGTCCATGTTCAAGCCCGACTCCGACGGCACCGTCCATATCGCCGGCTCCATTGCCGGCGGGCACGAATTCACGGTGCTGGGCTATGACTCCAAGCGCGAGGCCGTGCGCTGCCTCAACCACTGGACGCCCCAGTGGGGGGACGGCGGCTATTTCTGGCTCAAGGCGGCCGACTGGAACACGCTGCTCCACCAGCACGGCGATGTCACCGTCCCGGTGACCTAAGATCGGGCCATGGCCGACGAGGATCGCAACGCCGCTCAGTCCAGTGAGGCCCGGCAATTCACGCCGCTGCCCCAGGGTCCCCAGGGTCGGCCCCAGCCGGTACGGCCCTTCGCTCGTCACCGCATCATCTCCAACGACCAGTTCGGCCAGGTGACCATCCCTGACCCGGTACGGCGTTCCACCCCCGAGATGGGCGAGGTCTGGCAGGGCCAGCAATAGCCGGACTCAGCGCGGCGGTGGATCGCAGTGGTAGGGCAGGCTCTTGATCACGCAGAGCAGGTCAGGCGGCGTCGCAGCAATGGTGCTTACGGCCGCAACGAGGGCACAGCCAGCGAGTAGCAATCGGATCGAACGCATAGCCGCACTCCTCGCAGCAGATCATCAGCCGGCCTGCTTTCGCTTGTACTTCTTCAGCCAGTCGTTGTGCGCGACGCAGGCGGCCTCGGCCAGCTGGGCCGTGTCCATGATCCCGATCACCACATCGAACTCGTCGTCGCGGGCATGCTCGGCACCACCCTTGCCCAGCACGGCGTAGACGGTCCTGCCCACGCTGCCACCCGAGCGCCAAGGATGGAGCAACATGCGGAGGCTGGCCTGGGCGTCGCGGGAATCATGCTGATTCACGCCCTGATCGTACGCTTCACCTTGCGCTCGGGCCGTGGACCCACATCGCCGCCGTAGGCCGCAGCATGGGCGTCCTCGACCTCGGCCGGCTTGGGCTGGGAGACGCCACCCTTCAGGCCGTGGGTGCGCGTCCATTCAGCCCAGATCTCGTTGACGGTGTTCTGGAGCTGGTTGATCTTGTAGAGCGTCTGGGTGGCGGCCAGCTTGGCCTCCACGATGTAGCTCTCGATGGTGCCCATCAGCTCCAGCATTTCCTGCTCGCGCTCGTCAGCCATCGTCAACCTCTTCCCGTCGAGCAGTCCAGTGGCCCACTCCACATCAATTCCGCCCGGCCATGCCGGCCATGCGGTTCTTCGCCAGCCGGCTGTTCTCGCAGGAGATATGGACGACGACCTGGACCCAGCCCTCCCCGTCGAAGAGCCAGCCCACCACCGTCCGGCCCGCCCGCCCGCAGATCTCGCACCGGTCGTCCATCACGCGCTCCCCTTCTCCAGCTGGAGGATGACCTCCACATCGACTCGCACTTTGCCATTTTCGCCGTAGCCGTTGCGAGGGGTTTTCACCTCGTGGGTGTCGGCCAGGATGAAGCCGATGGACTCACAGATCGAGGCGTGGGTGTCCACCACGTCGATGCGGCGGTGGTCATGGATGCAGTCGGAGATGTCGAGGAAGAAAACGGCGCCGGCCTTGAGCACCCTGTGCAGCTCCCGCCATGCCTTGTGGTGGAACCGCCAATAGGCCGGCTGCCAGGCATACAGGGTGCCGGCATTGTCGGGATCCAGCCTACGTTCAGGATTTCCGGTCAGCCGGCGCAGGTCATGGGTGTAGGAGCGCCTGAGCGACCCGTCCTTGGCCTTGTGGCTGTCGCTCATGCGATTTCCGAAGACCGGTGAGGTCACGGCCCCGTCGAAGCTCTCCGGGCCAAAGGGCAGGGCCAGGGCATTTCCCAAAATTGTTTCGGGGTGCATGGCCGCCCACTCTGGTTCGATTTCCACTCCCACCGTGCGCCGGCCGGTGCAGGCCAGCTGGTGGACTTTTCCGGTCCCAGCAAAGGGATCGAGGATCACGCCCATGGGCAGGAGGTCGCTGTTGCCGAGGTACCGGAGGATCGCATCTGAAAACACAGCCGGGTGATTCCTCACTTCGCACGCCCCGAAAAATTGGTTTACCCGAGGTTTTTAGGGTAGCAATGGTGCTGCCTCCTGCAAAACGACCGGGAAGCCGAGAAGCCACCGGGCAGGTGTGGGAGGGTACGTCGGGCGGCGGGCAGTCGAGCTGATGGGTCCCGAGCCTCGGCTCCTGCCCGCCCCCAACGTTTACTGCCCCCCAAGCCTATTCCCCAAGCGGTCCTCCCTGTATGAGTGCGGGGACATGCGCTTGGAAAGGCTGGAAAGTGGCTGGTCAGCATGCTTTTTTCGCGCCCAGCGCATGTCCCCGCACTCATACAGGGCCTCAAGAAGAGTCGTTTTCAGAAACCTCCGGGGTGGTGTTCTGATGCCATTCGGAATGGATCGCCATGTAGCTGAACCACACCGCCGCCCCACAGCGCGTGCAGGCCAGCCAATTCCCGTCGAGCACGTCGTACTCCGACGGAATTTCCTCAGCCACGCTTGCCGCCGAAATAGGGCACGGCGTGGCCGGCCTCGATCATGAGCACGTTGAGGTTCTCGCTGCCCAGCCACAGCGTGGCGAGGTAGCGGCCGTATTTCTCCCGCCGGTCCTTCGTGGTGGCGACGATGATCTCGTCATGACCGGCCAGCTGCTCGGTCAGCCAGGCGGTGGCCGCATCACCCTCGGGCGTGCCGTGCTCGGGAGCGTCAAGGCCGGCCAGGCGGAAGCTGTCCTGGCGTCGCACGTCGAAGCCCAGATCCACGTCGAGGTGGAGCGTGTCCCCATCCACGATCCGAATTACCTTGGCCCGGTACTCGTACACGCATTCCCCCTTGTCGGTGGCTGAGATGGAAGCGTAGGCTGCGACCCGAATGTGATGCGCCCATTCGGGTCATGCCGGACTTGGGACCGGTTTTCTCGAAGGTTCACTGCCAGCACTGGTGGGCGCAGGTGATCTGGCCGGGAGCCGCTCCCTAGATTCCGCGTGGCGTGTCAGCCGTCACCGCAGAGCGGCCCAGCTGACAATCGAGGCCCTGGTGGGCTGATGGGGGAGGAAACCGGCAGAGCTGGCGCCCTTCCCCGAAAATTCCACCAGGGCCTCTCCAATTCGGCTTTACCCTGGGGGCGTGGACGACGAATACGATGCCCTCATGGCTGAAGCGCTGAACCAGAACCAGTTCAGGCCGGGCGAGGGCTACACGCCGTCGCTGCCGGCCAAGGGCATCTCCCACTTCACCTGCACGAGCTGCGGCTCGCGCTACGTGGCGCCGGTCAAGATTGACCCGGCCATCACCATGATCTCGAACTGCCGCAACCGAGGGTGTCCCGGCCCGGTGGTGCGGACGTAGGCTGTCACCGAGCGAGGGGGACCGGGAGTCACACACCGGCAGTCCCCCTCACTCGCCGTGACGCTCAGAAGCGTTTTCCCAGCTGACACCAGTGTCAAGCCCTCAAGTCAGTCGTTGAGTTGGTCACCGACCTCGTCGGCGGCCTCCACGTCGAGCACCGTGGCGATGGCGGTGTCTGTCTCGCCGGCCGTCAGCGCCCGCGACAGCGGCTCGGCCGGCGGCTGGGAGCCGAAGATGCGGCTGATCATGCCGGCGCCGGCTCGGGCCTCGACGTTGATCTTGAGCGAGTCCCGGTTGTCGCTGATCTCGCGCAGCTCCTTGACCAGGCGCATGAGCCGGTCGATCTCCCCGCTGAGGTTGACATCGGGGTAGCCGCCCTCCAGCTCCTCCACGAAGCGGCCGAACATCACCCGCTGGCTCTGCAGCTCGATGATGCCGTGGAGGAACGTGAGCATGTCGTCGCGGGTCTGCATGCTGATCGGCAGCCGGTAGGCGCACTCAGCCTCGGGCTGGTAGGCCGGGCAGGACGACGCTACGTAGCAGTTCGAACACACTCTGATGCTTTTCTCGGGGGCCGGCCGGACGGCGCCCTGCTGGTGGCTCAGGACGGGCAGCAGGGCCACGTCCTCGCGCATCACCGGCAACCGGCGATCAACAGGGGCCAGCCCGTTCGGCGCGAACGCCCGGTCCAGCGGATTCGATTGGTGAGTAACTCCCCGACGGTGGACGAGGAACTCCTCCCAGCGCCGCCAGCTCCAGATCGTGAAGCGGAGCACCTCCTGGCGGTCATCGTGGAGGATCTTCATGGCGTCGAAGCCGGCCTTCTCGAAGAGCATCTTGTGCCGGCGCCGGGCCTGGGTCTTGCGGTCCTTGGGGTACCGGCGCAGCCGCTGGCCGTCGAAGACCTGGGTGTCCCCGAACTGGATGGGGGACAGCCAGCTGGTGGAGGCGGCCGTGGCGAAGGCCACGTCCCCGAGCACGGCCGGCTTGGTCAGCGCCATGCCGTGGAACTGGGTCCCCCACTGGCGGGCCAGGCTGTTGATGCGGGGGCCGACCCAGCTGGTGGCGAGGGCCGGCCCCGGCACGCCCACCCGGTGGTAGCGCTGGGCCAGCTTCTCCAGCTCCTCCTGGCCGTGCTCGGGGTGCCAGACGGGCATGAACTTCGACTCGTAGCGGGACCAGAACTGCTCCCGCATCTCCTGGGTGTGCTCCAGGCCCAGCGCCAGCAGGTCAAATTCGGTGACGAGGTCGATGGCGCCGATGTTGCGCTCCACGAAGTCGAAGTAGTCCTCCTCGTAGCGCAGCCAGTCGTCGTTGGCCTGGGGGTCCTTGTTGGCCCCGAAGCCGCCGCTGTCGAGGAGCACGCTGGTGCCGGCGTCGAACTCGGGCAGCTGCCAGTTCTTCTTCGACACCTTCCTGGCGTAGTAGGTGAAGCTGATCCCGAGGTTGGACACCCCCTCGGCCTGGAGGAGGCGCTGCCAGCCTTTTTGCTCCGCACCGGAGAAGTACAAGGCGAAGGGGTCAGAGGTCGTCACAGGGCCTTCCAGGGGGTCCTCAGGAGCTTGTGGCCCCTGCGTCGGTCTGGGCTACGCGGGAGAGGGTCACGGCCTGCTCGATCTCGGCCCACGCCCGCACCCGCCGGCCGGGCCGGAAACTGGGTGGGGCCGTGGCCGGGTTGCCCACCATCATGGCCGTCACGCCCCGCTGCATGGCGCGGGCCGCCCTGGTCGGTGAGGCTGTAACCACCAGCTCGACCGTGCAGTCAGAGCGCACGGTGTCGAGGTGGGCCGAGAAGAGGTCGTCGTCGCTCAGGTGGGCCTCGGTCACCCCCCGCAGCACCGTGTAGGTGAAGAAGTCGGTGGGGAAGCCCTGGACCCGCAGCCGGTACTGGAGCAGCTCCTTGTTCGTCTCCCGCGACGACAGCGCCAGGCGGAAGCCGCCCTTGAGGCAGCGCACGATGGAGCAGCCCAGCGTGATGGGGGTGTGGTCGGCTCGCTCCATCACGTCTTCCACCTCGATGAAGGCGAACGTCCGGCTCAAGGCACCCACTCGGTGCGGGTCGGCTCCAGGCCCCGGCCGGCAACCATCTGCTCGGCCGCCATCCTGGCCCGGATGTTGCCCTCCAGCGAGCGGGCACCGAGGATGGTGACGTTGCTCACGCCCTGCTCCACCCGGCCCTGCTTCAGGTCGTCCTTGGACTTGCTCCAGTGGACGTTGAACTGGTGGGCCTGGAGCAGCGAGAGCGGGGCACCCTTCTCATCGAAGCGCCGGGCCAGCTCAGGCTCCCGCTGCGCCCACTGCTTGAAGCGGTGCTCGTAGGCCGCCTGCTCCTCGGCCTTGGACGAGGGGACGAGGGCCATCAGTGGCCGTACTTCGTGGCGACGAGCGAGCTGTGCAAAACAGCCTCCTCAGTCGAGAGCGTGGCGTCGCCGTACATGGCCTTGTGGGCCTCACGCTGAGCCGCATCGTGGCTGCCCTTGATGGTCCGCAGAGCGTCGATCACGCCCGTCTTCTTCCCGTACTGCCAGATGAAATTGGTGGGGTCGTAGTAGCCCTTGCCGCCGGCACTGAACGCCTGGTGGCGGTTGCCGTGGATCTCCTCGAAGAGGTTCACCGCCGCCTCGGTGGCGTGCTTCAGGTTGGTGGTGGCGTTGACCCAGTGGGGTGAGCCAGGGGCCGTCACCGCCACCGTGCCGGCCGCCTGGCGGTAGCGCTCCACCAGCTGGCGGCCCTGGCTGATCTTGTCCTCGGCCAGGGCCTTGGTCTGGTCATCGAAATAGGTGAGCGGGTCCCAGTCCTCGGGCAGCTCGGGCGGGCGCACCGTCCAGCGGTCATGGGTCAGGTCGTAGGCGGCGTAGGGATTGATGTTGCGGATGTCGGTGGCCCCCGGATTGACGTAGAACGTGATCTCGAAGGGGTCCTGGGTGGGCGTGAAGCGGTACTCGGCCGTGGTCGGCTGCAGCTCGCCGTAGAACTCCTTGTTGAAGCGCTGGTCGATCAGGGCCTCGGGAATTCCACCGAAGTCCCGGTTGTAGCGCAGGAACTTGTCATGCTCGACGCCGATGAGCACGTCGAGATCGCCCACCCCGCCGCGCTCGGCGCCGTACTGGTGGCTGATGCCCGAGCCGGCGATCCACACCGTGCTCCAGCTGCGCGGAGCGGTGTAGCGCTTGTTCCAAAAGCCGTACAAAATCTCGAGGATCGCCCGGCGCACGGTGGGCTTGATGTGGTCGGTGCCCGGCTCGAAAAGCCTTGTGTCGTAACCGGGTGTGGGCTTGGAGAAGTAGCCGCTGTGACCGATCAATTCATCACCGGGGTCCTCAGCCAGGGCGTGGGCCGAGAGCGTGTCCTCGTACCTCGTCCCCATCCGGCCCCGGATGTCCATCAGTGCTGCCGGCGCTGCGTGCGGTTGGGCATCATGATCTGCTGGGCCAGCTTCTGATCCTGCATGGCCTGCTGGGCCTGGGCAGCGATCTGCATCTGGCCCTGGAGCACGGCATTGGCCGTCATCTGGGCGCCCTGCATGATCGCCACGTCCTTCATCACCTGCGCCGCTGCCCCGTACATGTCGTTGAGCGTGGCCTGGCGCTGGGGCCTGACCGGGGTGTTGATGTCCCCGATGCCCGTCGCCGTGCCGTCGGGGCGGATGATCACGAGGAAGGCCACCTCGCAGTCCATCGGCTCACCGGGGGCCGGGATGTCGTACTGGCCGTTCTCGACCGGCGGATGGGCGTGGATTTCCCCGTCATCGTGGACGTGAGGGACTTCGGGGTCCATGGGTTCCATCTAGTTCTCCTTGTAGAGGCCGCGAGCGTGGCGCTTGGCGGTGGTCACCGTGGTGGTGTAGGGACAGAAATCGCAGAGCCAGACCTTCCGCATCATCTGGCCGTACTTCGTCGGGTTACCGATGCGCTTGCGGTCGGATCGGTAGTCGTTGCACCCACCACCCTCCAGCGTGGGCCGGCGGTGGGCGGTGTAGCACTTCAGGGCGTCTTCGGTGTACGTGCTCTTGGTGGCGTAGAACTCCGACTCCATGCCGGTGGTGCGCTTGGCGATCTGGCGCACGATCTGCTCCCGCATGTAGGGGTCGGACCACTCGTGGTCGGCCACCGTGGCGAGATCACCGAAATGACGCTCGCCGTTGGGGTACTGATGCTGCTCGGTCAGATTGTCGAGCAGCACGTCGTAGTCCGGCGGGCCGTCGTAGTCCGGCAGCTCGTCAATGGTGCGGCAGTCCCGGCAGATCAGCAGCCTCACCGCGCCGACCAGTCGTCAGCCAGGAGGTCGGTCTGCGAGGCCAGCCAGGGCACGAGATCGCCGCTGGACGTAGACATGAAGATGTAGGGCAGGGTCATCTTCGAGTGCTCGTCGGGGATCTGGAGGGCCAGCCACATGCCCTGGCCGTTCCAGCCTTCACGATGGACCCTCGCCCCGCTCTTCAGCTCTTCGAGGGCTGCCGAGAAATTCACCGAATGCTCCTCCCACTATCGACGGCGGATGCCGGCGGTCACGATGGTGTTCTCGCCCTCGCCGTAGGGCATGGCGTACGAGGATGGACCCATACCCATTTCGACAGCCCGGTCATGGGCGGCATCCGACGTGGCTTCCACCACGCCGCCGCGGTCCCCGGTGTGGCGCTTGCGGATCGTGCCATCAGTGGCCCCCTCGGCCAGCTCGGCGTTCATGCTGCGGTCGTTGGCGACAGCCATCAGCCTCTCCTGTGATCGTGCCGGTGGGTCTTCTTGACGTTGAGCTGCTTCCAGCTCGTCCGCATGGTGAGGTTCTTGCGGCTCGGCTGGCCGGCATTGGTCAGCTTCGAGATGGACTGCTTGGCTCCACCCTTTTTCGGTGTCATGGCGCCATCCTAAGTCTGGTCAATGGACAGAGACGCGGCCGCCCGTCGTAATGATGATCTGCACCATCCAGGCCACGGTGAGGAAAGCCAGCCCGAGCCAGCCGAGATGCCAGCGGGCAGCCGGTCCACCACTGGTCGGTGTGCCGTACCCGTAGTACGCCGCTCCCAGGAAACAGAACACGGCAATGAGGGCGAGAATGAAGGCGATGATCTGCATTGCCGCTCCTTAGATCGCCACGCCGAGCGCACGCAGCACGAGGATCAACAGGATGATCCCGAGAATGAAGTAGAGGAGACTCCACGGCCCGTAGCGCATCAATCCTCCGCGAGGTCGATGTGGGTCCCACCCCGTTGCTCGGCGGCCAGGTGGTCGAACTGCCGACTGAGATGGCGCTTGATGTGAACCTTGAGCTGATCCATGTGGGCCTGCTTCGCCAGAGCGACGCTCGGGCCATGCATGTCGGCCGGCGGCACCGGATAATGAAAATCGGGGTCGGTCTTCATCATGCTGTACTTGCCAGTGCCGGGGATGTCGTTGCCCTGGGCATCGGTCTTGTGCGGCCAGGCGAGGTGGTGCCATCCACCACCCGGCACCGGCCCGGCCGTTGCGCCTTTGATCTTCTCCCAGGTCGCCTGCGCCTTGGGGTTGAAGTCGATGGGGTCCCCGCAGGACAGGCAGCGCGGCGGGTCGTAGGCCATCAGAACCAGTTTTCCGTCATGCGGGCCGACGCCTGGAAATCATGAGGGCCTCCTGAGGTGTCCCACCGACGGTCGCGGTACAGCCGGTTCACGGCCAGCACTTCAGTGACGCTGAGGGCACGCTGGTTGTAGCCCATCCTGGGCCGCCACAGCTCGATCTGTGGCAATGGGGGTGGCTGGGCGGCCAGGACAGGCCCAGGCACGTCGGCGGCGGCCAGGGCGGCGTCTACGAGCCTCTCCTCGTTGACGTTGCCGAAGGTCGGAGCGTCGGTGCTCGGCCGGCGAGCGGTGCGGGGGACTCGCCGGATCATCAGAACAGATCCTCATCGAGGTTCTCGAACTTCTTGCGCTTCACCTCGGGGTTGGTCTTGTGAAATTCCTCGGTGCGCGTCGCCGCCTCCTGGGCCTGCTCGGTGTAGTAGCCGGCGGCACTGCCCCGGATGGTGCGGGACCCGCCGGCCTTCTTCGCCGCTCGGGCCTTCGCCACATCAGCCATGTTCTCGGCGGCAAAAAGTCCCCAGGGATTCTCCTGGGCGTAGCGAGGCGTGACGGCTTCGCCGCTGACACCGGGCTTGAAGTTCTTGGCCGTCATCTGCAGCGCCGAGCGCGACCCCAGCATCGCCATGTAGTTGTAGGCCGGCTGGGCCTGCTTGCCCGGCTGGTGGGGGATCTCCTGCTTGGCTGAGACGTGCATGCCCGGCCCGGTGCCGAGTACGTCGTTGTAGTCGAGATCCAGCTCCTTGGCCCGGTGGGTGTCCACCGTCATGGCCTGGGCGCTCTGCCGGCGCACCGACTGGTTGGGGTGGGCGGCGGCCAGCGCCAAGGCGAAGGTCGGCCGCTTGTCCGAGTCGGTGCGGGTCCAGACATCCGACATCTCCTCGGGCGTCTTGGCGCTCAGCAGACGGGCCATGTCCCGGCCGTGCGTCTCGGCCAGGCCCATCAATGGCGCCGGGGCTTTGTAGGTCGAGGCGACGTGCTGGGCCACGGTGTCAGCGACGTGGTTCTCGATCTGGGCCGGCGTGACCTCGGTCTTGTACGGCTTGGGTCCGTTCGACGGTCGGCCGGCGGCCACCGCCAGCTCGTGCTCATGCTCCGAGGACTTCTGGCGCATCGCCAGGATGTCCTGAGGGGCCGTCTGGCGGGCAGCGTGCTCAACTTCGGCCAGCTTGCCGCTCGACGCCAGCGCCTGATGGTGGGCGGCGAACGTCTCGGCCAGGATCAGGTTGGGGTGGGTAACGATGCCGGTGTCCTCATCCTTGTTCCGCCACCGCCGCTGGGCGCTACCCATGGCCGTGGCGTTGGTGGCCTGGGTCTTGCTGACGCCGCCGCCCTCGGCCACCATGCCCAGCTGCTCCTGGGAGGCGTGGGGGTAGAACTCCTCCTTCACCGTCGGGTCGAAATACCGCTTGTGCTCTTCGAGGCCCTGAGCGCCGAAGGCGGCCGTCTCGGGCAGGTGCGAGGCGCCCTTCACCAGCTTGATGGCCGCCACCTTGTTCTGGACGATCTGGTCGGCCGTCTTGTTGTGGTGCTCGATCAGCTTCTGGATCGGCGCCACCACCTCGCTCTGGTGCGTCTTGATCTGACCGGCCAGCGCCTTGACCGTGGCGCCGTGCTCCTTGGCCGCCACCTTGTCGCCCCGATCCAGCGCCGCCTTCTGCCGGCGCGACGCCAGCTTGTGCTGACCCGTCAAATCGTTGAGCGTGTCCAGCTCAGGGGCCAGGCGGGCCTCGTGGGCGCGGGCCTCCTGCTTGTGCATGGCGACGGACCCGAGGCCGGGCATGAAACCGGCCCGGCTGGTGGAGCGCAGCGGCGGCAGGCCGGCGGCCCGCACCTCCATGTCCTCGATGTGCTCGGGGTGGTCGAGCATCTTCATGCCAGGGGCCACATCGTGGGGCCGGTACGTCTCGGGGTTGTCGGACAGCATCTGCGCCCGCATCGAGGGCCGCACGTCCTGGGGCCGGTCGCGCAGGACGTGCCCGACGCGCCCGGTCGCCAGGCCGGCGCCGACGGTATGGCTCTGGCCTGACGCCTCCAACATGGCGCCCACGGTCTTGTGGACCGTCTTGCCGGTCATGCCGTGGCGAGGCTGCATCTGCATGTTCACGAACGGCACGCCCCGCTCGGTGGCGCTCTTGAGCTTGGCGGCGCCGGCCCCCTCCCACGGCTCGGCCAAGGCCGAGTGGAAGGCGGCGTTGCGATCCTCACGAGTCGCCATGGATCACCTCCAGCTGGGCATGAGCCGCTGGCGCTGCAGCTGCGCCACCCGCTCGGGGTCGATCATGGCCGGGCCGTTGGCCGCTGCCCCCAGCGTGCCGAAGCCGCGGGGGTACAGCTGGATGCCGGCCGGCGCCATGCGGTCAGCAATGATCCCGATGGGCGCCTGGCGCACGCCGGCCGCCTCGGCCCGCAGTCCCCGGTCGGGCTGGAATTGCGCCGGCCAGAGGTAGTCGGCGGGATCAATGCGCTCGCCCTTGTGGACGCCCCGCTGATACGAGCGTTGCGTGACCCGGTTCTTCAGGCTGTCGAGGAGCCGGTCGTCACGCCGGGTGCGGATGGTCCCGAGGTAGCCGTCGGGGTATTCGGCCTCGGGCGTGCGACGGAACATCGAGCGCCGGAAATCGAGCTGGTCGCGCCACCATGGCTCGGGCGGATCACCGCCTCCACCGGAGGTATTTCCGTAAGGCGAGAGGAAATTCGACTCGGCCCAGTTCTGCATGGGCCAGAGCTTAGACCGCCGTGATGCTGTTCTTCTTCACCTCACGATTGAGAAAGTCTCGCACCGGGAATTGCCGAGCTGACCCGCTCATATCGAAGATTGTTCGAGCTGTACGCCGCAAGTCATCGTGACTGGTGTCGGACGGCTTCCAACCCAATTCCCTGGCGCTGTCGAGATGAGACTCCAACTGCTTCACGGCCTGCTGGCTGCCGGTACGCAGCTCGTCCACCGCACAGACCAGCGCCTTCCGCAGTTCTCCCACCCAGGGAGGCTCCAAATAGGTGTCCAATTTCAGCTCCTAGCTCAGTGCGTCCATGATCCGGCGATAATTCGCCGGATGGTGCGGGTTGTAGATCAACGGGTCTTGACCCTCGGGCGTGCCGGGTCGATAGCCGCTCTTCTGCTCTGTCTCTACTCCTGCCATTTCGCCACCCGCCGTCCGGCCCCTCTTTCTCATGGCCTTGAAGGCGGCGCGTGGGTCGGTGTAGTGCCGACTGACATCAGTATCGACCGTGTCCTCGTCCACGAACACCCCCAACCGGCCCTGACCGTGCGGTTCCAGCAGCAAATGCTGGCGCGCAGTAACGAAAGGCCCCAAATCAGCCGGATTGTACTGGGCGTGGGGGACATGAGTTCCGCCGGGATCCGAAACGATGTAGCCACTCGTCGGGTTGAAATTCTGACCCGTCCGCAGATCGCGGGTGATGCCCCGATACGGCTCCAGGTTGCCCTGTGGATCACGCAGCGCCGCATCCACGGCAGCGAACTGCCCGGTGACATGACTGGGCAGCCCGCCGCTCAGATTGGGATTGACCACGCCTCAGCCGCCGCGGCTGGCGTCCCAGAACTGACCGCCGCCCCAGGTGTCGCGCATCTTGGGGTAGCTCTTGATGACCCGGCCGTTGGCCTGGGTTGGGACGGCTTCGGGCACCGTCGGCAGCCGCAGCGGGATCTCGATGCGCTGGCGGGCGCCCTGGCGCTCATAGCTGCCGATCCGCTGACGCTTGACGCCCTGCCCGCCCGGCTCGCCGGCCTGGACGTTGCCCTTGCGCCGCAGCGTGCCCCGCTCAGGGCTGGCCGAGGGAGAACCGCCGACCACGCCCTGGGGCATCCCGCCGGCCATCGTCGGCGCCATCGGGGACCGCCGCTCCTTGGCCTTGCCGAACCCGGTCTTCATGGTCTTGCCCATCAGTACGCTCCTGTGCTCGTGTCGCTGGCCCGAATTCCCTCGGCCACGAACTGGCCCCAGGAATTCCCCTGGTCCCCGAGTGCCTTCTCGATGGCCGCCTTGGGGTAGAGCTGCTCGTGGTACATCGAGGTCCGGCCGCCCTGCCGGCGCCGGATGGCGTGACCGTGCTGACGGTCGTCCAGGGGGTGGTGTTCGCTCATGGACGAAATCCTCTCATGTGGGGATGACCAGGAGAGTGATGGCCGAGATCATGCCGTTCTCGCCGTCGCCGGGGACCTCGGCAAAGCCGGGCCGGAACACGAGATCGATGCCTCGGGTGGCGACGTAGCCTCGGGCGATCACGCACGCCTTGATGGCCTGGTTCACGGCCCCGGCGCCGATGGCCCGCAGGACGGGCCGGTTGCCGTCGTAGATGGCATGGCTCACCACCGCCGCCAATTCCTTGGCGTTGGCCGAGGCCGTTACGCGGAGGACTTCCTCGCCCGGCTTGAGGGCCGTAACTTCGGGACTTCCCATTCGGCATGCACCTTTAGTTTCGCCAGTACGGCCTTCTCATACTCGAATCGTGCTCCGAGCATGAGGCTAGCCGACATCTGGGCAAGCCCATAGGCATCCGCCTGGTTGTCGTCGTTGAAGTCCATCCCCCATTTCTTCAATACGGCCTTGAGCATCAAATTCTTCTGGGCATTTCCCGGCAGGCCGCAGAACATCTTCAATTGCTGGGTGGTGGGGATGGTGGGATAGGCCAGCTGGTTCTCGACGCCGTAGAGGTCGAGCAGCGCCAGCTTCACCATTCCCCCGCACTCCCCCAGGACGTGACCCATCTGCCGGCTGTAGGCGTAGCCCTCCATCACGATGTGAGCCGGCTCGGTCATGTTCTCCAGCCAGGCCGACAGCGCCTCTCGCAGCTCCCACAGTCGGCGGGGGCCGTGCGTCTTGGGCTTCACCGTCAGCAGGAGCGGGTCCTGATCGTCCGGGCCTTTGATGGCCGCAGCGGCGAAATTGGTTAACGACTGGTCGATGCCGACGTACATCGGTACCTCTCTTGGAACCGCTGATGTGCTTTGGAGCCGGTACGGCTCAGCTTGGTGAGCCGGGGCCAGTCCACCCACAGCGAGCGCAGGTAATTGTCGGTCCACAGCGTGAGCTTGAACCCCATGCCACCACGCTTGTCGAGCGTGAGCCTAAACACGGCCCAGCTCCGACAGTGCCTTCGCCACCTTGGCCGGCAGATCGGCCAGCGTCCCGTCGTTGATAATGAAGCCGTCGTAGAGGCCATCGCCGTCATCGGTGAGCTGGTTCTCACTGATGTGCTTCGCCTCGGCCTCCGACAACGGTTCGAGGTCCGGCCGGATCACCCGGAACACGAACCCGCCCCGCTTCTGGATGGCCCGCAATTCATTGACGAAGCGCACGTCGGTGATGACGATGTTCTTCTGCCGGGCAACGGCGAAGAGCTGCTTGATCCACAGCTCCTCGTCCAGCGTCTCCCGGCCCATCTCGGTGCCGATGCGCTGGTAGAGGCGGCGCACCTCGGGATGCTTCTTCGCCTGCTCCGGGCCGACCTCGCTGATGAGGTCGGAGAGCCGGACGTACACGAAGGCCGTCGAACCTTCCTGACAATTCAGGTGTCGCACGTCCACAATGGGGTCGATGGCGAGGGCGCACTGCTTCATCTTGGTGGCGAGGGCGTGCCGGCGGCAGCGATAGGGGTCGGCCATGAAGACCTCACCGACTGCGTCCTTGCCGGCGCCGGCTCGGCCACTGATCCCGACGAGCATCAGACCCCCTCGCATTGGTCGCAGACGTAGGCATCGTGGTACTCGCTGTAGTGGATGGTGTCGCCTTCGAGGATGTCGTCACTGCACTCCGGGCACACCGAGTCGTACTGGGCCTTGATCGACGGCCGCTCGGCCGGCCAGCCGCTCTTCACGCTCATTGCTGCCACTCCTTGACCGGGACCGGATCCGACTGCAGCTCGAACAACGGTGTCGGTGGGCGAATCAGGGCCTGGATGAGTATGTCCACCCGAGTCTGCTCCCGCTCCAGCGTCTTCGCCACGATGTCGAGTGCATCGACGCGCAGGTGGGTGTTCTCCAACAGTGCATCCCTGAACGCCTCCCAGATAGGCCGGCTCATCTCCAGCGCCGGGCGGATGGTGTCGGGTATCGCCATGTTGTGGCCGACGATCTCCTGGCGCCACGTCATGTACTTGTCGTCGCCCTCGTAGCCGGTGGGCCACATGAACACCCGGCCGCCTGGCTCGTCGTTGAAGAGCCAGACCTTGACGCTGTTGCTCATCGGGTCGGACTCGATGTGCGCCTTCACAGGTACGGCTCGATGTCGTATTCCCACACCAGCCGGCCCCAGGGCGTCATGGCCCAGGCCATCCCGCTGGCGTTCTCGGTGGGACGATGTACGTCGGGCAGCGCCTTCACCCAGCCCCGTTCCTCCAGCTCCTTGCGCCGGCTCGCCACGTCGTTCTTGTGGATCCCGGTGCGGCGATGCACCTCGTAGTCAAGCCGGCCCTTCTTGTCATTGGCCGAAGCGATGCAGGCCAGCACCCGCCACCGCTGACCCTCCGAGAACTGAGCGATGAAATTGGCTGCCTCGGCCTCGGTGGCCCAGGGCCGGCGCCGTAACCAGGCATCATTCCCAGCTGGTGTCTCGACCATCTTGCGAGCCAGCGGCAGCGTGAGGGTGGCGTCAGGGTGCAGGCGCTTCACCCGGCGCTCGGTGACCGGACACCGGCAGTCCGGGCAGCTGTGCTTGTAGCGCTTCATGGCGTCCAGCGGCTCGCCCGACGGTCATGATCCTCACGCCGGCCGACACGGCGGGTCAGCTCCCGGCTCACCACGGCGGCGTCGCGCTCGGTGGAGGCATAGAGCGTGGCGATCATCTTCCGGTAGGCCACGGCGGTGTGGTAGATGTCCTGGCGCTCTTCGACTTCGGGGTCGATGTCGCGCTGAGCCTTCGCCACCGTGATGCGGTCGTCCCTGGTCCCGCCCCAGTCCCGCAGCAGCACCAGGCTCTGGGCCTTGCTGAGCACCGCCTCGGCGCAGCGCTCCTCGACTTCGGCCATCGCCACCGACACGCCCAGGTGGTCGGTCCAGCGGGTCAGGGCCACGAACAGGCCCATGAGCCGGTCGTCGGTCAGATCGGTGAGCTTAAGAGGCAGCTTGGGAATTTCGAAGGCCGGACGCGGCGGTAACCGGAATCCTTCGCTTTCGACTCGGGCCTTGGCCCGAGCTGCTTTCTCGGCCATTTCGAGAGCGAGATTGGAGGTCTTCATCAGCCGCCTCGTTCGCGTAGGGGTCCCAACAGGTTTCCGAATAAGAGCACGATTTGCAGGTGGGGCTGTCGATGCCCTCGGCCCATTCCGGCCGGCGGGGCGGCTTGCCCGAGTCCAGGGCGTACCGGATGTCGAGGCAGGCGTCGAGGAGATCCGCCACCAGCTCGGGCTGGTACCGCACCCGGAATTCCTTCACCTGCTGGTTCCATTTCGATTCGTAGACGAACACCATGACCTTGCGACCGGAGATGGCGAGGTAGATCATCCCCTGGCGCATGTGGGTGGGGAAGGGCCGCTTGATGTCCCGCCAGATGCCCTCGTAGTCCACCACCGCCTTCTCGGACCCGTCGTCCTCCTTCACCTTGTAGGTGTGCTTGCCGAGGAGCTTGGGCGCCTCGAAGCGCAGCGTGCCGATGCCGATGCTCTTGACCTCCAGCAGCGGGCAGAGCGCTTCGTCGTCCTCGTCAGCGATGTCGCCGTCGGCGTGGCCGGCGATCAGGTGCTTGTCGGAGCGGACGGGCACCTCCCGGTACGACAGGCAGCCCCGCTGGGCCTTGCACTTCGGGCAGCTGGCCGGGGCCGTGGCCCGCCAGCCGTGGCCGCAGGCGTTGCAGTGAAACCGGCCCCGGAGCAGGCCCATCTCCCACAGCCAGGTCTGCCATTTGTTGTGGATCTCGTGGCCCTCTTGGAAGACGTTCTCCAGGGTGAAGCTGTGCCCGTCGCCCTCGGCGGCCGGCGCCCCGATGAGCCGGAAGAAGGTGTTGCGGGGGCACCAGTCGGTCTTGCACATCTCCGACGGGTGGATCACGTCGGTGGGCCGGTCCTCGGGCGGGCGGATCATCAGGTGGCGCTGAATGGCCCCCAGGATGCGTGTCTCGACCTTGGTGGTGTTGAGCACCTTGGCGAGGGGCGACTTCTTCACCGTGCGGATGACCCTCACCAGTGCCTCCTCCTTGCGCCGCAACCGCCGGATGGCGTTCCGGTCACGTTCCGAGCGCCCGCCCCATACCCCGAATTTCTCGTGATGCCTCAGTGCGTATTCCAGACAGTCCTGTTTGACAGGGCACGGCGGCCGACCATCGAGGCCATTGCAGATGGCCTTGGCCGCCTGCACTTCGGCTGTGGTGTCGCGGCCCTTGGCCTTGATGGGGAAGAAGAAATCGGGTCCAGCATTCCAGCTGTGGCACTTGGCCTGATCGCTCCATTCAGGACGGCCCCATTCGATCACCGAATAGCTCCAAAAAGTCGCCCCTTGGCAGGACGACGTAATGATCTCCCGAGAGTTCCAGACAGAGGGCGGGGACTCGACCCTCAGCCACAGCTTCGTCGGTGATTTTCCGCAGGTCAACCTTCTTCATGGTGATCTGCTCACCGCCTGTGTACTTGTTCTCGATCAGGAGGACCGGCGTCTTCACGTCGCCCTTGGCGAACCACTGGTTACCGCTTCCAGTTGTGACCCGGCCGCCGAAGCGCTTCGCCGTGTCCTTCTCCTGGCGCCGGCTGCGCTTCTGGCCCTCGGACCTCACTTCTTCGAGCGCGGCCGGCGCACCGTCCGCTTCACGCCGGGCGGCTCATGGTGGAAGAGCAGCTGCCGGACCTCGGCCTCCAGCTGGGCGATCAGCTCGGGGCGCTCCCGCAGGGCGGCCACCAGCGAGTCCACGCCCCGCCACTTCTCGTCGCCGTACTCGTACCAGCTCGACCTCCCCGAGTCGCCCCGGCGGATGAGCTGGTGGGCCTTGCCGACGGCCACGATCTCCTTGACCCGGTCGAACTCGCCGGCCTTGAAGTGGCCGTCCTCGGAGTCGCAGAAGTAGAAGTCCACCACCGCCGAACGCTGCGGCGGCGCCGTCTTGTTCTTGATCGTGGTCATCTTGATCGTCTGGCCGATGCGGAGGTCCCCCTCCTCGATCCAGTCGTCGCGCTTGACCTCGACGCGGATGGAGTAGAAGAAGTTCTTGCCCCGGCCGCCCGGCGTGGTGCGGGGGTCGCCCCGGATGACGCCAATGCGGTCGCGCCACTGGTTCACCATCAGGCCGAGCACCGGTCGCTGGTGCTCGGTCATCGACCGCTTGCTGGCCGGCTGCTGCTTGCGGAAGAACTGGCCGGTGAGCAGAGCGCCCAGGCCCACGGCGATCTCGCCCATGTCGTTCTCGTCCTCGCGCTCGGGCACCAGCGCCGGCAGCGAGTCGATGACGATGCAGTCCACGCTGCGGGTGTCGAGGAATTCGATGCAGCTGCCGTAGACCGACTCCATGCCGTTGTCCTTCATGACCAGGACCCGGCTGTCGTCCACGCCCAGCTGGCGCGCCCAGCGCTTGTCCCAGCACTGCTCGGCGTCGAACCAGACGGCGCTCCACTCGGGGTCGCGGGCCTGGTTGATGGCGATGGTCTTCAGCGCCAGCAGCGTCTTGCCGGCGCTCTCGTAGCCGATGACCTCCACCCAGCGGTTGAGGGGCCAGCCGCCGCCCAGGGCGATGTCCACGGCCAGCGAGCCGCTCGGGCAGCGGGGGACCAGCTCCTGCTCGATCTCCGAGCCGAGGATGATCGTGCCCTCGCCCAGCTTCTTGTTGATCCGGGCGGCAATGGCGAGCAGGGACTTATCCATTGCTGCTCCGATACCAGTCGATGTAGCACTCGACGCATTTAACGTTGAGCGGGTGGCCGCTCTCGTCGGTGACGTGACCGCAGCCCCAAGTCATCGCTTCTCGATCTTCTTGACGTGCCAGGCCATCTTGGAATTGGCCTTGTTGTTGGCCGCTGCCGCCTTCCATGCCGCCTCCTCGTTCTCGTACGTCTCGAACGGCACGGCCTTGCCGTGGAGCGGGTGGACGCCCATCAGGATGTACAGGTGCTCCTTCTCCTCGGGCGCCTTGGCCGGCTTACGCGGCGCAACCACGGCCGGCCTCGTCCAGCTTGAAGGCGATCCAGTCCTCGTCCCCGACATCGAGCATGCGGAGCACCTCGGCCGCCAGCTCCCAGCTGCCGGGCGCCAGGAGGGCGCTGTGGCCGCTCAGGATGGCCGTGTAGGCGTCCGGGGCGTTGTCCACCGGGATGAGGCCAGAACGCGCTCCAGCGGCCTCTGGCGGCCCCATGTAGAGCGTCGGCGTGATGGTGATCATGGTCATTCCTCTGGCTCGACCCACCGGGCGGCGAACTGCTGGCCCATCAGCGCCGCCCGCAGAGCACGATGATGCCCGCTCCGCAGCCGGTGGGTGTACGGGGGAAGGTTCGGGCTGGTGTTCTTCACCGTCTCCACCAGCGGCAGCGTGTTGCTCCGCTCGTGGGTGTCAGCGAAGGTCGGACCACCCCGGTCGTAGGCCCGGCCGCCCTCGCCCATGTAGAAGGCCAGGCCCTGGTGGGTGACGCTGGACTGCGTCGAGCTGACGATCCGGGGATCGACCATGACCGTGCGCTGACGGCCCAGTTCCGCCTGGACCCGCTCGATCTGCTCGGGCGGGTCGCCCTGGCGCGACCGGGGAGCGCTCGGCCAGGGGGCGACGGCCGTCGGCGCCGACCCCTCGGGGAAGACAGCGTGGATGTCCTTGGACCCGAACAGGCTGCGGATGCGGGAGCGGCCCTCGGCCTCCCAGCTCGTCTCGTGCTCGCCACCGGCAGCGCCCGCGTTGAAGTGGTCAATCCGGCTCTGGCGCTGCTCGTCCTCGGTCACTTCTTCTTCGTGTCCTTGCCGATGTCGGGGTACTTGGCCTTGACCGCCGCCCGGACCCTGGCCTTCTCGGCCGAGGAGCCGTGCTGGGCGACGCGGGCCAGGGCGTTGCGGGCGTGCTTCTTGTCGGGGATCGGGTAATTCCCGCTCTCCTTCTTCTGGTCGGCCGTCTTGGCCTTGGACTTGATGGCGAATTCGCTCTTCGGCAGCTTGGCCCGCTTTTTCGGGGTGAGGTCAGCCATTACTTCCTCCCGAGGGCATAGCCGATCAGCAACCCGATCAGGATGAGGATGACCACGATGATGCCGATGGTCTTGGCGACGGCCCCGGCGATGATCATCGCTTCACATATCCTTTGGCCGTGGACTGAGCGAGGCCCTTCTTATGAAGTTCGCCCATGGCAGCACCCGCTCGCCGGATCTGCTGAGCATGAAGGATGACATCGCCGTGGAGTTTCTCAGCCATCGTCCGGCTGGTATGTGGCGTGTCGGAGAGATGGCCTAACACCTTGGTCTGGTAGGGAGTGAGCTTCGGCCGGCGATCATGGAAAACCTCAGTCTCCTCGGTCACCGCTTCTTCGCCGCCTTCTTCGCCATGGCCGACCGCTTGGCATGCGACGTGCCGGCGTTGGAGATCTTCGCCGCCTTCTCCTTGCTCATGCCCTTCTCCTTCAATTTCTCATAGACCTTCGGGCGAAGGATCGACGGGCCAGGGTCTTTTCCTTGCGGCATTTACGCCTCCCCTATCGGGATCTCACGAGCGTCGGGGTCGTAGAGGCAGATGGCCTTCACGCCCCACATCACCGTCTCCTCCAGGTGGGTACAGGCCAGGCTGCGCTCCCGGCTCTCGGGGATCAGCTCGAAGACGAGATCGACCAGCTCCTTGGCCTTCTCCCGCACGATCTCGATCCGCCCGATGGCCTCGGGGCTGGGCCGGACGTTGGTCAGGCTGCGCTTCACGTCATCGGCCGTCGGCCCCATTTAATTGCCTCCGAAGATGGTGAACAGGCCCCCGTTGTAGGAGCAGTTGAAGCACTGCGGTGCCGGCGGCACATGGCCGTTCTGCGTCACCTTGGAATTCTGGCGCAGGCTGAAGTAATTCGTGCTGTTGCACTGCGGGCAGCGTTGCGTCTCTTCCCGATTTCCCTGGCCGCCCTTCAGGAAGCCGGGCGAGCGCCAATTCAGACGTTTGCCGCCCGGCACGGTGGGGTCCTCGATGAACGGCGCCTCGTTGACCTCCGGGCCGGCCCAGGCTGGCTGGGGAACAACCTGGGCCGGCGCCGGAACGTAGCCCGGCGCATAGCCGGTGGGGGCGTAGGAGTGCTGCCCCACCGGCACCTCGGGCGCCTGGCCCAATTTCCTGGCCCACCAGCTGCTGGCGTCGCTCATCCCTTCCCCTCGCTCCACCGCTCGCAGACCGTGATGTCGGCCAGCAGCGGTACCCGTAGCTTAAGCGGTAGATCCTCCATCGACTCGCGAAGCATTTCCGAGGCCCACGCCACCAGCTCGTCGGGGGCCTGCACCACCAGTTCGTCATGGACCGTCAGCATGAGCAGGCAGGGGCTGTCGCGCAGGCGCTCGTGGAGCCGGACCATCGCCAATTTGATCAGGTCGCCGGCCGACCCCTGGATGACGGTGTTGACCGCCTGGCGCTCGGCCGCTTTCCGCCGGCCGAATTCGTAGCTGGTGATGTCGGGCAGCCGGCGCTTGCGGCCCAGGATGGTGGTGACGTACGGCGCCGAGGGCCGGCACTTCTTGGCCTTGGCCTCGGCCCTGGTGATCCGGGTGGCAACGCATTTCCGCACCACCGAGCGCCGCCAGGGGTCCACCCTGGTGTAGGTGCCGAAGAAAGCGTTGATCAGGTCTTCGGCCTCGCCCAAGTTCGGCACGCCGTACTTCTCCACCAGCGTGCTGGCCTGGGCGCCGTACGCCATCGAGAAATTGCAGTTCTTCGCCCGGCTGTATTGCTCCTTGGTCAGCTCCTCTTCGCTGACGTGGTACGCCTTGCACCCGGTGATCTTGTGCAGGTTCAGGCCGTCCTGGTATGCCTTGATGAGCAGCGGGTCGCGGCTGTAGTGGGCCAGCAGGCGCAGCTCGATCTGGCTGTAGTCGGCCACGATGAGCTTGTGGCCGGGCGGGGCGATGAACAGCTCCCGCACCTCGTTCGAGCGCCGCGTCGGGATGTTCTGCAGGTTCGGCGTCCGGCAGCTGAACCGGCCGGTGCGGGCGCCGCGCTGGTCGAAGTCGGCGTGGCAGCGCCCGTTGTGGAGCCGGCCCTTGATGTTGAGCAGGTACGTGCTGTGGAGCTTCGACAGCTCCAACCAGTGGAGGATGTCCTTCACCACCGGGTTCTTCCGCAGGCTGGCCGTGGACTGCAGCGCTGCCGCCGATGTCTGGGGGTCGCGCCGCACCTTGGTGACGTAGTCCGGGTGGGGCTGGTGCGGGCCGGTCCAGCGCCCCCGCCGGCCGGTACGGGGGTTCACGAGGTCGCGGTCGTAGTGGCCGAAGAGCAGCTCGATGATCTGGGCGTCGGCGTTCAAGTTGATCGGGTGGCCGGCGGCCTTCGCGACTCGGGCGTAGGTGGCGGCCATCTCGGCCTCGACGCGGGCGATGAGCGTGTCCAGGCCGGCCACGTCGATCATGACGCCGGCCTCCTCCATCCAGACCACGCACTCCAGCACCCGCATCTCCAGGTCGAACAGCTCAGTGAGGTTCTCGGCCTCGATCTGATCGACGTACGTCTGCTTCAGCAGCCAGGCGTACTTGGAGTCGAGCCGGCCGTAGCGGGCCGCCTCATCGAAGGGGAACTTGTCCACGCCGATGCGGCCCAGGCTCTTGTCGTACTCGAATTTGAATTCCCGCTTCACGCAGCTGCCGAGGCTGTAGGGGTAGCCGCCGAGGTGCGTCTCATCGATGAGGAACGCAGCGATCATGGTGTCGAAGTACGGCGGTGGCGGGACGACGCCGTAGTACCGGGCCGCCACCTCCAGGTCGAATTTCAGGCCGTGGCCCGTCTTCTCGGCCGGCCCCAGCAGGATCGGCTCCAGGGCCTCGAACACTGTCTCGGTGGAGAGCTGGGCGGGGGCAGGACCGACCACCGGCAGCTGCTTGGCGTTGGCGTACGGCTCGCCGTTCTTCTTCAGCTTGCTCCACTCGAAGCCCACCACCCGGCCCAGCGGGTGGCCGAAGGGAATCACGTCGGCCCGGCCCGGCCCCGCCAGCGAGATCCAGAACGGGATGGCGTGGCGAGGGTCGTTGCGCCGCTCGCCCCTCGTCTCAAAGTCGTAGGCGAAGGACTCCATGTCGGCGTAGGCGGCGGCCACCTCCTTGAGCTGGCGGGGGGTGGTGATGACGGACGCGCTGCGACGGAAGGACCCACCAGGACCGACGCTCGTCAGCGCCAGCCTGCCCGGTAACCGCCCACCGGGTGCCCCTCCTTCCGCCGCAGCGACCGTCACGCTACGTCACTCCTCGTCATCGTCGTCGTAGTCGCCGCTGACCTCTTCGGCCAGCTCCAGCAGCTGCTTGCGAGTCGGCACCTTGATGATCTTCTTGTCGTAGACCTTGGCCCGGTACTTCGCCAGCTCCTCCTCGTCCAGGGGCTTGATGTCCCAGTCCTCTTCGAGGTCGCGCTCCTTGACGTAGTCGAGGGCGTAGCGGGTCTGCTGCTTCTTGCCGGTGCGGGACGCCGCCCAGTACACGTCGTCACGGTCGATGGGCGCCGTGCGCTTGTCCTTCATCTTGGACTTCACCTGCTCGGCCACGGCCCCGCCCATCTCCCACACCCGGTTGATGGGCTTGTCATCGGAGAGCACGAGGACGTTGAACATGACCCGGAAGGCCGGGTCGTCGCCCAGGTTGCACAACGGGCAGTCGTCCTCGATGCACACCCAGCTGCGCTTCCCCTGCCGGCGGTCGATCCAGTGCTGGCGGAAGTTGGCGAACGGCGCCGGCTGAAGGAACTTGATGAGCGTCGGCTCCTCCTCCAGCTTGAGGAATTCGGCGTAGCCGCCGGACTTGGCCTTCTGGCGCTCGTAGGCGCCCCAGCCCCCTTCGACCAGATCTTCCTCGTCCTCGTCATCCTCCTCTTCGTCATCTTCCTCTTCGGTGGATACGTCCTCGTCCTCAGGCTCTTCCTCGGCCGCCGGCCGCCGCACGGTCCTTCTCACTTGTTGGCCCCCTGTTTTGTCGGTGCGAATCCAAATGCCTTACGCAGGAATGACTTCTGGTTTTTGGTTAACTCACAAGCGTCTTCGATTTCCTGTTCGAGTTGCTCTTGAAGTTCAGTCAGTATTTTGGCAGTGAGTTTTGCTTGAAGTGATTTACGTTGCTCCATTGTTGCCTTTGCCAGGGCGGCGTCGCTGACACCCAGGTCATGGTGGGACATCTCCACGTCGGCCCCGAACCGGTACGACTCGTCAATAGTCACCCATCGACACGGTGTAGCTGCGTGAACGGCGAATGATCATTGGGCATCACCTCCTCGGTGGCGGATGGCGTAACGCACCGCCTGCTTGGTGACGCCCAGTTCTTCTCCCAGTACCCGCAGGCTCTCTCCACCAGCGTGCCGGCGTCGGAGGTCTGGAATTACGGCGTCGGGGATCTTGGTCTTGCCGTGCCGGTCGCCGCGAAGAATCTCGTCAGGCCGCTGGTGGTACCAACAACGGTGCTGCTCCACCATGTCCTGCACGTTCTCGGCCCTCGTTCCAACGGTGATGTGCAGCACGCAGGCTGGAAACTCACACAGGTGGCGTATCTCCTGCCCCGGCGGGACCGGGCCGTGCTCCAGCTCCCAGGCATAAACATGAGCACCGACCACCTTCGTGCCGTCCCAGAATTGCGGGTGTCCACTTACACTGTTGCAGTGTCCAGTCCAAAGCCAATGGTCACCTTTCTCGACCTTGGCCCAAAAGGCGGCCTGTCGCTGCGACACGGTGTAGCTGCGGCTGCGGCGGATGATCATCAGTCAGTCACCGTCCTCACGATGCCGGCGGCCTTCACCAGCTTGGCGCACATGTCGCAGCTCGGCACCGGGACGCGGTCGAGTTGGACGAGGTAGAGCGTGCCCCCCTCCATGCGCGACCGGTCGCCCCAGGCGATGGCGTTCTGCTCACAGTGGAGCGAGATGCAGTCGCTGTGGTTCTGGTTCCCCTCGGTGAAGCTGGGCACGTCGGAGAGGCCCCTGGGGCAGTCCCCGGCCAGGCAGCTCCCCTCACCGCTCGGAGCGCCGTTGTAGCCGGTGGAGACGATGCGCCGATCCTTGTCCACGATCACGGCGCCGATCTTGCGCCGCCGGCAGTCGGCCCGGCGCGCCACGGCCCAGGCGATCCCGAGGAAGTAGTCGTCCCAGCTCGGGCGGTCGTTCATCCGATCCTCCGCAGCGCCTCGGCCACCCGCTCCACGAATTTGGTGTCGGCCACCTGGGTCTTGGGATGGGGCCGGCCCCGGCCGTCCACCGTGACCTCCATCAGGCCCTCCTCGAAGGCGATCCGCACGATGGCCTCCAGCTGGGGCCGGGTGTAGAGGCGCCGGGCCTTCTGCCGGACGGTGGCCGGCGCCCGGAATTTGGCGATGGGCAGCCAGCCGTTGCGCTCCCACTTCCTGATCGTGACCGGCGAGCGCCCCAGCGCCGCCGCCACCTGGCCCACCGTGTAGAACTCCGTCCGCACGCCGCCGACGTTGTGGTAGGTCGGCGGCCCCCAGTCGAGGGGAGGCGGCGGCTCCGGGCGCTGACCGACCGGGGTGTTCGACCCTGGGTAGTACTCAGTCACTCTCGGTCAGCTCCTTGAAGTCGGCCAGATCCCGTTTCCAGCCGGCGTACAGGGCGCGGTTACGGAGCACGGCCGACGGGTGCCGGACGGGGAAGTAGGTCCGGCGCCCACCGTCGAGTAGTTCCCGAGTCCACGGCACGCCATGGGCGTCGGTGATCCTCTCAGACCGGCCCAGCGCCCGCAAGGGGACAGCGCCGGTCACTAGCACCCACCGGGGCCTGATCAGCACCAGCTGGGCGATGCGGTTCCCCTGACAGGCGGCCAGCTCGTCGTCGGTCGGCGTCCGGGCCGGATAGCAGCTCACGGCATTGAAGAAGGCCATCTCGGCCGGCTCCAGGCCGACCTTGGTCAGGGTCTTCCGCAGGAGCCGCCCAGATGGCCCCACGAAGGGAATTCCCCGCTTGTCCTCCTCTGCCCCCGGCGCTTCGCCCAGGACGGCCACAGAGGCCCCTACAGGGCCGCTCCAGGCCACCGGGGCGCGGGCCACCCTGCAGAGGCCGCACCGGGTGCAGGAGAGCACCCGGCGCCTCGTGGTGGCCTCGTCCACTGTCCGGCCCCGGTGGCCCCGACGGGGGCTAGCGGTCCCCGAGGATCGAGTGCGGCGTCGGCCCGAAGTACGGGTAGCCCACGCCCCGGATCCGAGGGTCAGGGAGATCGTGGGCGCCCTCCTCGAAGAAGTAGCCCTGGTCCGAGCTGCGCCGGCTCTCGCCCTGGTAGTCGAGCGGCTTGCCGGCCAGCTCCCAGCACGCCCGGTGCCAGACGGTGGCGCCCTCGCCCACGGCGTAATCGGCGCCGCCCACCCGGCCGTAGCCGTCGTACTCCCCCATGTGGATGTCGCCCTCGGGGGAGATCGACACCACGTCCGACATCCAGGCGTTGACCTCGTTCGTCACGTAGGAGCTGAGAGCGGCGTGACCGCAGCTCTTGCAGTCCTGGCTGAAGAAGCCCATGGCCCTACGCCTTCCGGGGGATGAAGGCGTAGTTCACCCGCTGGACGAACATGGCATCGATGTCGTCCTGGCTGAGCTTGCCATCGTAGAGGGCCACCCGGACGGCGTCCTCGTTGACCTGGGGCACCATGCGGATGCAGCTGTCCTCCAGGCCGGCCCGGCGGATGATCGTCAGGGCCTTGTCCTCGTCCAGCGACTGGACGACCCGGCGCTCGCGCTTCAGGCCGGCGTAGCCCTCGATGGGGGCGTCGAAGTCGATGAACTCGCTCCCCTTGTCGTCGGTGTAGCCCTGCGTCTCGACCATGTTCGACAGCAGCTTCTTCAGCTCGTCCTCCCGCTTGGCGAACGTCTCTCGCTGCTGGCGGATGCCGATGTAGTCGGTGAAGAGCTGCTTGATCTTGGCTGCGCTAACCTTTGCCACCGGGTACTCCTTCTGCTCGTTTTGCGGGTGGAGAGGGGTGGAGGGGCCGGGATTACCGGCCCCTCCCTCGCGTCAGCTGCCGACGGTGAGCTGGGACCCACAGACCGGACAGCCGGCAGCGATGTCGATGGTCATCGGCGGCCCCAGGGTGTCGTCGGCCAGCTCGCCGGTCTGACGCCAGGTCTGGCCGCCGTCGCGGCTCTCGAAGCCGTGGGAGTCGTTGTCTGCCTCTGCCTCGCACCACATGACCATCATCATCGGGACCTCCTTGGGGGCGGGATTTCTCCCGCCCCCGGATTTTCTAGCCGACGAGGGCCGGCTGGTGGTCGGTGATGTCCACCAGGGCGTCGAGCACGATCTGGTCGTCGGCGGCGGTGGTGCCGTCGATGGCCCGCAGCATGTTGCGCTGCGCCCGGTTGCCGTTGGAGCGCATCACGGCCTCGTGGTGGTTGTAGGTGTTGAACGCCTGGATGACACCGAAGGCCGTGCCCTTCCAGGGCGACACCCGCAGGTCGTTGCTGTAGAGGCGCCGCAGGGCCTCCTGCTTGTTGGTGGCCTTGGTGGCCGCCCCGCTGGCCGTCTTGCCGGCCGGGATCTCGGGGACCGGCACCACGGCGTCGAGCACGGCGTCCCACTGGCGGGTGGTGACCTTCCAGCTGGTGAGGGCGGCCACCTCAGCCTCGAACGCCTTCGAGTCCTCGAAGATGATGTTCAGGGCGTCGCGGGCCTCGGCCAGGCGCAGGGCACTGCCCGAGCTGTGCTTGATCTTGAAGTTCTGCCCCCGCTCCCGCAGGGCGATCTCCAGGGTGTTGTCGCAGACCACGAGCTGGCGCTTGCGGCCGTAGGTGGTGGCGAGGGAGCCATCGAAGCTGGTGCCGGCCAGCAGGTAGGGCCGGAACTCCACGCCCTCGGGGGTGGTGATGGAGTCCTCCATCTCGATGGACACCCAGGCCAGGCCCCGGTTCTTCAGCAGGCCGGCCGAGCCGATGCCCAGGTCGCCCTTGGACTTGGCGATGATGTCGGCCGGGCCGTCGAGGAGCCACTCCTCGTACTGGTGGCCGCAGTACCCGTCCTTGAACATCCCGAGCACGTCGAGGTTGTCGTCGGCGCACATGGCCTTGCGGCCGGGGACCTCCTTGTAGCCGCCCTCGCCGTCGGGGATGTAGAGCGGCATCTCGATGACGCTGAAGTTGAACAGCCGGCGGGTCACGTCCTCGACGGGGATGGCGTGGGGGTAGTGGTTCGGCTCGGCGCCCTGGAACTCCTCGCGGTAGTGCCAGGCGTCACCTCGCTGCTCGGTGAACCCGATCAGCGTCATGGTGTTGAGCCACTCGTACGTTTCCTTGCTCATTTCGGTGGGTGCTCCTTCGTGAAGGGTGCTGATCGGATGGTACGGAGGGGGTGTGACGGTTATGCCGGGCGGGCAGGTCCCAACCACCTCCCGCCCGGCAGGGGCGGCTAGCGGGTCTGTGCCCGCATCCAGCGGTCGTAGGGGTCCTCGGCCTTGCCGGCGTCCTGGCGGTCCAGCTCGGCCCGGAGGACCGACAGGGCACCCAGCTCGTCGTCGTCCACCAGGGCAGCCAGCATGCGGGCGGCCCCCCACAGGACGTTGTTGTCGTTGCGGTGGAACCGCAGGGCGGTAGAGAACGACTCCCCGGCGTCGAAGTCGAAGTCGCTGGCCTCCAGGGTCGCTCGGGCCTGGTCGAGCTGGATCTGGCTGTTGCGCTCCTGGCGGGCGATGTCGAGGGCCACGGCGAAGACGGGCGTCTGGCGCACGGCCTCCCAGCTCCTGGGGTCGGCCGGCTCGGGCAAGGCGAGGTTACCGGCGCCGTCCCCGGCCGCCGTGGCCTCCTCGAAGGCCCGGAAGAACTCTCGGGAGGCAGCCTCGTTCAAGACGGTGCCGGACTTCTCCAGAGCGACCAGGCGCTGCACGGTCCAGCCGCTGAAGCCCTTGGAGTCGAGGAAGGTGATCAGCTCGCTGTGTCGGAGGCCGGTGGCCTCGCGGGTGGCCTTGACCTCGAAGCCGTTGATGAGGGTCTTCATGTGGGTGCTCCTGTTGCTGGGGGCGCTCGGACGAGCGGCCGAAACGTGAGCGACCGCACGCTCTGCAGAGCCGGCCCCAGTGGGTCGGTGACTCTCGGCGGGGCGTGCGGTCGCTGTCATGATCCCTTTATCGGTCATCTGGCCCGCTAAGGCAAGGGCTGAGCCGCAAAATATTGCGATTTCTTGGCTAAAGGCGCTCTCCGCGGTAGATTCCGACCAGTTGGTACCTCCAGTTGATGTTCTGTCCGAGATCGGGCAGGCGGGTGGGTGGGGGGTCCTCGGGGAGCTGGGCCTCGGGCGAGCCGTAGCTCACGTATTGGCGGTGGCCGGCGTCCGGGTGACCCAGCTCCACGTTCTCGTAGACGGCCACGCCATCGCCCCGGCCCAACCACCGGTTGATGACGACGGCGGCGTCCTGCGGGGCCTCCAGGGCCTTCTGGAGGGACTCCAGCAGCTCGTCCCGGCTGAAGGTCACCATGACTTCGTCTCCAGCTCTTGGAACAGGCCGTAGATCTGGCCCAGCTGGACGATGGAGATCATGCAGGTGGGGTCCACCTCCTCGCCCAGGTAGATGGCGGCGGTCGGCTCGCCGTGCATGAAGCCGACCGTCACCCCCAGCTCCTGGCCGGTGAACGGGTCGGTGCCGAGCACCATGGTGCGCTTGACGTACTCGGAGATCGTTGGCTTGGCATCGAAGATGCGGCGCTCGTCACCGGTCATCACGCCTCGCTCCAGCCGAAGTAGACGCGGGGCGAATGGGTGAACTCCAGGCTGCCCTTCTTGCCGTCAGAGCGGCGCCGGACGACCACGAAGGGCGCCTGGAAGCCGAGCACCTCGAAGTCCCGGCTCAGCTCCTCGGTCGTCCAGGTGGCCTCTTCGTTGACGGCCAGGTCGGCGGCCGGCTGGCCGGTGGCGATCATCTCCCGGCGGATGGATTCGGTGGGGTCGGACACTGTCTTGTGCTCCTTCTCTGTTGGGGGGTAGCCCTGGCCGTAGATCTCGTCGGCCAGGGTGGGGCGGTCGTAGTCAGGCTCGGGGTCGTAGTCGTCGTTGAAGCGGTCCTCGATGCGGCTCACAGCAGCTCCCACAGTGGATCGATGCCCCGGCGGGCATCTTGGATGTCGTTGACCTTGCCGGCGGCCACCAACCGCTTCAGCCGGCGGTTGACGGCCCCCTTGTTGAGCACCACGTCGGGGTAGGCCAGCTCAACCGCCCGCCGGACATCGGTGCTCGTGACGTAGCGCTGCCCGCTGTCGCGGAAGCCCTGCAAGGCACCCATGACCATCTCGGTGGTCAACATCTGCCGGCCGTTCCTAATGCTGCCGCTCATGCCGGCCGCATCATCTCGACGGCGCCGTGGGCCATGTCGAGGATCTCCTCCAGCGAGCTGGCGGTGAACAGCGGACGCTCCGAGGTGTCGTTGTACGGCAGCGCCGCCCAGTGCATACCCGGCCCGCGGCCGTCGTCCAGCATGCGCCGCAGATGGACAGCGCCGACGACGTAGTGGTTGGCGTCGATGCGGGTGAAGGTGACAGGGGCGAAGGCCATCGGGTGCTCCTTGCTCGGGATTGACAACAGACTATCGGGAAAGTCTTGCCCTGAGAACCCCCTGGAGGCGGTTCTGCCGGGCGGTGGGCAGCGGATCGGTGATGGACCACCACGGTGCGGGGCCGGCCGTTCCTGGGGCCGTACAGGTAGAACCAGCTGCAGCCGTCCTCCACCAGCCGCTCGACGGTGGCCTGGTCGGTGGGCACGTCCACCGTCCCGCCCGGCGTCCTCGTGCGGAGAACCCAGGCGCTGACGGTGCGGGCCTTGGGCCGGAAGGGCCAGGCGTAGGGGTAGGGCGGCTCGCCGCTCCAGTAGGCCATCTCAGGTCATCCCGAAGGCGCTGCGGTTGACCGACACGATCCACGTCTCGGAGTAGCGGCGGTTGGGGTAGCCCTCGCCGTTGTTCTCCTGGCGGATGGGGAGGACGACCCGGCTGGACTTGAGGTTGGCGGCGAAGGAGGCCCAGCCCTGGGTGATCGTCCGGCCCCGGCTGTCGTAGATCCAGCCGCCCTCGCGGGCGTAGTAGCCGCGGCTCTCGGCGTAGGCGCGGGCGGCCTTCTCCTCGCCCTTGCGGTGCTCCTTGCCGGCGTAGGTGACCACGAGGCAGCCGTTCCACTTCGCCAGGCGCTTCTCCACCCAGCTCACGTCCTTCTTCGCCAGGCAGGCGGTGGCCCAGCCGGCCTGGTCCGGGGTGTCGAGCGCCGGCAGGGACAGGATGTGCTCGACCACGAACAGCGGGATGTCCCGGCCCAGCAGGGCGACTTCCTCGTTGCCCTTGAACGCCTTCACGTCGCCCCGCCCGGTGAAGCCGGTGGAGTCGAGGTACTCGACCCAGGTCACCCGCAGGTAGCCCTCGCCGTCGAGGGTCCAGCCCACCCCGAAGTCAACCTCGGGGCCGTGCAGCGTCGTCTCGGTGTAGGTCAGCTTCTTGCTCACGGCTAGGCCGCCTTTCGGGTAGCGCTGCGGAGCAGGCCGCAGGTGCGGATGGAGCCGGCGTCGAGGTGTCGCACCTGGACGCGCCGGCCGTTGGCGAAGTGGGTGCAGTGGCCACACACCGGGCCGGACTCGGTGGCCGGCACGCCCCGCAGCTCCACTGCCTTGGCGGCGGGAGCTGCGGGGGCGGGGGTCAGGGCGGCCAGGGCGTCCAGCCAGCTGAGCAGGTTGGGGAGGTTCTCGTCCGGGCCGTAGCGGAGGTAGGTGCCGTCGGCGGTGTCGCAGTCCCAGCTGTTGGCGATGAGCATGCGGCGCTCGCTGTTCACGCGCCCCATGTGGACGAGCTTGCCCTCGGCCTTGGCCCGCTCGGTGACGATCCGGCCGGCCTCACCGATCTTGAAGTCGTCCGACCCGCCGAGGAAGATGGCGTCGATCTCGGCCCACGGCACCTCGTCCAGCATCTCCTCGATGCCGTCCTGGGCCACGAAGGCCACCGGGAAGCCCAGCTCCCGCACCAGCGGAGCGTGCTTGGAGAACAGCTCCAGGGTGGGGCGGGCGTGCCCGATGCAGAAGATGTCCTGCTGGCCCTTGCGGGGACCCTGGCCCACCAGCTTCGGGGAGCCGTCCTTGTTGAAGGCGGGGTGCCAGGTCAGCACGTCCGGCACGGCGGCCCACATGACCTTGGCCTTCTGGGCCGGCGTGAGCTGGGCGGCGAGCTTGGTGATCCAGGCCACCCAGCGGTCCTCGAAGTCGGGGCGGCCCTTGGCGCCGTACCCACCGTTGTCGAGGCCGATGAAGGGGTGGAGGTCGATCTTGTTGGCGTAGCCGCCGACCTTCTTGCCGTTCTTGTAGAGGCCGGCGGTGTCGGGGGTGAGGAGCAGGCCGATGTTGCGCTCGAAGGCGACAGCCTGGACCGACTCGTTCGTTGCCCCGGTGATGTAGTTCGTCGTCATGTACACAACATCGGCTTTTGCCGGCCCTAACGCAAGTACCGAGCGGCAAAATCTTGCGAGGACTTCAGACAAAACGGGACAACCCTGCCGCCGAGCCGGCGTAGGCGCTGCGGATTTAGACCGAGGAGCTGGAGAGGAAGCGGGCCAGGGTGTCCACGTTGAGCTTCAGCCGCCCCTTGGCGTCGATGCCCCGCCCGTCCACCACGGCGTCAGCGATGGCCCGCTTGGCCGTCAGCATCTCGTGCATGCGCTCCTCGATGGAGCCGGCCATCATCACCGTGTTCAGGGTGATGGACTCCCACTCCGACGACAGCCGGATGATGCGGGCCTGGCGCTGGTCGAACTTCCCGGCGCTCCACGGCAGGTTGTAGTTGATCAGGTAGCTGGCCTCGGGCAGGTCGAGTCCCATCCCCCCGGCGTCCGAGCTGAGGAACAGCCGGCAGTTGGGGTCGTTGGCGAAGCGCTGCTTCACGGCGTCACGTTCGCGGGGCGTCAGCTCCCCGGTGAATTCGACCGGGCGCCATGCCTTGGCCGAGATCTTCTTGCCGGCCACCGTCACCTCGCCCACCCTGATCCGGTGCAGGCTCTCCTTGAAGAAGCTGAACAGCACTGCCTTGTGGCCGGCCTCGATGATCTCGGCCAGCAGCTCCATGGTGGCGACGAACTTCGGCGCCGGCCCCAGGTGGGTGAGCAGGCCGGCGTCGGCCAGCTCGTGGGCGTAGGCCGAGCCGGACGCGCTGGCCGGGTCGCTGTGCTGCGCTGCGCTGATCCGCAGAAGCGCCGGGTGGTCGCAGAGCATCCGCAGGCACGTCAGCCGGCTCATGATGGCCGCCCGCGCCTTGAGCGCACCGGGATCGTCCTGGCCGTGGGGCGAGTAGTGGTGGAAGACGGAGAAATTCCCGAACCGAGCCTGGGCCGCACCCAGCTCGGCCAGCAGGTCGTCTCGGATGTGGTTGTAGAGCTTGGCGCCGGCCGGATCGAAGGGGACGGGCACGATGGCCTCGTTGACCTTGGGCAGCTGGTCGCGCACGTCCGGCTCGTCCCGACGCTTGCGGGCCATGGCCGTGGACAGCCGGCGGTGGAACGTCGGCAGGTTCTTGTAGAACTGCACGCCGCCGAAGTTGTTGCGGGCGATGAAGGTCCGGTCGAACATCTCGAAGCGCCCCAGCACCTCGGGATCGACCCACTGCATGATCGAAAACGCCTCCTCGGGCCGGTTCTCCACCGGCTGGCCGGTCAGCGCCCAGCGGTACTTGGCCTTCATCTTCTTGATGCGCCGGCTGCGCTTGGACCGGAAGCTCTTGATGGCCGTGGCCTCGTCCACCACCACACAGTCCAGCGGCAGCTTCTGCACGTAGCCCCAGTCGTTGACGCACTGCTCGTAGTTCAGGATCACGTAGTCCGGCTCGTCAAGGATGATCGAGCTGTACTGGCGCTCCCGCATCTTGGGCGAGCCGTCCACCACCACGATGGTGGCGTCGGTGGTGAACTTCTCGATCATCCTGCGCCACTGGTACTTGAGCGACGCCGGGCAGATGATGATGGCCGTGGCGATCTCGCCCGAGTCGAGCAGCTCCTCGGTGGCGGCCAGGGTGATGACGGTCTTCCCGAGGCCCATCTCGAATGCCACAAGCAGGTAGCGCCGCTCCAGCATGGCCTTGACCGCCGGCACCTGGAACCCGAAGAGCTGGCCGGTGAAGCTCACCGTCGCCGCGCCCCCTCCTTCGGCCCCCAGTCGTCATTCTCCTTGTCATAGATCTGCCACCGGCCGCCGTCCTCGCAGACGCAGGCCGGCGGGTCGGTGTCGAGATCCCAGTGCGCTTTGCAGTCGAGGCAGCGGACCTTCATGCCAGCTGCCGGGCGCGCTTACCCCAGGGTGTGGCCGAATTGGTGAGTGCCACCTCGATCTCCTCCCTGGTCATCTCCCCCACATCCTTGGCCTTCGAGGTGCCGTAGTCCAGTACCTTCACCCGCAGCCGGCGGCCCAGCCGGCCCAGCATGGCCTGCGTCTGCAGCTGGCCCTCCTCATCGTTGTCGAGGGCCAGCACCACGGTGGAGGCGTGGGCGCACAGCAACTCAACCTGCTGGTCCGACACGAGCGCACCGAAGGCGGCCAGCCCCCCGGCGATCCCCTCGGAGTAGAGCCGGACGACATCGAGAGGCGACTCGACCAGGATGGCCTGGCCGTCCTCGGGGAACAGGTCGATGCCGAAGAGCGTGGTCCGCTTCTTCACCCCCACCGGGTGGTTGCGGACGAATCCCCGGCGCTTGAACTGGTAGCCCATGAGCCGGCCGTTTTGCCGGCGGATCGGCGTAATCCAGCCCCGGTTCTCGGGGTCCCAGAGCACCCCGTAGTAGTTCACGGCGAACCGTTCCAGCTGGCGGCGCTCCATCGGGGCGTCAGGGGGAGCACAGAAGCCCTCCAGAAGCCTTTCTAGTGCCCTATACGGCCCCGGCGGGCCGGTCCCGGTATCCGGGGCCTTCCCGAGCTTCCTGGCCCTGGAGAAGGCCGTCACCCGATCATGCTCGGCCAGCCAGTCGGCGGCCCAGTCGGGGGTCTGGTTGTTCAAGTCCGCGATCAGGGCGGCCAGGGTGCCCTTGTAGCCGCAGCTGAAGCAGTGGTGGACGAGCAGCTGGCGGTCAACGCTCCAGTGCGAGGTCCGCTGCCGCTCGCCTACCCGCTCCTCGTGCATCGGACACAGCCCGAATACCCGGCGCTCTCCCACGGCCGTGATCTCCACGCCGAGGCGCTCCAGTACTGACACGAGGTCAATCATCCTCGTCCTCGTCGTATTCGGAGCCGTCCTCCTTGACCGGGGTCCCGAACAGTCCATACGTCCAGTTCCAGTCCACCCGGATCTCCTTCGGCTGGCAGTTACGAGCGAAGATCACCCGCACCACGCGCTCGTCCGGCCGGTCGTTCTGCTTCTCGATAGCCATGAGCACGTCAGAGTCCTGCGCCCAACTGGAGCTGTAGCCCGGCGACTCCCCGTCAAGCCGATAGTGCCCGTTCTTGCGGTTGCGGCTGGCCGCCTTGGACATCAGCGCCTGAGTGGACACCATGATGGGGATGTCCAGGTTCTGCGCCATCTTCTTCATGTCGCGGGTGAGATTGGTCAGGGCCTTCCAGTCGCTGCCGGCCAGCCCCGTCTCCTCATCCCGCATGAGGTACATCCCGTCGATGAACACCGCCTTCGGCGCAGCCTGAACGAGTTTGGCCTCCAGCCCGGAGACGGTGGAGGCACGAGCGACATCGGCGCAGACGATGAACTCGCCGGCCTCCTTCATCTGCGCCAGGAATTTCCGCACCTCCTTCTTCTCACCGGAGTCGAGTTTGTTGAGCACCAGCTTGTGGTAGTCCACCTGGGCACCCATGGCGATGTAGCGGGTGTACTGCTCCTCGGCCGACATCTCGAAGCTCACGAAGTACACGTCGTTGCCCTGGAACTGCACGTTCGTCGCCATCACCATCATGGCGCTGGACTTTCCGGCCTTGGGCGTACCCATCAGGGTGATGAGCTGCTGTGGCTGCAACCCCAACGTGACATCGTCAATGGCCTCGAAGCCCGTCGCCAAGCCGAGCAGCCGCCGATTCGGATCGCGGCTGAAGAGGGACTCCACGTAGTCCCCGAGCACATCGGAGAGCCGGGACTCCTTCATGGATGCCACATCGAGCGACGCACGCCGCAGCACCGCCTGCATGGCTTCCTGTGCGGCCATCGGGTTGGGGTCGTCAGTGTCGAGCAGCTCGGTGCCGGTCTTGATCATGTCGATCATCAAGCGGGTGTGATGCGCTTCCTTCACCTGCTCGATGTAATCGTCCAGCGGGTCAGAGAGTTTCTGCAGCACCCGGTAACCGGGAAACTGTTGCTCGACCCGGCGCCAATCCGGTGTGATGCGGTGCTTCTGCCAGTAGCGCTTGCCCCAGGTGAAGACCTTGGTGTGCTCCGCTGAGACGAAGAACTCCTCGGTGATGCCGGCGTCAATGAGTGCCAGGATGTTCCGCTTCATGAACGCAGCCGACAGCAGTCTCCTCTCGATGTCGGCCATGTCACCAGAGGGCGCCGGCCACGGCCAGACCGCCGGGCACATGCACGCCCTTCCCTCCGTAGGTGAACTGCCGGCTGATCTCGGCGTCGTAGACGGCCATGACCGACGGCAGGAACGTGAGCCGGTGGGCGAAGGAGCTGGGCGTGTCGGCCCACAGGTTGGCGAAGGGCAGGTTCTCCTCCTTCAGGCGCTCGTGCAGCGCCACCCCGAATTTGGCCGGCTTGAAGGTGACGGCGTCGAATTTGCAGTCGTAGCGCCACGTCAGGTCCCACAGGAGGGCGTGGACGTGCTCGGGGATCTCCCAACAGTCCACCGCCCGGCGCCAGCTCCTGGCGGCACACAGGGCCTTCTCCTTGGCCGCCGTGGCCTTGTCCGGCAGGTAGCCGATGGTGTGCTCGAAGACGAACACCACCCTCGACGCCTCGACGTTGCTGATGTCGCCCTTCTCCATCAGTCGGGAAGCTTGCGCTGCTCGGTCCATGCCTTGGCCGCCTGGTCATGGAAGTAGTCGGCCACGGCCTGCAGCTCCAGCGTCCGTCCGCTGGGCTTCGTGCCGTTGCACAGCACCTCGATGCAGGTCTGGATGGCGTTGGCGTAGGCGTCGAGGGCCGGCGGGGCGAAGATGTCCTGGCGGCGGATGACGACGGCGTCCTCCACCAGCTCGCCGTCCCGGCCGTTGTCGTTCTTGTAGACGAAGTACTTGGTCACGAGACTTCCTCCGTTTTCGGGGCCACCACTGGGTGTCCGAGCTGATCAATGATCAGGATCTGGGTGTGGTCGTAGAGCCAGGTGCGGTAGCGGGCCATGTCCCGCGACACGGCGGCGGTCAACGTCCGCAGGGCATTGGAATGCACGAGGGGCGGGCTGTAGCCGTGGTCGATCTCCACCTGGGCGGCCACGTAGCCGGCGTGCCGGCACCGGCCCCGCAGTTGCCAGCCGGGACAGGTGCAGCGGAATTGCCGGGGGTCGCTGCGGGGCTTGAAGCTCACCTCGAACACCCGAGGCTCGCCGTTGGCGGCCATGAAGAGCTGGATGATCGGCCAGTCAGAATCCACAAGCCTCGGCCTTTTCCCGCACCGGGCCGGCCGGGAACCGGGCCGCCCGGTATCTCCGCAGTCCGGGGTCGTTGGCCGCGATGCGCGCCAGCCGGGCCTCGTTCTCCTCCCGGTACTTCTTGATCCGCCCCGGCAGCTCCCGCTCGTAGATCTCCTGCTTGGCCCGGTCGATCCACTCGAAGCCGTGCTTGATGAAGTACGCCGACATCGGGCAGTCCAGCCGGTCGGCCTCCTCCCGACAGAACAGCCGGATGGCCTCGGCAATCTCCTTCAGCTCGACGCCCGTCTCCCGGTGCCATTTCCCGAAGGCCCCGCGCAGCGGGTCGATGGGTGGGGCCGGCAACCCGAACTGGATGATCGACGCCTGGTTCCTGAAGCGGATCGCCAGGGCGGTGGGGGTGAGCGTGGCCGGCTCCTTCATCAGCACCGGCTGCTTGGGCGCCGCCTTCGGCTTTTTGGTGGAGCGGTGGTCAGGGTCCAGGCCGTCATTGCAGGCATCGGGTTCCCGGTCCCACTCAGACATAGCTTCGCCCTCCCGCGTCCCGTCAGGGACGCCGTCTGTAAGGTCAAGAGAAGGTGATGTAAAGAAGTCGCCCCCAGGGGGCGATTCCAAGTCGCCCTCTAGGGGGCGACTTCGCCCTGAGTAGTCGATCCACCACCAGAAGCCAC